TAACCTCTTTCTCCATTTTATAGTCTTTGGATGACATTAATATTTTATTTATTATTTACACGAAAATAATATATATATATACAAAGTAAAAATACGGTAAATCTCTTTATATCATAAATACAATAGTTTAAATGTAAACTATTACAAAGGAGAGTGAAAAATTATGTTAGGTAATAATATCCCTTTTTTCCCTACATTTAATAGCCTAAGTACAAACCCTTTATTATCAGCCAATACTCTAGTTCTTACTCTTGGTCATAATAGAATTAATGATGGTGGTGCTAGGTTCTATTATATAACAGACGAGATAATCACTATTGAAAATTCTGTTATCATTCAGTTACAGAATGGATTTTATGCTTTAGAAATGGATATTTTTAATAGACATAAACTTGATGAGATTAGTGATAAGACAAATGGTCTTTCTAGTTTATTAGATACTTTTATTGAAAATACAACAAGAGGATAATTTTATGAAAGATAAGTTAGTTAATAAATATCCTATTCAGATAATTTGTGAAGATTATATAGGTTATGGTGTAAGTGATGATAAACTTAAAGAAATGAATTATTTAGATTTAAGAGAAGAGCTTGTGATAGCCTATAAGCATATTAGAATTGCTGAAGAAGATTTAGATGAAGTACCTAAAGAAAAATCTTTTGTTATTAGAGAGAGGCTTAAAAATGCTAACTATTATAAAGATAAAATTGAAAATAGATTAGCTGCTCTTACTAAGACTGAAAAGATAGATGGTGACATACCTTCTCTAAAAAAAGATTTAAAAAATCAACTGGATAAGAATACCTTATCAAAGGAAACTTACGACAGATGTATAGAAAATCTAAATCATAGAGAAGAGAATTTAAAAGAAATGGAGAATAAGAAAAAATGAGTAGAAGAAGATTTATTATTTCAGAATCTGTTATTGGTGCAATGCTACCAGTATCAGAAGTTGATGAAAAAGATGTTATCGAATTAGATGATATCCCAGATGTTGAAATTGTTAGAGAGATAGATACTCCTGTGGTAAAACCTGAAATTGTTAGGTTTGATAAGGTTCTATCTGAAGACTTTAAAAGATTTGTAAATAATTACAAATTACCTGTATCAGTTAGTGCTGATATAAGGAATACACTATTTAATCTTTATAATACAGAGTTTAAGATTGCTTCTTTATATCTTAAGAATAATCCTTCTCTTGAAGAAAAGAAAATGATTTATGATCTTAAACAGGAAAGAAGTAGATTAAAGTCAAGGTTTGATACAGAACTTAGAACTTCTAATGATAGAACTGCTTCTATATTAAAGAACTTTAATAATATTCTTTTAAGAAAAGAGTTAGAAGAATTCAATGAATATAAGAATAGATTAAATGCAAATGAAAGAATTGAAGAAGGAGTTGCTATAGATGATATAGTTAATAGCTATTATTCTGAAGGTAATCATATGAGAGGAGTTTTAAATGATTTAATGAGTATTCCTCTTATGATGAAGAAAAATAAGTTAGTTAATATATCATACGCTGATGTATGTAAGATGATTCCTTCTGCTAAAGATGCTGTTGAAAAATATGAAGATCATATGAGAGAAACTTATACTCTGTTTGATACAGTTTTTAATAAGTTAAAGAATGAGAAAGTTGGAGATAAGACTTTAAAAGATGCTGTAGAAGTTCATCCTGATATAAGTATAAAGAAGAATGATGCTTTACAGTTATTTGGAAATAAGGTTATGTATATAAGAAGTGATACATATCTTAATGTAGAGAAGACTTTTACCAAAGACTCTTCTAAAGAAGAACTTTCTGAATTTGCAGAAATTATTTCTCTTGCAAAGAAAATTGTATCAAGAATGCAGAAGTTTAATCAGAATAATGAAGTTGTAATTAAACTCCATACAAAGAGAGGTAAAAATGGAGTTTCTTATATTATGATAGCAGCTTACATTAAGACAAGTCTTGGTACAGCTAAAGATGGACAGAATAAAGATGAATTATTTGGTAGAAGAAAATTTGAGACTACTGAAACTACTAAGACCGAAGAATCTACTAATGAAGAAGAAAAGAAAGTATCTCCTGAATTTAAAAGAATTGATATGATTAAAGGAGATATTGAAAATATCAAAGATGAAATAGAAAAGACATCTAAGAAGATTGAGAATGGTGCCGATGATATATACTCAAAGAAATTAGATGTTTTAAATAAGAGACTTGATAAGAAGCTTGAAGAACTTCATGAAACTGAAAAGAGATATGAAGATGAGAAGAAGAAGCTTGAAATGGAATCTGTTTATGGATTTACATTAGAATCAAGAGAAATGGAAGAAGAGATTAAACCTATAGTAGATACTCTTAATAAGAAGGGTTACACTGTAAAATATGCTTCTCCTGGTCATAAGAACTTAAAGAAGAAAGAAGATGTTGATTCTGATAAAGTTTATTATGATAGATTATATTCTGATGCAAGAATAATGTTTGATAACCTTTATGAGATGGGTGATGCTCCTAAATATTGGTATTTTAGAGTAGTTGATGGATGTACATATCTTGATATAACCCCATTTAAGTATGATAAAGAAGGAAAAGATAGTCCTGATAAAGCATTTGATAAATGGAAAGTAAATTACATGAATTCTTTAAAGAATTATGTTGAAGAGCTTCCAAATGTAACTCAGAAGATTCAGGAAAGCTTAAATGAAATGGTTAATGAAATAATAGGATATGCTACAGAAGAAGTAGAAGTAATTGAGACCGTAAATAAAATATCAGATCTATTCTAAATAAAAATAATTGTGATATATTGATGAAAAATATCAATATATCACAATTATAAAAACAAATTCAAAGAAAGGAAGATATAAGATGGATGGAGTATTCAATACAATAAAAAAAGGCTTAGATGATATTATAAATAAATTAAATCAGATAAGTCTATTTACAAATAAAACAAATGAAAATAAAAGTGTTAAATCAGTAGTTAAGACCATGACTTATAATGAGTTAAAAGCAAAAAATGGTGCAGAAACTACTATATTTGAATATAACGGCAGTGGATATATTGATACAATTAAAATATTAAATTTTTTAAAATTCGGTAATAATGGCGGTTACACATCATTATCAGAATTTAAAATAATAATTGACGACAATACCTTTCTAACGATTGACAATATTTATTGTATACTTAATACAAGTACTGTAGGTGATATACCATATAATAACGGAACATATTTCGTAACAGTACATAACGGTGATTATAGTGCATTCGGTGGACAAGAAATAGATATACCTATAAAAAAGATAATTAAAAATAATATTAAATGTGTATGTAAACCTATTAGGTTTAATGATAATAGTGACACCAAGGTGGTATGTTCAGCTTGGATAGAAGAAAGATAATTTATAAAATAAAGAGAAATAGATTATATAATCTATTTCTCTTTATTTTTACTATAAAAAACAATGTGGTAAGCTCAGTTTAAATAAAAAAGAAAGGATATACTAATGATGAACGATAATATTTTTAATAGTATTAATTCTGATTTGTTTGAAGAATCTGTATCAGAATTATATACTGAAGCAGTTTATCCTGAAAATATCGAGTATATGAGATTATATAGAAAAAAGATGTTTTTACCAAAAGGAACTCCTTCTGGTAAAAATAATATTGCATTCTTATATACCAATAGCTATAATGAATCTATTTCATTAATGGATAATAAGGTTAATCTCTTAAATAATAATAAATATAAATATTACTTCACAAATAATATTTACAGAGGAAAGATATTTAATAAGAGATTTAATATTAATATATATAGTGAAAGAAAATCTCTTTATAAAAAAATAACAGATGAAACCAATATAACCCCTATCATTAATTATAAAATGCATGTTAAGTCAGGTAGATCATTCTTCTATGACTTAAGTTATTATCTTACTATATTTAATAACTACTCTAAGAATGCAAACCTTTCTAAAAAGATTATGCTATATTGGGATTATATTAAAAAAATAACTACATTAGATAACACTGATAGTTATAATAAATTTATTATTATAAATTTAAATAACTTCTCTTTATCAAATAAACTAAAAGAAAACATAAGTAATCCTCTATTCATGATTTACTATACATTGTATAGAAACGATGGGTTACTAAAAGATATAAATATAGATTTTATCTTCTTTATATCAAATAAAGTATTGAAGATAAATCCATCTCTTCTTAATAAGAAAGATAATACAAAAATTAAATCATTAATGAATATGATGATGAAAGATGTTGTACATACTTCTGTAATAGATAATGCAACAGATGAAAAAGTTATTGAAAAAGAAGAGACTAAAGAAAATATAAAAGAAGAGATTATCAGACCAATATCAAACGATACTACTCCAGCTAATAATCCTAATAGATTAGGTGTTGTATTAAAAACTTCTGATGAAAATGAAGAAGATGATGTTGATAAAGAGATAGAAGATAAAATAGATAAGAAAATAGATGAAGTACTTAGTAAAAATACTAATACTGATAGTGATGTTGAAGTGATTGATGATTTAGATGACCCTGAAATACTTAACAAAGATGATGAAGAAGAACCTAATGATACTGAAGATGATACATCTGATAGTATTGCTAGTGTTAAGAGAGAGATTGAAAAAGATCATGAATTACTTACAAAGATTTATTATCAGAATAAAGCAAAAGACTTATCTAATGTTAAATCTCAAGCATCAACTGCTAGAGATAATCTCTTAAGAAAAGAACAAGAAAAAATTAAAGTAAATAAACTTACAATAAAAGACTTAGAATTACTTGATAGTGATAAAATCAATATTCCTATCAATGATATATCAAACGAAGTAAGAACTACTAATGAAGGTGTTAAACATATAAGGTTTAAGAATCTTGATACTACTTATAATAGAGAACTTATAAAGAAAGATATAATATCAGCTTTTACATCTTTATCAGATAAATCCATACCTATGTTTATAAGAGATATGAAGATAGAGGACACTTCTGATGAACTTAATTACAAAGACACATATACTCTTCATTATGAAGATGGTAATAGAAAAAGACATACAGTAAAGGTAGATATTCCTAAATTTATTGATGATAGGTTTCTTTACATAGGTGGTAACAAGAAAGTTATTAAACATCAGAGTTTCTTTTTACCTGTTGTTAAAATAGCACCTAACAAAGTAGAGATTGTAACTAACTATTCTAAAATGACTATAGAAAGAGATGATAATCTTTTTACTGATGTTACAATACTCAATAAAATAGTTGCATCACATCCTGAAATAAAGGAATACTTTACAATTGGAGATGTATTCGTAAATAATAAAGAGTTTGTAACAACTCTAGAGTATGATGATTTATCAAAATCATATTCTAAATTCTCTATTGGAAGAACTCTTATTTTCTTTGACCAAAATGATGCTATAAAATATGCTGAAGATAACAAAATTACAATTCCTAAAAATAATATCTTTATAGGTAAATTCAAAGGAGAAAATATTTTTATAGGATATGACAAGCAGGTCGATAAAAACGATAATACTATTGTCGATTTGATTATACAAGCTTTGCCTGAAGAAATATCTGAAGAGTATAAATCTTCTGGCGTTTATAAGAGAGCTAAAACTGTTAAGGTTAAGATAATGAGTCAGAATATGGCAGTTGGTATGCTTCTTGGATTCTGGGAAGGATTAACTAATCTCCTTAAAAAAATGAATGTTAAATATGATATCATAAATAAGAAAGATTATAAAGGTATTGATAGTAGTAAGTATACTTATATTGCTTTTAATGATTGCTACCTTATTTATGAAAAGCATAATATTCCAGCATCACTCATATTAAATGGATTCTATTCTATAGATACTAAGAAGTATGATATTGCTGACATGGATACAAGAGAACCATATATTGAATATATTGCAAAAGTATATGGTAAGATTATTATAGAGAATGCTCTTATGAACTTCTATGAATTCGTAATAGACCCTATAACAAAAGATGTATTAAGTAAATTAAATCTCCCAGAAAATATTGTTGAATTATACATTTATGCAGTAAAATTACTTGGAGATTCTCAATATAACTTGAATACAGATCTTAATCTTTGTAGGATAAGATGTGGAGAAATTATTCCTGCAATCTTATATGAAAGAATATCAAAGAATTATATAACATTCAGAAACTCTAATGGAGAAAAGAAGTATACAATTCCACAAAATTGTGTAATTCAAGAATTACTTGCACAAAAAACTGTGGAAGACTATTCTACATTAAATCCTATGCTTGAGATGAATCAGCTTCATGCTGTTTCTAATAAAGGATTTAGAGGTGTTAACCTTGATGAATCTTATACAATAGAAAGAAGAGGCTATCATGATTCAATGATAGGTACAATGGCTCCTGCAACATCACCTGATGGTTCTGTAGGTGTATCTAGAGTACTTTCATTAGAACCTAATATAACTAACTTAAGAGGATTTATAAGAGATGCTAAGAAGAATAACGAATTAGGAAAATTAACAGGTGCTAATGTATTTTCACCAGTTGAACTATCTACTCCTCTTGCTACAACATATGATGACCCTAACCGTTTAGGTCATAATATGAAACAGAGTTGTCAGTTAATTCCAGTAAGAGATGCTTCTCCTGTTCTTATAAGTAATGGTATGGATGAAGCATTACGATTCCATACAACATCTAATTTTACTATAAATGCAGATGAGGATGGAACAATTGTAGATTATGACCCTAAAGCTAATATAGTAATGGCTAAATATAAGTCTGGCAAAGTAAGGGCTATTGATTTAAATGATAACATTGTTAAAAATGGTGGTGGTGGATTCTTCTTATCTAATAAATTAGTAACTGATTTAAAAGTCGGTGATAAATTTAAGAAGAATGATATACTAGCATATCATAAAGATTTCTTTACAAATGATAATTTTAATAGCTGTAGATTTAACTCTGGAGTTCTTTGTAAAGTTGCTATAATGTCACTTTATAATACTTATGAAGATGCTACAGTTATTACAAATAAATTATCTGAAAGGTGTTCAACAGAAATGTGCTTTTTAAAATCAGCTGTAATAGGAAAAAATTCAAATGTTTTCTATATGGTTAAAAAAGGACAAGAAATAACTGTCGGCGACCCATTGGTTCAGTTTGATACTTCTTATGATGATGAAAGTATTAATGCTTTACTTAAATCTCTTGGAGATGAAGATAAAGCTAATATTCTAGAAGAATCAAGAAATGTTATCAAATCAAAATATTCTGGTATAATAGAGGATATTAAAATATATTCTACAGTTGATTTGGATGATTTATCTCCATCATTAAAAACTATTGTAAGTTCATATTATAGTGAAATCAATAGAAAGAAGAGATTCTTAGAAAAATATGATAATAGCGGAGATATTGTAAAAGCTGGTATTCTCTTTAATGAAACAACTAAAAAAATAGATGCTAATCAGTTTGGAAATGTTAAAGGTAATAAAGTAGGAGAAGGTGTTTTAGTAGAGTTTTATATTAAACACAATGAACCTCTTGAAGTTGGTTCTAAGTTAGTTAACTTTACTGCATTAAAAAATACTGTATCTGAAATTATACCTGAAGGTTATGAACCTTATAGTGAGTTTAGACCAGATGAAGAAATATCAACTTTTATTGCAGCTAACTCAATTCTTAATCGAATGACTCCATCTATCTTATTAACTGCTTTTGGTAATAAGTGTATTATAGAATTAAAGAGAAAGCTAAAAGAAATGAATTTTGATCGTAAAAAAATGGAAGATTTAATTTATAGAGTATTTACAGCATTAGATCCTAAAGGAATAAATACAAATAAATACAAATCTCTATTTAAGAATATGACTGATATTCAGTTTAAAAAGTATTTTACTGATTTATTCAGTAATGAAAAAGCTTATCTCGTTCTTGATATAAATGAGTACGAAAACAGTTTGACAATGGACAATATAGAAAATGCTGCAAAAGTCCTTGGAATTCCTTTATATGAGAATGTTGTTGTTCCACATTTAACACTTGATAAAGAACATGCAACGGTTACTAAGGTACCTGTTCCAGTTGGATATATTAATATCAAAAGAACTCAGCAAACCATAATGAAAAAGAATGGTTTAAGTACTGATATAACAGAAAGATCATCAATCTTTAACCAAGTAACTGGAAAAGATAAAAATGGTAGAGAATCCGATCTTGAGAATATCATGCTATTATCATGGGGAGCTGAAAAGACTTTAAAAGAGTTAAATGGACCAAGAGCAGATGACCCAGTAATGAAACAACAAATGCTAAGAGATATAGCTTTAAATGGATATACTAAATTATCTGATATGGAAGATAATATAGAAAATAAGACGACACTTAATGTAGTAGATGTATACTTTAAAGGAATGAGTATAGATACAGACTTAGTTACAAAAGGTCTTATGGTTAATAGTACATTAAGAGAAGAACTTTAAAAAATAAAAAAAGAAAGAACCATGCTAATACACATGGTTCTTTCTTTATATTTAATATATATCATCTTGTTCGATATACGATACAATCTTGTCAAAATCTTTCAACATATCTCTCAGTGTCATTATTGCAGACCGCAAGCTACAATATCTTCCATGTATCATACACTGTTCAGGATCTACAGTTTTTTCCAACAATTTCTTTAATTCTTTTAAATGAACTCTAAGGTGTTTGAACTGTCGATGGAAATCAAATACCGTTGGTTCATCTTTTGAAAATAATTCTGAATATATATTTTTATAAATATCATCAGAATCAGTAACTATGCTAGATTCTACTACAAATCCATCATATCTTTCAAGTAAATCATTTAATTCCGATTCAGTTGTATTTGTTATATTATTCCCATATAGAATTGGGTACTCTAATATTAAATATTTAAATATACCTTCTACGCATTTACATATATTTATATGCTCATAATACATATAAGGGTTTATATAGCATAATTCATTAATCATACTTGATAGATATTCAGATGGTCGCATCTTAATTGTAGGCGGTATATTTGGAAACACATCGGATGGTAAATCTGATTCAACCCAAACCATTCCATCACATTCATGCCCAATATAGTACTTGTAATATTCAAATTCATCAATATCACCTTCACACCACCAGTCTAAATCATCAGTATATTTAAACATATCTTCATTCCTTATATATTTTTTATCGGATGTACCATCATATACCATAATAAATGCGGTAACGTAATCGCCGATAATGTTATATGCTGTCTTGTTTTTGGGATTTTCATCATAAACAGTTATTGGGTCATCATACACATCAACATAATTGTTAATTGGTGCAGTTAGTATAAATTTAACTGGAAGATATGTTAAATCTGATGCAATACATTCAATTATTGTATTAAGTTTATTAGTACACGCATCATTTACCTCTTTGCAGTATGGATATATACCGGGTAATGATGATTTTTTACTGTGAAATACTTTATTTTGAAATTCATGAGTATTTCCAGGAATAATTAAAATTTTATTTCCTTTAATTATCACAAAATCAAACCTATTTCTATACCAAGCTTTAATATCAGTATCGAATGATAAAAAATATAACTCATCATCTGATATAATTCCATCTACTTCATTAATAACCTCAAATAAATCACTCATAAAATATCTCCTTTTTTATAATCGTTTATGCGACTAAATAATTACTATTTATAATTATTTTTTGGTAATTTAATAATATCTTTTAAATTTTATCATATTTCCTGCTACTATATATGTATTCACATATATTCTACTCTTCATGGGAGTCTTAATCGTATGTAGCCCTACGATACAATTTCACAATATTTGTCTTTAACATTAAGCATATTATATGATGCATTAATGTCTCTATCAATTTCCAAACCACAATTAGGACAATAAAGAACTCTATCCTTTAAAGTAATATCTTTAAACTTATGATTACATATAAAGCATTTCTTAGTACTTGGATACCATCTTGTTACCATACGAAATTTAATACCATATTCCAAACATTTCATCATTAGTTTTATCTTAAATGAATGAAATGATGATTCTTGTATGGCTTTATGTAATTTAGTATCTTTAGTACCATTATGTTTAATCATATCCATTATGTTTAAATCTTCCACTGTTATACATTTAGGATTGGTTATCGCTGTCAATGTATGCACAGTCTTATTTATGAAATCATATCGTATGTTTCGTAATTTACTCTTAAGTACTCTTATTTTCTTAAACATCTTTCTTATTTGTGAAGAGTTGTAGCTTTCTCCTTTCATAATATTTTTATAATTCTCATTTAGTTCTTTAGTTGGGTTTTTATCCAACCATTTATTTAATAAACGATAATAATTAACTTCTGCTTTCTTACTTATGATTTGTTGAAGTTTAATTATTTTATCGCTTATCTTCTTATACTTAGGATTATTTTTAAAATGCTTAATAAATCTTGTACCTATATTATAACTACTATTAGCTACTGTACAGTAATTCTTTAACCCTAAGTCTATACCTAATGAATTCTTAGTTAAATCAAGATATTCATTATTGTATTCGTATATAAGCATTATATAATACTTATTATACTCTCTAATAACCCTACCAGATGAAACATCTTCTATACTAGGTAAATCATAATTCTGAGTAATACGTATTCTACCTAATATTGGTATTTGTATGATATTATAAGTAATATACATTATTGGTTCTTTAGCAAAGAAATAAGATTCTTTATGTGTTCTTTTTCTTGATTTAAATCTGGGAAATCCTTTCTTACTCTTAAAGAATCTTTTAAATGATTTCTCTACATTCATTATTGTACCTTTAATTGCTTTACTGCTATATCTTTTTATCCAATTATAATCATCATTATTCTTCTTTAACCAATTTATGTACTTACTAAATTCATATCCAGAAATAAACTTATTAGAAGTTTTATATGATGTTATATTGGATTCAATATATTTATTATAAATATATCTACAACACCCTAATGTATTATTTATTATTTTAATTTGTGATTTATTAGGGTATATACGAAGTTTAACTGTCTTTATCATACTTCTTAACCTCCATGATTATTATATATGAATTATATTAAATATTATTTAGTATAAATCCATATACTGTTTTATATCTCTTTCTTCCATGTTATAGTCTATGGATGACTAAATATAATTTATTAGTTACATAAATATAATATATAAATTTAAGATAATAATTAAAAAAAATAAAAAAAAGAACCATGATTATTCATGGTTCTTTTTCTTACCAATTTCAACCCCCTTTCTATAAACCTTGATAACAAGGTTTATTAAACGAATTGCTTCTGTGAAATTGGATGCATAAAGACATAAATCTGCATCTAATCCTATTGAGAAGGTGCTTTCTTTATAAAATAAATTAATATTGTAACTTGAATTATTTGAATGGTCTTCTTTTTCAAGAAGACCATCAATAATATCTTCAATATTATCATTTTCTAAAATTACAAGTATTTCCTGTTTCATAATAACCTCTTTCTCCATTTTAAAGTCTTTGGTTGACTATTATTTTTTATTATTTACACGAAAATAATATATATATACAAAGTAAAAATACGGTAATGCTACTATACAAATCTTTAAGATTATCATAACTTAATTAAAATTTTATATGAAAGGAATTAAAAAAGATGGCAGCAAGAAATCGTGGTACAGAAGAAATTACAAACCCAGGTCGTCCTAGTGGATCTGAAATTGAAGGGGTTGGGTCATTAGCTGAAACTACAGTGACTGAACATGAAAATAGTGGGACAGTAGGAAGTCAGCCAAGTGGAGCACCAACATCTGGAACATTAGGAAGAACAGGTTCTAGCCCAACAGAAACTCATACTCAGGGTGAAGGAGTATCTCCATCACAAGGCGAGACTAGTGAATCTTCTTCTGGAAAGAAAAAAACAGCTAAGAAAAAGTCTACAAGAAAAGCAGATCAAGTTCCTATTGAAAATTACGAGGAGTATTTCAAAAAGAGAAAAGGTGTAATTAATAGAACCTTTACAAAGAAATCTCCTATTTCTAAGTTCCTTCCTGCTAAAACTCCAGCAGAAAAACTTGATGGTTGGAGAAAGGATAATAAAGATAAACTTAATGAGAGAAGTTTACTTAATGATACTGAGACTGATTTATCAACACTTACTTGGCTCAAGGATAAGTATTATATACAGTTAGCTCAGAACACATCAGATTTAAAATTTGAAATATTTGTAAAGATATTAAAATCTTACGATATTCCAGTTGTTAAATCCTCTAAGATTGTAGGTGCTTTTGATACAAAGAGAGAAGCTAATAGACTTAGGAAGTTTATTATCGGTAAAGGAATTAGCTGTACAGTATCAAAATTTGAATAGTAATTAAAGAGGGGATGTTGTAATGCCGAGAGAAAAAGAAGAAGTAGAAAAGGTAGCAATAGTCGAACTAAAAATTACAAAACCTGCATCTAAAACCAAATTTATAAAATCTGAAAAATTTACTACAGATGGATTGGAAGTAACTTTAGTATATTCAGATGGATCTGAAGCAGTAACTAATAATTATGAAATATCACCAAAAGTTGGTGATATACTGGCACAATCTGGATTTAAAAATGTAATTATAAAGTATGATGATAAAGATGAAGCTACTGGTTACAGAACGGTTAGTTATAGAATCCATGTTAGTGATATCAGTAGAGTCAGAGTAGTAAATTCGCCAACTAAAACGAATTATATCGAAGGTGAAGAATTAGATCTTAGTGGTATATTAATGGAAGCTTACGGAACCATTTCTATGGTAAAAATGACAGTTCCTATATCACACATCGAAACAAGTATTCCAAAAGGTACTAAACTAAAAACAACTGATACATCAGTTGAAGTTTGGAGTACGTATAATAGTTCAGCAAAAACATATTTCGATATACGTGTATCATCAAAATCATTGGTTGGTATTGAAGTTAGTAACTACATAACTGAATATACTGCGGGTGATAAATTAAATGTAAAAGATATAGTGGTAAAAGAAGTGTATGATAATGGTGAAAAAATAGATGTTGAAAAAGGATTGTATAAAGTCGAACCAAAAGACGGTACAGTTCTTAGTGAATCTAATAATAAAGTAACCGTTAGCATTAAAGGTGGAGTGTTTACAAAGGAATTTGCTATTACAGTTAAACCTAAACCGGAACCTCCAAAACCACCAAAACCAGTAGAACCACCAGCACCTCCAGTTGTTGTGCCTATTGAACCTGAACCTGAAACACCCCCAGCACCTAAACCTCCTGAAGAAACATCGTCACCATCCACAGGTGAAGTTATTCCACCGTCAGGTAATGAAAATAATAATGGGGCTATTCATTTAGATTCAGGACCAGAGCCACCACAACCTAAACCAAAACCTCCCAGTACTTCAGAGAAAAATACTGGGATCAGTCCAAAGTCTTCTGGTGAAAGAGCTCATGTTGAGACTTTTGATGGTAAAATAAGAACTATTAAATATTTACCACCAAGAACAGATAAGAGTAAATGGACTGATTTTAGAAAGAATTATAAGAACTATTTCAATGAGTTAGGACTTGTAACAGATTTTGAATTTTTCAAAATTGTAACAGAGGATATTTCAAAGAAGTATATTATAAGGATTTCTAATAGAATAAATGAAAGGTCTCTTAAAAAAGCAGTATTGAGACTTTTAAGATATGATGTTCCTGTATTAACAGACGCTAAAAAAAATAAGTTTATAGGAATAATTGATTCCTATAAGATAGCAGTAAAAGTAAAGAAGTTCATTACATATAAAGGATTAAGATGTAGTGTCGACTTCTGTAATGTAGAGAAATAATGTAAAATAAAAGAATCGGTATTACAGATAGTAAATTCTGTAATACCGATTCTTTTCCTACTAAAAAACAATGGGGTAATACGTGTAAAGTGAGGTGTATATATGAGTTTTACCGATGCTGAAATAATAATCGATGGATTTAAAAATAGAAAAATAGTTGGAGAAAAACCATTTATAATAGGTCCAGTTGATAATATAAGGTATGATTTAAATATAGAGACAATGCAGAAAAGTCCTGGGTATTCCATCATTTTCAAAATTACTAATTTATTATGGAAAGACCCAGATAACATATATGCTGCAAGTAATATATTATCAAAATGGAAAAAGACAATTATCAAAATGACAACAAATGCTAAAGAATTTGATAATATATTAGATAGTGAAGACTTAGAGAGATATTCTCAAGAAGATACAGACGATATTAAATATACTATGACTATTTATGATAATGCAAGAAATATTGATGGACTTAGTCCAGAGAAAAATAGTTATAATGTATATAGTGAAAATAGTTTGACTGTAAAATATACAATTACATGTAATTCAAATGAAACTATTCCAGAAAAAATGAATGTATATTTAGGAATATTTTCAATAGATGAAAATGATATGTTTAATAGAAAGATTGTGAAGTTATCATATGATAAAGTTGTAAAAGAATCTAATGTAAAAACATATGGATTTCATTTGAGAGAGGATGTAGCAGACCCTGATGATATGATAGAGTACTTATATGATAATAAAAACTTCAAAAGAGTCAATATGGTAAATGTTGGTACTGATACAAGCACGCACATACAGTTTAACTATAATGAATGGGAAAATGCATTTTTCTTACCAAAATCATGTATGTTAAACGATAGTGGAAATGTAGTTTATTATATAAATAATAATGATGAAGATAAAAAAATTGATGGAACCCCATCGGATATAAGTGACCCCAATTATAAAGGTAATGCAATGATGAGATGGAGTAATGATAATAAACCTTTTTATTGGTCGTATGTGCCAGATAGTGATGGTAGAGGTGGAGTATTTACTATAAGCACGCATAAATTAAATGATACTATGGAAGCATGGAATTTTTATGATAAATGGGGGGATCTTCGTAATGAATTTTTTACATCTAAGTTTCTTTTAAGAAAAATTGGAAAAGATTATAGATCCCTTGATGTGGACATATCTGAGTCTAATTTTAATATGTTAAACGATGAAGAAGAAAGAGAAGCATTCAATATTTCAAGTTATACTCCAGATAGTTTCTGTAATTATCAATTGATAATTCTTCTATTAATGATGTTATGTAAATCTGTAAATATACCCAAACATTTTGGTTGCGGATATACTAATAATTTTAATGACCCGAATTATGTAAAATTACGAGAAGCTCAGAAATCTTTTAGGAAATCAGGGCTATTTGTAGGAACAGTTATTAATGAATTTTATCATGGGCATAGATCTTTGGCTGAAAAAATAAAATCAAATGGTGTAAAAATTTTTGGTATGTATAATTGGTATGGTCTTATACCTAGAAGAATAACAGGGTTATTAATGTCAGACGATGGTCTTGTTGGTAAACTATGTTACGGATATAAAGATGGATCAACGAATTTCAGTAGAAATAGTCATACACCTGAAGGCATGTATCTAATCAGTAAAGGTGTATATAAATATGATGATGTTGAAAATAGAATCAATAACGCAACTTCAAACGTTGAATATATAGAGAGAATGCATCATAGTAAATTTGGAATTACTCCATTTTTTAAAGAATATGATGATATGATAAGTAATGCATCCTCCTCTACGTATTATTGTGAAATCGGTCGTTTTTATTTTATAGCTCCATATAGTAAAGAATTTCTAAGGGACAATAAGAAATTTAGAGACAATCCGATTTACTATGGTAATAAGTTAAAAGTATCTTCAGAAGAAGGTATAGATTATATTACAGCATTAAGCGAAACAACGGTATTTTTAAGAAATGATTTACCGTATAATAAAGTATTTTTTAACGGAATGAGTAGGTAAGGAGACATAATATGAATTTTTCAGATGCGGGATATACAATCAATGAAATAAAAAAATTACAAAAATATGAAAAACGGCGTGAGGGATTTATCCCTCCGTCAGTTGAAATATTATCTCTTAAAAGAACATCTGATACAGTACGACTTAAATTTAGATTGGATGTTAGGGCATTTCTTGAAAGCGAGTATAGTGAAACTAGAAATGTAAATGGCGTGAATTATGGTGGAGTTACACTTTCAGAAATAGAGGGTGTGAAGTTTTATGTAAAAAATTGGAATAGTAATAATTTCTATAATCAAGATATTTATAATCCAAATACAATGGAAGAATATCTATATTTGGATAAAAAATATAATTCTCGTAATAGATATGTTATAGAGGATGATTTTGTATATACTCATACATATAACAGCACACAACCTATGAGAAATAAGGATAACAGGAAAGTTATTATTGGTATTTATCCTTATACAAAATCAGGTGCAATGAATAAAGAATGTGTATTACAAGTATCATTAACGGATGCTATTGTATACAAATTTAAATTAAACGAATATTACTCCGACCCAAATAAAATGATAACATACCCTCAGGATTGTGATAATAGTTTCTTTAAACCTGCTGATAGTATTTCATATAGAAATAATAATGTTTCATCTAAAGATAATATAGTTGATATTAAATTGAATAGTTGGGAAGATGCATTTTTTCTTCCTAGACCTTGTATGTTGAGATGGGATGGTACTGTTGATTATTACCTAGATATAAGGGATTATAGAAGAAAGGATGGATTAAGAGAATCATCTAACATATCTGATCCTGACTATGATGGTAATGCAATGATGGAATGGGGTAGACATAATTTAAATGGTACAGTTAGTCCATTTTATTGGTGTTATGAACCAACTTCTGATAACATAAGAGGTGGTACTTTTACAATAAGTACTCATAGAGTGAATGAGAAAATGGATGCATGGAATTTTTATAATTATAAAAATGAACTAGCTGATGCATTCTATACTGGAATAACTCATGGAGTATATTCCTATGATATTACAAATTCCAAATTTGGAGGAAAGAGAGTTCTCCGCTCTATTTTACCAAAGAGTGATGGAACAAATACCTATAAAAATAAATTAATGATATTTAATTCAGGACAATCTAGTACGGATTATGCGTATGGTGCTACTGGGTTACATTATGTCAAAAATATTAATAACAAGATATACAATGTCGATACATTTAATAATCTCCAGTTATCATTATTTTTGATAATGTTAATGTTCAAATCACCAAGTTTATCTAAAGTTGTATTTGATAAAGGTAATGGTAATCCTCCTATTAAGGATAATAATATTATTGTAGGAGACGATAAGTATACGGATTTTTTTATTTCCGGATTATTTGATGGACATAAAACAAATGCACAGTCTGGATATACTCCATCAAAGGGGGTTATATTTAATAAAATTTTCGGAATGTATTGTGGATTATTTACAAAAGAAAAAAGAAGAGTAACATTGGGATGTTTTATTGATATTTTTAATAGAAAAATATATAGTAAGATGAGATATAATAGTGAAGATAAAACATTAAACAATGGGTATTTTAAATACATATTTATCGATGATAAAGATTTAAACAATGATAATCCTGCAGTTCCAAATGAATATACGCCATCAGAACGCATAAAATCTAAATATAATATGATATATATACCACAAGACGCACATTATGAACAAAATGATTATATTAATAACATGATACATGGTAATAATATGATAATACCAATAGCAAAGAGTTTTACAAAATATTCAGACCAGTATATAAAATACAGTTCAATTGGACGATACTCATCAAAAATAAGAATTAACTATGTCAATGGAAATAAATCAAAACTATTTTCAGTAGGAGGTTATGGTGTAGGTGATTTTTATTTTGATGATATAATGGCAGATGATTCGAAAGCAGGATCAGAAAGAAGATATACATTTGGATTAACATGTGTACCTTTGACTGACAAAAGAACACCAATTGTTGGTGGTAATAATGCAATAATATAGAAAAGGAGATATAAAAATGAAAATTTTTAAATTTGTAGATAAATCAGGTAACCCTATTCCTATAAGGATAAGTACTAAGAATATATATCATGATACAGGTCAAAGTATTGATGATATATTCAATTCTATAGAGAGAAATATGTTCACAAATCAGTCTGAACTAATAGACAAAGATACCATTATTGAAAAGGTATCAGGCGCAACTGTAATAACAGAAACCACTGATACTAAGGTAGTGAAGAATACTATTATGAAAGAGGATGGTAAAACTATAATTACCACAGAAATTACAATTAAAGTAACAAATCAAAGATATAAAAAGATAACTGAAATTTCTAAAGAAAATGGTAATACAAAAATAAAAGAAAGAGTGTCTGAGGTATAAGTATGAGTGCAAAAGAAGCATATTATACACTTGAAAATATCATAGATGAAACTGATGATAATTTAATAAAGTATAAATTATCTCAAGTAAAAGATGTTCAGATATGGTTTGAAAAATATAATACCCTTTCTGTAAAAGGGATATATATATCTTGGAGTGATCCTGATGACCTACAACTTGATAAAGGACTTACTATTACTCAATGGAAATATACTAAAATATTTATATCTTCAGTAAAGCTTCCAGATGAAGCTTTACTGGACACAAGATATGATTCAAATGATGCTGTATATGTGCATGGTCCATCATCAACTGTATATAAGTTTAAGTATTATTTTAATGATATAAGAGATGGATGTAATAAGAATGTCGGTGAACCAATTGAATATGGTGAACTAGATTCTAATAATTGGTTAACACTTCAAAAAACTTATTACATTTATATCATACCGGTATCATCTACTGGCACACATACTCTTGATGATTGTTGTCATATTATAGACCTATCATCAAATACAGTTGATGGTAGGGAACAATTTTCTTTTAAATTCAATTTCAGTAAAAGTGCAAGTGATGAGATAGTAGAATATACAGGGACTAATCAAAATTATACTCCAGCAAGATTTGTATATAATCCAGCAACACACTGGTATGACTTTAATCCAGGAAGTTGGGGAAATGCATTTTTCTTGCCTCGTCCTTGTATGTTGAAATATGATGGTACTGTAGATTATTATTTAAATCCTGTTGATTATAGATTGAAGGAAGATGGAACACCATCCGATATTTCAAATCTTAATTATGATGGAAATGCAATGATGGAGTGGGGTAAAGATGGATACATCTTTTATTATACAGAACCACCTACCGAAAAACTTACAGATTATGAATTTATTATAGAAAAAGTACCATATGGCGATTTACCATTATCAAGTAATATGGTTTCTTATCCATTTATAAATTCAAACCATACTTTATCACGAAAATTCTATACCCCTATATTTTTAGGTATGGAGCATGCGGGAAAATTAAGGTCAATGTGTCCAACTAATGATATTAATGAATCTAATGGTTTCTTTAAATTCAAAGATGTTATTGAATTAGCAGAAAATAATAACAAAGAAGATGAACGGATGTGGACTATAGAAATGCATCAAACTCATGTTTTTATTAATATGCTTTTCTTATTGATGTTCAAGTCTACATCTGATGAAATATTGGATTACAAGAAATTTAAATTGGATAATAGAGGGGCTCATGATACTGAAGAGACTGCTGGGCATAGTTATACTGAATTTGAAGAAGGTGATCCTGAATATGTTGAAGATCCTGATAGAAGCATGAAAACCAGTACAACTGTACCGAAGTCAAGCTTTGCTTCAGCTATTAAAAAATTCAAATCGTCAACTAATAAATTATTTGATATACTTACTGATGGTGAACCAATAACTGGGAATAGTGGAATAAAAGGATATCAAATATTTGGTATGTTTGATTATATACCTCATAAAGAAGGAGTTGGTAGGGCAAAACTTGGGCTAATATTAAGAATAATATCTAGGGATAATATATCTTTATTATTTAAAAATTCTTGGAAATTACGAGAAAATGAATATGCCTATGATGTTGACCAAGAGTATATCCCTAATACAAATGAGTATATTATTTATAATACCTTCATGGATTATACTGTGGCACATAATCAATTTAATCTCGAAGGAATCGAATATACTCAATATCAACTTGATTGTAACAAACTCAAGAATAATAATTACATGAGTAATAGAGATGGGTATATACCTGAAATATACTCTGCAAATATAATTAAAATGGGAATGAAAAATTCAGAATTTAATGTTCCTTTCTTTAAAGAACCATATGAAGATATTCCTGAAACAAGAGAAAATGTATATTTAAATGCAAACTTTACAATTTATTATACATATGACGATTACCGAGATGTAAATTATTTCTGTACACATTGTGGTAGTATTTTTGGAATCAATTGCCATAATTACAATACTGAAACAAGAGTACTTGCAGGACTGCAATGTATACCGCTAAAATAAAGAAAAAGGAATGATAAAATATGAACGAAATACCATCAACCATTATAGAACAGATAGAAGATATTGAAGATAGGGATATAAATTATCGAACACTTCATGTCGGATTAAATGTATATAATGACGATAAAGATTCAAGAAATTTCAAAGTACCATATCTATCGATATTGAATAAACATAGTAATATTTTAAGCAAGATAATACTTACAAAAGAATTAACAAGTAAAGAGTATGCTAAATATGCATTTAGACCAAAACTCTTTTCTGATGATATGTATGGTACAACAGAATTCTGGGACACTGTTTTATTTTTAAATAATTGCAAAAGTGTAGTTGATTTTAGATTGCAGAAGGTCAAATACTATGATCCTGATAAATTTAAAGCTTTTATTGATGAAATATTTATAGTAGAAGGGATAGGTGATATAGAGTAAAATCTATATAATAGGATATACAGAGATATCTCTGTATATCCTATTTTCTTCTTAATATTATATATTATTTTTTATATCAATCAAATAAATTATAATAAGAAAGGATTTATATTATGAAAGAATTTTATGAAAAGTTACAAAAGTATTATGATGAGATTGAGAATGAAGATGTATTAAAAGAAGTTGTATCATTATTTCATTCTCAAAAAATGAATGATATCTTTTATAAGTTATCACATGTCACAAAAGATGATAAAGATTTTAATGATGAATATTATCTGAAGTTATTTAAGATAATTCTTAAACTCTGTAATTATATCTACAATAATACTGGATACGATACAGGAATATCTGATTCTGAGTATGATGAATTATTATCATACTATAATAGTATATCTAATGATGAAAGTATTATTACAGAAAAAGTAAATAGTAACAGTACTAGAAATCATAGGTATAAATCATTAAGAGGAACTCTTGATAAGATTTATAAAATAACAGAAGAAGATATCATTAAGAATAAATCTCAGAAGACACTTGATGATTGGGTTAAGCAAACTGAAAGAAGATATAAACAAATAACAGGAGATGATATAGACCTCTATAATGAAGAAGTTATTGTGATGCCTAAATTTGATGGTGTTAGTTGTATTTTTGAATGTGATGAATACGGTAATCTACAGCATGCATTAACAAGAGGAGATACTGAAAGAAATATTGCCCAAGATATTACTAACATATTCAAAAATTCTTTTAAAAGTCTTCTTGTCACTGAGAAGTATGAATATGGTCTTAAAACAGAGATTATGATAAAGAATGATAAGTTAAAAGAATATAATGAAAGATATGGAAAAGATTACAAAAACACAAGGAGTTTAGTATCAGCTATATTAAACAGTGACAATTTTTCTGAAGATGATGTTGAATACCTTGTAGTGGTTCCTCTTAGATATTCATATATGAAAGATAATGGTGAAGAATCTGAACAGGAACTTGCAATGGAAGTATTTCAATATCCATTTGAAAGATGCTTATTGAAAGAAACTGAAAAAATACATGAATTTGCTTTTAATCATAAAAATGTATTTGGACAGTTTAGATGTGACGGTTGTGTAATACAATTAACAAATCCTAAGTTACAAAAAATATTAGGAAGAGAAAATGAAAGACAAAAATATGAAGTTGCTTTTAAATACACAGAAGAAAAAGCATATTCTAAAGTAATTGACATAGAATTTACAACAGGATTATTTGGTAAAATAAATCCTGTAGTTATATTTGAACCTGTTAAGATGAAAGGTAATGATATACAAAGAGCGTCTCTTGGTTCTTATAGCAGATTTCTTGATTTAGGGTTAGCTAAAGGAGATATAATCAAAGTACTTTATGATATAATTCCTTATGCAACTTATGATGATAGTGATTGTAATTGTACTCGAAGTGGAAACCATCATATAAAAGCTCCTGTAAAATGTGAAGAATGTGGAGAGTGCCTAGAAGTATCAAATGATAATACTACATTGCAGTGTGTGAATCCATTCTGTAAATGTAGAATAAGAGGGAAAATAATTAACTACTGCATAAAAATGGGTATACAGTCAATATCATACGCTACAGTAGAAACTCTATTCTCAAAAGGGGTATTAACTTCAATAGAAGACCTTTATAAAATTGAAGATAAAAAAGATGAGATAATAAAGATTCCAGGATTTGGTATAAATAAAGTTAATAATATGATTTCAGAAATTAATGATAATAAAGAAGTAACAACATCAAGATTACTAGGTTCCATAGGTATTGATGGAATATCTACAAAGAAATTTGAGACTCTGTTATCATACTTATCAATTGATGAAGTTATAGAATTCTCTATTAATGGGAATGAAAATATTTTTAATAGTATTCCTGGAATTAAGAGTAAAACATCACAAAAGATTATTGAAGGGATTAAAAATAATATAGATTTAATCAGAGAACTTCAAAAGATTCTTACTATAAAAGAAGAAGATAAAAAGAAATATAACTATAAATTATATTTCACTAAGACAAGGCTTGATGGTTCTTATAAGGATAATATGTTGCAAAAACTTATAGAAAACACTGGGGGATTGGTATCAGATTATTTTAATAAAGATATTGATGTTCTAGTTGTACCATCAACAAATACAATGTCTGCTAAAGTAGAAAAAGCTGGAAAGTATGAAATACCGATTGTGCTAAAAGATGATTTAGAAAAGTATATTAACGATAACTATATTTAAATACTTTTATAATCATGAATGGAATGGATTGATGTAATTTTTATAATCCATTCCATTCATATTATTTGTAATAATATGATTTACATGGTAATAATGGTTATATTGCTATTATAATCAATATGATTATAATATTTATATAATATTTTTTCGTACCAAAAATGAAATATCTAATCTGAAAGGAGATTGTGAAAGCCATGAAAGAAATTGTCAATGAAAACACACCGAAGACAAATCCTGAAGAGGAGTGTCTAAACGAGATTAAGAGTATTATAATTAACACTATAAACTCTAATGTCGACAATGAAAAAGGTTCGGTTGATTTATTTGAATCATCGAACAAAGACAAGGATGGTCATAGTGGTATACTTCTTAAGTATACAAAGAAAGTTGAGAATCCAAATAGGTTCTCTCAGAAAAAGTACTTCATATCAGTAACAACAAATAACAGATATACTACAATTAGTATTTTTGATATTACATTCGATGCACCAGTTGTACTATTTACAACAACTACCCAGAATCCAATGGCTAAGATGAATAAGTATTTTCCATCAATTATTATGTCATTGCAGGGTATAAGAAAAAAATATTAATAGTATAGGAAAGGGAAACACCAATGAGTGAAAAAAATGAAAGATACATTGACTATTTCAACGAGAGATGTGTTGAAGACAAAGAGCATATCGAGACAATTTGCAGAACAGCTGCAAGCATCATTTATAAAAGATTTAAAGCAAATTTTGATGATGATGCAATCTTAGTAGGAAGTACATTTTCAAAGATATTTGAAGTTTGTATTAAGCAGCTCATGGAATTTCATGACAAGTATTCCGAATTTAAAATAAATCTATTTAATAGATTAGAGATTGGGTACGATAATAATAATGATGAAGAAAATGAAAAAGTTGGAAACTTCATGATATTTTTGATACCATTAAGTATCGATAAAAAAGATGATAGTGTATTAGATCCTGATGCAAAGGCAGCTCAGCTTGCAACAGAATGGTTGAGTCAGAACAGTATTAATACACCAAAAACTTTATCAAAGATAAGTGTTGATGCTTTAGACGCACTTAAAGATATTGATATAAATATTGGAATAAGCGAACTTGTATTCCCAATATTTATTACAGTATACGAGACACTTGTAAATTATATGAAGATCAAGAGAAAAGAAATGAATGAATTTGAATTCGAAATCAATTTCTTATCTTGTTTTTCAATTGGTTGTAGAGAATCAGCAGAGGATGAAACTGGTGATATCTATATAAGACCAAGTATCGGGCTGAAACTTGATTTCAAGAGCGATAAAATAGCAAGTGCCCCAGTAGAAGATTAAATAAAATAAGTTATGGCGTGACGATAAATATTTTGTTACGCCATAATATTTTTGGATATTTTTAGTAATTTCATATAACTATTAACGTATAGAAAGGGGCGATTATATTGCGACTTGGATTAAAAGACTATGTATGTGAGTGGGAAAAAGAATTAAATATTCCCCTTATTAACAAATCAGCAGATTTACCACTAATCGATTATGTTATCGATGCATGGAAATCACTTGACATTGTTAAACAGATTGAATTTAAAGACTTTATTTTTACAGATAAGGAATCAAGTATCGATATTAATAAATATATTTTTAAAAGAGAGAAAAAGAAAAAGAATAAATTTGATATTAAATTAGTAGATAGTGATAGGGTTGGACTACTTACAGTAAATATGGAAATTACTATGTTACAGACTGACCCTACAACAGGTGAGAAGACATATCAAAAATACCCTTTAACAAAATCAATGCTTATACCTTTACAAGATAAGAATGGATATTATCATATCAAAGGTAAAAAGTATTATATGATTTATCAGTTAGTAGAGAAATCTACATATACTACATCAACAGATGTATCACTTAAATCGTTAATGCCAGTTTCTGTAAAAAGAAACACTATTGATGTTAATGATGTTGCAGGAGGTAAATATAGGGTACCATATTACAATGTATACATCTTTAAGAGAGAAGTTCCAATTATACTATTTTTCTTAGCAAATGGATTATGGTATACTATGGATAAATTCGGTATAAGAGATGTTGTAGAATTTATGAGTGTATTACCTGCAGAATTAGAACCTGATAAGATGTATTTCCAGTTATCAAATAAATGCTATATGAGTGTATATAGAGACCAGTTTGCAGAGAAACCATTTATTCGTTCTATTGTAGGTGGTTTCATGTTAATATCAACTAATAGGACAACTATAGATGTTTTAAAAGATGAGACTAAATGGATAGCTCAGTTATCAAATCCTAATAATTATGATAAAGGAAAGAATATTTTAAAATATTTCAATAGGTTACTTGATAAAACAACAAAGAAGATTTTAAAAGTTCCTAAATTTTATTGTAATAATGCATATGATTTACTTAAATGGCAGATGCAACATTTCAATGAATTAAGATTAAAAGATAACTGTGATATCAATAATAAGAGATTAAGATGTAATGAATACATTGTTGCTCCTTTAACACAAGATTTTAGTAGGAGACTTAATCGTATAATATCTCTTGGTGATAAGGTTACAATAGATAATATAAAAGAAATGTTTAAGTTTCCTGGAGATATACTAATTCAGAAGATGCATAAATCTGGGTTATTAAGATTTGATGATAGTGTGAATGATATGAACTTCTGGTCAAAACTTAAATATACAAGTAAAGGTCCACATTCGTTAGGTGGGAATAATAGTAATAATATAGGGATAGGTATTTTGTCCCCTTCTATAGTAATATAGATGTAAAACCTCTTTAACTGCTGGAAACTGCTTAGAGCTTAAACTACCAAAGTGTGACAATGTTTAAGATTGGACAATCAGCAGCGAATACTTAATAATATTATAGAGAAAATATGAAAAATAAAAAAGAAATATTTAAACCAATTATAATTAATGGAGAGAAAACCAATTATAAGATATCTTCATTTGGAAGGTGTGTAAATATAAAAACTGGTAAATTTTTAAAACCAAAAATCACAGAATATAAAAATAAGAAATTAAAACAGGGTAAGAATAATCCGTATTATTCATATACGATTTATTTAAAAAATAATAAACATATTTGTTTAGCACATAGATTAGTTGGAATTGCTTTTATTCCAATACCAGAAAAATATACTAAAGAAGGATTAACATATAAAGATTTACAAGTTGACCATATTAATAATATACGATATATGAATAATATAGATAACTTGCAATGGTTAACTCCTAAAGAAAATATATATAAAATGTATATGTCTGGAAATCATAGAGTTGCTAAAGGAGAAGAACATGGTAATACGAAACTTACGAATAATCAAATATTTAAAGTATGCGAATTATTAGAGGAAAACAAACTTACCCAAAAACAAATATCCAAATTTACAAATGTCCCATATAAAACTGTGAATAAAATTTTAAAAAGAACCGATTTTATTGCAATATCTTCTATTTTTGATTTTAGTGGTTATAATAAATTTGAAAAAAGTGGTACTATTGATGATAAGATTATTCATAATGCATTAAATCTATTATCAACAGGTAAATATAGTATTAAGGAAGTCAGTAATATGCTTAATATAAATAATAATTCACTAAAATCTATTGTTCAATGTAAATCTAGAAAAAATATAAGAAAACTCTATAATTTAACAAAATTTTATGAAAGGAAAAATAATATTATTAAGGAACGTTCAACGACTAGGGAAAGCTAGACATCCATATATGTAGAAATACAGAAATAGAGAAATCTAGGTGGATTGAAATAAGTTGATAGAGATATCAATGAAGCGAGTAGGTCCAATAATAGGACGAAATGTAGGTGAGATAACATCAAAAATCCGAAACGGGAGGCTCCATTATATATGTAATAGTATATAATGGATGAAGATATAGTCTGGGTATTATGGTAATCATAATATATTATAAATACGAAAATATCGTGATCTGCATCCTAGTATGTTAGGAAAAATTGATATATTGGTTTGTGGAAATTCTGATCCCGGTACAAGTGGTGTATTATCACCATTTGCCAAAATAGATGGGTTATATTTTGACCCATCTCCAGAACCAAGTGATTTCTATTTCAATATGATAAGAGACCTTAAAACTAAATTTAAAGATAAAGGTAAAACTTACATTGTTATTGACTACGATAACCCTGTGGATTTTTATAGAGGGCTTGATGAATTAATGAAATACACTGATGAAGGTGTAACTATATCTGCAACATCAAGAGAAGGTGTATATGATATAGTTCTGAATGAACATTCAGATATTGATGATAAGACTCAACCACAGACAATAGCATTATCAAAGAAAAAGAGAAAGCAGACTGTTATATCAGTCAAATAAAAAAAGAGATGATATGGTAATTTATAAATTACCATATCATCTTTCTTATAACGATATTTTTCCACATACTCGAAAGGATTTTTATTCATCAACCAGATATTATTCTGTTACTGTAATATTTTTTATCTCTTTTTGCGTGTTTTAATTCTTTTTTTGCTAATTTCAATTTATCTATATCATTCATTGATTTTGCTATAATAACTTTATATTTTTTTAAAGCCACTATACTTTTCTTCAAAGATGATATTACAAACATTTTTACCGAACCAACATCTCCATCATTTTTCATTCGTTTAGCCTTATCTATCATACTGTATATAGACATTGCTGAAAAAGATATATCTATTGCTTTTCCAATTTTTTTAAATGATGAATATGGTAAATTTATAGCTTTTAATGTATCTTTATCTACAACACCATCTAATCCCTTAACAACGTTACTAAGTGATTTAAATATAGTTTCACCTGTTTCATTTCCAATAAGATTCGTTGTTATGTTACATATATCAATCAAGTTTCTTGCAATAAATATAAATTCATTATTTGGTATAGCCTGAACTTCTTTAATCATGTCAGTAACGATTATAGTTGTTTCGTTTATCATTTTAGATGCTTCATCGTTTCCCCCTGCTTTTATATATTTTCCGATTGTAGATAATCTTAGTTTTATTTCTCTATGATTTTTCTTAAAATTGTCAAGATATATTTTACTATTTGACCTAGCATCATCCATGATATTTGCTGTAGCATCTTCTTTAAAATAATTATAAAGATATGTGGTATAATCACATTCATCATTAAGGTATGATTCCATAATAGGTAATCGTTTAAATACACTATTCATTAACTCGTATTCTTCTCTTGTAATTTCTCCATCAACATAACGATTGTATATGATGTTAATTTTTTCTGTATTGTCCATTGTATTCTCCTTTATCATAGATATTTTATAGTATTTATCAATTGGCACATAATTTATGTCAAAAATTTCATTAATAAAAACATCTCTAAAAGACTTATATTTATATTCATTCTTTATAGGTATTGATGATGACTTACATACATATTTATTTTTTCCTATTTTTATTATTTTATTATCAGGAATATCTACTTCATATATACTAAATGAAGTATCTGGTAATTTATTTATTGGTATATTTGATGTTGATGCAAAGTATAAGTCATCATTAACATATCCTTGCCTAAATGTTGAATCATCCCATCTTATACCATAACATGCAGCAAAATTAATATCTGATGTTAAATAAATATATTTTGTATCATCATTTTTATTATACCTATTTAAATTATTATGGTTTAAATTCTTTAATCCTTGTATAGGACTTCCATGATATAAAATCATAGTTAAACCCCTTTCTATAAGCTGTATTAAAGTTATTGTTTTTTATTGGGGTTAGTCATAAAGTGTTATAAATTCTTTTACATCTTTTTAAGATTTTGATATAAACAAATAAAAAATAAGGTGTAATTATGTAATATTTTTCTGATGATAAGATTAATATATTATAATAAAATACACCTAAAAGAAAGGTAGATTAAAGTATGGCAAATCAGTTAATCGAAGCATTAAGAGTTAATGATTTAAGTAAAGGAAAAAAAGCAGATAATTATTTTGATGCCAATGCAAGTGTAATATCTTACAGTACAGGATTTCCAGTAATGGATTATTACTTAGGATATAGAGTCAATGTATTTAATAAAAATGGAGAATATCAGTACGATTATCCTAATTTAGGAATAACTGCTGGAAGCTATGTTCTCTTTATAGGTAAGCCATCAACATCAAAAACAGCAACTGCTGTAAGTATAGCAGCTAATATAGTTAGACCATTTGAAAATGGTGCTGTAATACATTATGATTTAGAGGGAGCTATGAACTATTCAAGAATACAAGCTCTTACTAAATTACCAATGGATAAAATAAATGAAGGTAAATATATTCTTAGACAAGAAAAGTGTTCTCTTGAAGATATGAAAGCATCTATTATAAGAATATATAATGAGAAAACTCATAATCCTGATGTATATAAATATAATACAGGAAAGAAAAATGAGTTTGGAGAAGATATTATTATTTATGAGCCGACAGTAGTAATACTTGATTCTATTGCTACAATAACAATGTCTCTTGAAGGAGAAGATAAAAAGACAATAGAGAAGTTAGAAGAAGTATCATCTCAGACAGATAGAATGAGACTTACTGGAGAGATAGGAAGATTCTTTAATGAAATACTTATGTATTTAAAGGAAGCTAATATTATACTTATCGGTATAAATCAGATTAAAGATAAACCTATGGGTATGGTTAAATCTGCAGCTGATATATTAGGCATGAAACAAGATGAATCTCTTCCTGGCGGTAATACACCTAGATTCTTAGCTCATATTTTATTAAGATTTGTAGCTGTAGGAAGTGAGAAGTATTCAGACGAAGATGATGGATTCTCAGGATTTAAAGTAAGAGTAGAAATAATAAAATCTAGAGTATCTGCAGCACTGAAAACCTTTAATCTTATTTATGATAAGAACACAGGTATAAATATGGTAAGAAGCACTGTTGATTATGCTAAAGAATTAGGATTCGTTAATGGCAATAGAAATGGTTACTATTTCCTTGATAATAAGGAAGATAAGTTTACACTTCTTAATATGCCAGAAGATTTTAAAGCAAATCCTAAATTGTATAAAATTATGAAAGATTGTGTAGTACCTTCGCTTGAAACTAATTTATCTGGTGTAAAACCTGAAGAATTAGAGGTACCAGAAGCAGAACAAAACTTTTATAATTTATAATAATATTTGAAAATTTAATAGAGATGTGTGGTAATTATCATATGGTAATCAGCACATCTCTATTTTATTTTATATAAATTTTTTAAAGAAAGGAGAGAAACGATGATTTCTAAAGGATGTGAAGGAATGATATTTGTACTCCAAGATAAATGCAATAATCGTGGAGTCGCCAGTCAACACAATTATATTATGCTAAATGATATTGATAATAAAAATAACCTTACATTACTTCAAGGTATGGCAATATCATCGATGTGTAATAAAACCATTAAAAATGAAGTCCCTATTTTATTAATGAATAATATGATATCATATGTAGTACCATATAATATTCATAGTTTTCTCATTGATGAAATTAAGATAAACGACTTCAAAGGTGCTATCAATGATTCAGAATTAATATCAAGAAGTGATTTCTTAAAGTTACTCCTTGACATGTACATATGTGGTTTAAATCTACCATCAACACCAAAACATTTTGTAGATGATACAATGGATAGATACCATAATTACTGTAATAACTTCTGGAGAACATACGGAAATTATGTAGAGTACAGGGATTTTAAAGTTGATAAATCTTTGTATGGAAAAACTGTAGCAGTTGCATCGAAAGAAGCTACTGTTGAAACTAGGTATGATACTGGTGGTGTAAATGTTTTACCATTCGAAATAAGTAATAAAACCCCCAGTGTAAAGAAAAGGAGGAGCCAACTTAATTCAAAAAGATATACTAAAAGGTCTAAAGAACTTATTAATAGGAAAATGGAAAGGTTAGAAGAAAAAGAAATTAATGATGATATAGAGTACTATCTATATCAGGAAAGTATCTAAAAAATGTGATTCTCAACAGACATCTATATATTATTTAAAAGATGTCTGTTGAGAATCTATATTATGCTCCACAATTATTTTAACTTATATTATTATATGTAATGTCATTTTTTGGATTAAAGGAGGTTTAGAGGAAAGAGTATGAGTGATGTTAAAAAGTTTAGTTTAGTTGGAGAATTGAATATTGCTGATAATACATTACAAGGATCACCAGCAGTGTTAGGTATTTCAGGTTTAACATATCCACAATATATCAATTCAATGAGAACGAATATGTTTACAAGTCATACAAGACAGTTTATGAATATCATTAATAATGAAGCACCTAAAGTATTTACAGGATTAGAGAATACAGTAGGTAAATATTCGTCAAGTTATTATAAAACTGATGAGAATTATACTGTGTATAAAAAGATTGAAAAATATGAAGATATATTAGACAAACCAGAAATTTTTGTTTTATTTTTATATGATAAAAAACATGACAGGTATACTGTAGTTGATAGAATACCTGCTGAAGATTTGACTGAAAATTTTGGATATGAATATGACAATAATGTTATTGACAGTTTATCTGAAGGTGATGAAATACAAAAAGGAACTAATTTATATAAATCAATATCATACGATGATGATATGAACTATGCATATGGTGCAAATGTAGTTACAATGTATACTAACATGTCTGAAACTAGTGAAGATTCTGCAGTTGCAGCTAAATCATTGGAAAATGTATTTGTTTCAACAGAAGTAGATACATTCAAGATTCTTTTAAATAGCAATGATTATTTAATTAATTTATATGGTGGTAAAGATGAATATAAACCACTTCCTGATATAGGAGATTTTGTAAGTGGTAAGTTTGCTGCTGTACGAAGATTATTCAATTCACAGTTGCTGCATGATTTTAATGATGACAATTTAAGAAAAATTCAACCAAGTGATGATATATATTATATAGAAAAAGATGAGAAAGTAATTGACTTTACGATTCTTGATAATAATGATGAACCAAAAGATTCACCATTTTATGAGCAGATATATAAATATGCTAAATTACAGGATAAGTATTGGAGAGAGATATATGATACTTGTGTTGAAATAATGGACTCTGGTGCAGATTATACAAGTGAACTTGATTACATGTATAAGACTGCAAGAGATATGATTGACAAGAAGAGTAAGTGGAAAGAAAAAGATAATATTTACGATAATATAGAGATAGTTGTTACTTTGATTAGAAGATCACCTCTTACAAAAGGTTGTAAAATATCAGGAAGATATGGCAATAAAACAGTCATTTCTAAAGTTGTCCCTGATGAACTTATGCCAATTACTGAGGATGGAAGAAGAGTAAAACTGATACTAAGTATTTTATCAATCCCTAATAGAACAACTAGTATGGTGCTCTTTGAGTTATTTATAACAGGATGTGGTTCTCAGGTAAGAAATCATATGAAAACTTTAAAGTCATTTCAAGAAAAAGAAGATGAGGCTTTCAAATTCATAAAGATTTTCAATAAAAAGCAACATGATAAGTTTTATGGAAACTATCTCAAATATGATAAAGCAACTAAAGAAAAGTTTATAAATGATATAATAGATTTTGGTTTTCTTATACATATACCATCATTATGGGAAGACCAAGTATTATTTTATAGCTGTTTAGAAGCACTTGAAGCTTTTCCATATCTTAAAGAAGATACAGTATATGTTAATAAGTGGGGAAGAATGGTTAAGACACTCACTAAACAATGGATAGGAGAAATGTATTGTATAAAACTTAAGCAGTCAGGTAGAAGAGGATTTAGTGCAAGAAGTACAGGAGCAATATCACCAAAAGAATTACCTACAAGAAGCTTTAAATCAAAAGCTCATCTTGAACATAGTTCAAGTTCTTGTATAAGATTTGGTGAGTTTGAATCACTCAACTTCTCAATAGGTGTATACCCTGTTGACATAGCTTTGTTCCATGCTCTTTATAGAACATCTGTAAAAGGAAGAAGAGATATTGTAGCATCAATATTTAATGAAAATGGTGTTATGAATCTTGATAAGTCATATACATCAAGAGTAGCAGAATTGTTTAATGTAACTCTTAAATCAATAGGAATAGGATTTGAATTTAGAGATAAAGATAATACTATTAAAGTAATTGATAATAACACTATTAGTAGACATGAATATGAAGGAACTGTTTATATGTGTACTGACTATCAGTTCTACTTAATGGTGAGAATGAAAGAGATACAAAAAGATATATTACGAGAAAATCCTATATTAACAGAAAAGGAATTCCAGAAGTTACTTAAAGAAAGACTTCAGAATGACAAGTATGTTATAGGCGATGTTGATGCTGACTTAGGATTACTTGAAAAAGAGATGTATAAAGAAATTGAAGATAGTCTTAATAAAGTTAGTGAAGAATTGAGTGAAGAAGTAAATAAATAAAAAAATAAGAAGAATCCATCATAATATATATCATGATGGATTCTTTTTTTTGTTAAAATGATGCGTAAAAATCTTTTACTTTTTTAACTGTATTAGGATTTATATTCGCATAAATAACATTGTTATCATCTTTTATGATAACTCTCTTCTTATCATCTGTAAAACCTTCCATATTTTCAAGAGTAAGTCCAAATGATTCTAATATCATATTTGTATTAGGATCAGTGTTAGAAATCTCTTTAAGAATATCTTTAAGAGATACCATTACTCCTTCATAATATGTATCAGATTCATTAACAGATTCTGTAAATGATTTTACAGTAACAGTTGGAGTTGATGTCATATGTGCACAAGCATGTGATGGATACCATGGACTATCATATGTAACAAGCTCATTCATATGAATATATGGTTTACCGTTTTTATTAATCATTGATGCAAATGACCTTGCAGAGAACTGAGGTATCCAACCTGCAAGTACTTCTTTTCCATATCCTTCTCCAAGAGGACCTTGAGCTGACTGTATAGTAGCAGTAAGGACATTTCCTTTTAATAAAGGATTTAAAATCTTGAATGCTCTCTTTTCAGGAGGAACCATTCTAAGTCTTTTTGCAGAAAATTCATCTGCTTTAAATTCTGTAAACGGATGCTCCCATTCACCAAACCATCCTCCAGTCTGGATAAGAGAAACTAATTTAGGATTATCTTTAATCTGACTCATTACATTAGATGCATCGTAATATCTTTTATTTCTGTTAAGAACATCGAAATCCTGAAGATTGGTATCGAATGTTACAAAAAATAAATCAGAATTCTTATTTCTAGAAAGATTATTTACAACACCTGGTGTATTGGTAGCTTCAGATATAAACATCAAACCCATAGGTTCAACTTTAGTGTTTATAAGATTTGCCATTTAAATCTCCTTTCAAATAATAATAAATATTATTTATTTTTTAAATAGTGTTAGGTTAATGTTTTTTATTATTAAGGAATATTACCGTATTTTACTTATTTATATATATATATATTATTTTCGTGTAAATAAATAAAAAATTAAATAGAGTCAACCCAAAGACGTTAAAATTGGGGAAGGAGATATTTATGAAGTATAATATGGAATATGTTCTAGAGCATGTAAATGAAAATGGAAAAGTTAAAATGCATTTCTTCGACGATATAGATGATATATCGTTCGATATGGAAATGGCACCCGAAGAAGCTCTTAAAGAGCTTAATGAAACATATGGATGTTACCTTGTATAAAGGTAACATCCATATTTTTTTATTTATAAATAAATATCTTTATTTTTTTATATTTTATCTTTATTTATTTTAGTTATCATTTACCACTCTTCTTACAATTTTATTGAAAAATTAAATTCATTAATATATTATTTTAATATAATAAATTTAATAAGGAGAAATAATATGAGAAAAATTAAGAGAATACCAAAATATGTAACAGTCGATGTACCTGATACAGACCATGACTTAATTAAAAAAATAGGCGAAATTACGAGTAACAAAAGTGATGGTTTATATTTTTATAGTGTAAAATATAATACATTCAAATCAAATATACCTAAGGCTATACTAGAACTAATTAGTGCTTATGAGTTATATGTAAAAAATATATGTGTTAACAGGTGGAGAACCCTCATGGAATTATATAAATATAAAAATAAAGTGTCAGGATATAAATATCATTACTTAATATATACTAATTTTATGAGTACAAATGATTTTATAAATGAAATTCGTAAAATATGTGATATGGTAGATAAAAGAAAAGTACTATATGATATTTATAATATTAGAGGTTTAATATCAACACCAGATGTAATAACAGCTATTCATGAACTTGTTAAAATATATTTAAGAAGTAAATGTAATAAAAGAATATATTTTGATACGATGAATGGACTTATTATGATAGATAATGATATTAGTGATAATTTTAAAGGTGAATATGACCATCCTACTAATTAAAGACAAATAAAAGTATAGCTGATACTAATCAAGTATCAGCTATACTTTTTTTATTTTATTAAATCATCAAATGACTTAAATAAATAATCTGATATTATATTAACAGGTATATCTTTTTCATATTTTGATTTTATAAATAGATGAACTTTATCTTCTATTGGAATATCTTCAAATATGAAAGAATATTCTTTACTTTCTTTATCATAATTTTCTTTTTTTATTTTATTTCTCTCTTCTATATATCCATTAGTAAATTCTGATTTAATAAAGTTATCTTTATATTTTAATCTTTCTGATATGTAATTAATAATAGCTTCAGGATTGTCATTATCTTTAGGAATATTAAAAACTACTTTCATATGTTTATATGGATTCCTATTAATGATATTTTCAACTTCATCTATCTTCTCTTTTAATCTATCTTCAGATTTAAATATATCATTGTCATATCCAAATCTAATCGTTTTGTATTCGTCAGCTAAAGTATTCTCTATAAATTCTTGATTATACTTATGCTTATCAGTATTACAAGTTATATGATAAAATCCTTTTCTTTTTTCTTCACCAAATCTCCATCTTGAAAATGATGATATTGAAAATATTTTATTTTCATACTCTTCATTCATATGATAATGACCAAAATAAATCTGTCCTTTACATATACTTAGTAATTCACTTGATGTAAATACTGGTGCTTTTTTTCTTTTATTTTTATCATCATCGTCATCTTTTATCTTTAATGCGAACTCTTTCATTACTTCTCTTATAATACCATGCCCAAATATATAATCATATTTTTTAACATTCGAAAAGTAATCCTTATAATAGCTACTCTTATTAACTATATACTCTTCAGGAAGATACAAAATATTCAAATCTGGTAATAGTTCTTCTTCCTCTACAGTTTTTATTACTCGAACTCCATCGTATAACTGTAATAGATTCATTATATCATATTGATTACATTCATGTGATTCTGTACCATAAACAAATCTCAATTTGATATTTCTATTTTTACAAGCATAAATAATATTCCTTAATATTAAATATGCCATAGTAGCTTCATTACTATTAAGATAAAATTTATGGTCAAAAAAGTCACCGCATACTATTACAAAATCTAAATCTTTCATAGTATTTATTTTGTCTATAAATAATTCATTTAATTCTTCATTTAATTTATGAAGGTCACTTGCTCCTACATGTATATCTGAAATAACTAATCCATTATATTTCATTATATTATCCTTTCTTATAAAAATACTTAAAATAAAGTCAAATACAATATACTCTATTATTCTATATATTTATCAATAAAAAACATTCAAGTAAGCTCAAACTCTTAAAAATATTTAAAAAAAGGAGGGTGAATAGTGGCTAAAAAAATAAATTTGAAAACACAGATACCATTTATTGATAATAAATCACAATTATCAAAAATCAATGGTAAAATTACTGTTGATAGTATGGTTACACCTACATTTAAAAATGGAATAAATAGTACAAAGGATTATGACGATACTAAACATAGTACTGACAATGATGGTAGAGAAGTAAAGAGATCATTAATGTTTAATGTTTATGCTTTCCCTCATTCAATGGGAATAACTCACGACTCTACCAAAGCTTTTAGTAAAAAAGAAATACTTAGAAAAACTGACGATGCAAAAAAGAGTAGAAGAAGACCTCATTATAAGAAGAGGACGATACGAAACGAAATAAAGAATACTCCTGAGTTTTTCAATGCTGATTATACTCAAGTAATAAATATGATGAATAACACAGTATTCATTCCAAACCCTAATGATACAATGAATAGAATGATGAGTAAATATTCTAAATTTTATAATAGATTTAAAGTACCTAATTTAAATCTATTATTGAGATATGGATATGCTCATGTATTTTTTACAAGACCAAGTTGTCATATATTAAAAAATGATAAGGAGTACAGTCTTGTGGATAATTTGAAGTATCATCAGTTATTTTCATTTATTCATCAGCAAGATAAAAATATATTAAAAAGTCTTGTTGCAAATAATGGTGAAGATAACGATTTTTTATTTATGATATCAAATTATATAAGTTCATTCTCATTAAATGACGAGGTTATCCAGACGGATAGTTATGGTGATACATATACAGGATATAAAATATCATTCGGTAAAAATTCAATTGAATCTAAAACTGCTAGTAGTATAAGTGTTAAACTTATGGAAGATAGGAATCTATCCATGTATAAACTTCATAAAGCATGGGTTGAATATATAAATGGTTGTTCTAGAGGAGAAATAGCACCTGCAGATTCATCAATACTTAATAAAGTACTTGATTATACTGCATCGTGTTATTTTATTCTTACTGCTGAAGATAATGAAACAATCTTATTTTGGAGTAAATACTATGGAGTTTATCCAACACAGATACCATCATCACAATTCAATTGGAGTTCTGATTTAGTCACTCCTAGAGAAATTGAAATGAGTTATCAGTATTCATTTAAAGAAGACTTTAATCCATATAGTATTCTTGAATTTAATTATAACTCAAGAATAACAGATGACGATGCATATTATGTTAATTCATTTGATGAATATGCAGGTCATGTTGCAGACACATGGGTAAAGGCACCATTTATTCAATTTGTTGAGGACGATGTTACTCATGAAATACAATTAAAACTTAGATTTAGACCTAGAAATTCAAGTGAATATCCATCAAAAGATTTCTCAATGCCTAAAAATGTACCTAATAAAAAGGTTGTCGCAACGAATAACAGTAAGAAGAAAAAATCTAAAAATATATCAGGATATAAAATGGTTTATGACTCTAATTTCAAGAAACCTACTAAACCTCAGAAAGAGTCAAACCCTGCAGCATCTCCTAATATTACCAATAATGAATCTTCAAATAGTGGTGCTACTATCAAACTCTCAAATAAGACATATGAAAGTGTTGTAATAGAGAATAATAATAAGTCTAAGATTAAAGCTACAAATCAGAACGGAGTATCTGTTGTTAATGGTGCTGCTATAGTAGTTAATGTGGATAAAAATAAATCTACTAAAAAATCTGAACCTGCTGTAGTTGTACCATATATGACTACTGGAAAAGCAGGAACAGGTACAGGAAGTAACGCTGGTGGAGGTAATAGATTATCAAGCGTTACTATGGTAAAAAATTAATTCAAGAGGTGATACAAAATGATAGAAGAACCTAGAATAGACTGTAATTATATAGATAATTACGGAGTAAAAAAATATGTTACCGATGGTCTTATTGATAAATACTTCGGTGATATTAATCCAGATTTAAGAACCGTTGGTATGATAGGTTATACAACGGAGTTAATATCAAATATTTCAGAAGACGCATTAAATACTCTCTCATTATTATATAGAGAGAGTTTCCCTAACCAAGCAAAACTAACAGATTCTATTTATAGTTATGCTTCATTATTTAAATTTGATAATATATTCTCTTCAGCAGCATTATGCAAGTTTCTTTTGATTCTTGAAGAGAAGTCTATTATTCAGTGTATGGAAGCATCTAAAGGTGGAAATAATAATTCATTCTTCTTTTATATAGATAAGAATACTGTAATGGCTGTAGAAGATATTCCATATTCTCTTGATTATGATATAGAGATTACTATTTTAAAGAAGACGAATAATAATGATGTCAGATACGAGTTCATTGCAAGATATATGACTGAAGAATACAATAACTCATTATCTGATATAAATAATCAGTATATTAATATAAGAAGATCATCAAACGGTTTTTTAGCTCTTGAAGTAAATGCACACCAGTATGAGAGAGAAGTTATACATGAAAATATCATTAATACTGATATAAAGCAAACTATTATAGACGTTGAGTTTGAAGACCAGATTGCAGGATTTGATATATTATATAAATCACCATCAAGTGCAAAATATGTCAATCTTGTAAAATTACTTGATTATTCTCAGCCTATAAAGAATCCATTCTGTTATTATCAGTTATTTGATAATGGTAAGATAAGATTAAGCTTTAACACTCAGGACTTATATTTCATACCTGAATCAAACTCAGAGTTATCGATAATCCTTTATAAAACTAAAGGAGATGAAGGTAACTTTGATAGTTATGAAGGCAGTGAAATATCTGTTATTATAGGCGAGAAATATCAGTATCCTCTCAATTATATTACATTTGCTAAACCAATTGGTGCTTCTAAAGGAGGTATGAAACAGAAGAGTATTAATGAGATACAGAGTCTTATAAATGAAATGTATAATACTCATAATGCTCTTACTACAGAGAATGACTTACAGTTATTCTTTAATAATTATAAGAGTAGGTATGGTGGTGATACTAATATAATTTTCTCTAAAAAACGAGATGATATATATGAGCGTATTTATTCAGCGTTTATGATTATCAATAATGAAGATTATATTTACAAGACAAATACACTTAATCTTTCTTTAAATCTTTATGATTTAAATAATATTGAAGAAGGTGTTTTCATATTAGAACCTGGCACACTATTTACTTCAATTAAAGATAAAAATAAAAGTATAGACTTTGTAAGAAATGAAACTCTTACTACAAGATATAAACAGGAATACACTCAAGCTGTAACACAAAGAAAAACAAACTATATTTTAGATGATACTGAGGCAACAAATGCTCCAGTATATTTAAAAAGAGCTTGTTCTTTTGCACAGTTTAAATCAAGAAAAAAATATAAAGATATAACTTATGTATGGGATTTAAAAGAAAGTGAATTAAATGCTTTAAATAATCCATCTGAATCTAAATTTATATACTTTAATCCTTTCTTGATAAGATTCTTGAAATCAAGTAATATCACAAATGTGTACATGACATATATAAACAATATTGTCAGCCTTGACTTTATCAATCAAAATCAAAGCATGTTTATAAAATTTACAATGTATACACTGTATATGAGTAGGAAGTTTAGTAAAGATAAAATTTATGAATTTACATGTTCATTATCATCAACTTTACCTGTTGATAAGAAATTTCCACTCATTCATACAGACGATCCAGACCCAAATGCACCAGATAAAGTTGTTTATCATTTGAATGATAGATTTTCTCTCAAGAAGAATGATTTGAGAGTAATACTTGCAATTATGGATACTGATAATAATATGATTTGTTATTCAGAAATGATTCCATCACATTACGATGATTCAAATGATAATATTACATTCAAAGCATCTCTTCTTACAAATGACCATATAACTTCAAATAATAAATTGAGGTTAATACAGGATACTGTATATAGAGATGATAATACAGAAGAGTATTATAGAGAGCATCCGACTAAACCTGATAAATATGTAAAGTATGATAAAAATAATGCTATAATAAGTGATGATGTTGATGCTACCGTAGTTAAACCTCTTATAAATAATAAGACTTTGACTAAATACGAGAACCTCGTAAATGCATCAAATAATGATAATATAAATATTGACCTTGATAAGGTTACTGTAAAAATATTTACTTTATATAATAGGAATTTCAGTAATGTCGATGGTTCTCTTGAATTAAATAGTATTACAAATCACCCATTTATGGAACATGATACTCTCGTAGGAAACGAATATGAAAATTATAATAATTATATTTGGACTAACGAATATGCTACATTAACGCATCCTATCACATTCATTAAATATCTTAATTCTGTAAGATGTTATTTTGAATACATGGATCATACTGCATCTGCAGATGGTATAAATTATACATATGATATCATGGATGCTGAATTTAAATTAATACCGTTTGTACAAGCTAATTTATATCATGATAAAGATAAAATGAATTATTTCTTCAATACATTTTACAATAATTACTTATTCATAGAAGATATAATTAACAATAAGCTCAGAAATCAGACTGGTATTGATGTGAAGTTCTATAATACTTATGGTAAAGCAAATAGCTTCTTAATAGGAGATGCTAATGAGAAGTTAAATACAGTTAACATCAGACTTTCATTTGATGTATGGTTTACAAAAGGTACAGATACAAATATCAATATACCTATAATAAAGAAGTATATTAAAAAACAAGTTGAAAATCTTAATAATAAAGGATTATCATCTCTTCATATATCTAACTTAATAAGAAATATGGAGAATACATATGCTTTTATAGATCATATCATATTCAACAATATAAACAACTATGCTACTAAATACCAGTCTATAACCAACTACACTACAGATATAAATAATCTTAATGTTGATGAAAGAAGATGGTATGTACCTGAAATGTTGGTATGTGATATTGACGATATTACGATAAATGAATTTTTCATGGAATAATATGATAAGACAATATTATTAAAATGATTAGAACTTATAGAAAGGATGATATATACATGGATACTACAAAATTAAATGATAGTGAACGCACAGTTATCGATTTCATCGGAAGTGTTGAACAAGAGAAGCGAGATATTCAAAACGCTAAAGAATTTGATAACAGTACCAAAGTTAAACTCAGAGTCCTTGATAAAGAGAAAGATAAACTTAAAAAAGATTTAGTAAATGGAACTTTATCTGAAATTTTTGTGAAGTCTGTACCTTTATCAGATGATTATAAAGTAGCCAATGATAATGAATTAAAAGATTATTTCGGTAACTTTATAAAGAGTAGGTATGGAGAAGATATCGATACTTATGTAACAGAAGTAAAGGCAAAGAATAAATCAGCTTTCATTAAAAAGCTTTTAGAAGCTGCTGAAACAGAAGCTGAAGAAGAATTTAAAGATAAAGCATTAAATATCGATGATATCAAAGTAGATGAATTAGTATTTAATTCTCCAGAAGATACTTCTAGAAAGATTGATATAATTGGTAAAGATTTGGACATTGATGAAATCTCTGATATAATCAATAATAATGTAAAAGAAACTGCAATGTCAGAAATTACAAGAGCAAAGAGAGAAAAAGAGAAACTTAAAGAAGTTGAAGCAGAGCTTGCTAAAGATATTAACATTGATTCTGAAGAGAAAGTTGAAGAAGCTCTTGAACTTAGAGGATTAAATAATACTAAGGATTACACTCCTACATTATTTGAGGGTGTTATGATTGGTTCTACAAATAAGATTAATTCTCTTGTAAATTCAGGACAGCTTGGTAATATTAATATATATAATACTTTAGCTGAATATGGCAGAGTTACAGAAGGAGTTGGTTCTCCTGAAGAATTAGCCTTCATAGAATCAATTAAAGAGTATACTTGTTTAAGTATGTTAAAAGCTCTTAAATTTGAGGACTTTAATTTAGATTATGTGAATAATCTTGCAAATGAATATGCATATACTGTAAAATAATACTCTAACATATATTTAACCAGTATGATGCTTCTTTGTCAGCATTGTTTATGGTTCTAATTTCTTTCTTTCTGTGTAAACATATAGAGAGTGTGGTATTGCCTTTGCCACACTCTCACTTTTTTATAAAAAAATAAGATGATAATGTAATATATATTACATTATCATCTTATTTCAATATTTTATTATAAATTAAGATTCATATACATCTTAAATTCAAGTTCATTTCCATCAACACTTTTCACTGATTCAATTCCAGATTCAACTTCTTTCCAATTATTCATAGTAGTTAAATCAGGGAAGAATTTATTAGCACCATCAACTTTTTTATGAACATGAGTTATTATTGCAATATTACAATCATTAATGAATTCTTTATAAAGCGTTTCTCCACCAATTAAAATAACATCATCCATGTTATTTTTAGCTAATTCCAATACTTCTTCTTTTGAATGAATTACTGTAACATCTTCTACACTAAAATTAGTATCTGATGTTAATACAATATTCTTTCTTTTTGGAAGAGGTTTCTGATTAGGAAGGCTTTCAAAAGTTTTTCTACCCATTATAACTAATTTATTTAATGTGATTTTTCTAAACACATCCATATCTTCTTTATAATGAAATAATAATTCATTGTCTTTTCCTATTGCCCAGTTATCATCAACACATGCGATTGCTATCATTTATCAATTACCTCATTTCTTTATTATTTAAACAGCTACAGGAATTTTAATTTGTTCACCTGCTTTATAATCTTCAACAATCAAAGAATCAACTGTAAACTCATAGAAGTTTTTAATACTAGGGTCAAGCGAAACTTTCGGTGCTTTATATGTATCTCTCTTTATCAATTCTTCAACAAGTGGAATATGTCTATCATATATATGTGCATCACAAATCATATGATAAAGTTTCCCTGGAATCATACCTGATACTTGAGCAAGCATCATTAATAATATCGCATACTGTGTAACATTCCAGTTATTTGCAACAAGTACATCATTACTCCTCTGATTTAAGAATAAATTTAATACGAGTTCTCCCTTTTCTTTAGTAACATTAAAATTACAGTTCCAGCAACAAGGTTGAAGATTCATCTTATCTAATTCATTAACATTCCATAATGATAAAATAAGTCTTCTTCCATATGGATAATTCTTTAAATTATAAATTAAAGTATCCATCTGGTCAAGTGTATATACATTCTGGTCTTCTTTTGATTTCCTAAGTGATGGATATCCAAGTTTCAATCTACTTATAGTATTAAGATATTCCTTCTTATCATATATGGTAGATTTTATCATGTCAGTTATATCTTTATTATATATATGGGAATGCTTTATCTGATATCCGTATGCTGCTCCAATAGTACCTTTTTCATCAGCCCACTGGTCCCATATTTTAGAATTCAAATCTTTAATATTATTTGATTTCTTTTGGTATATCCATAATATTTCATCCATTGCTTTTTTTAATGCAGTTTTTCTTAAAGTAAGTGCTGGAAATTCTTCACGTAAATCATATTCATTAAGTTGAAAAATGACTTTTTTAGTATGTGCAGGTGTACCATCTTCCCATCTTGCCCTGACATCAAATTCATCTGAAGACATTCCTTCATTTAATATTTTTTCACACATCTTTTTGAAAATATCATCTGCTCTACTCATTATTCTTCCTCCTAGAATAAAAATTAATTTATATCATCTATGTCATTGTCTTTCTCATTCTACATGTTAATATGAATCACCAAATCTGGTAAATGTAATACAACTATATGTGACATATATATCTGTAATACTGTCTGATAGTAGTCCTTAATAGATAATCTATTAAATTTTAATATAATATTCTTTTTATTATTTTTATATACTAAATCATATTTTTGAGATTTATTATAAAAACTATAATCAAGAATTTTACCATATAATTCATCAACATTTTCCATATTATCATGTAATACAAATATTTCACGATGTTTAAATATATCAAATGTATCAATCATCAATAGTATATTTCGAATTCCTAATATCACTATAATAATAATGGATATTATCATTTCATTTGTCATAAATTTAATATCTCCTTTCTTTATAATATTATTTTTTTCGTTTCCATAAAAATAATATTATAACCTGCACTACAGAATAAATAAAAATAGTTCTCTTGAATTTTATAGGGAAACAACATCTTAAAAACTTAAAAAAGGAGGAAAATACACTTTTATGGGCGTAATTGCTGATATAGAAAATCTTGTAAAAAAGAGTACTGAATTTGCTGGTTCAGTTAATTCTATGAAGATTAATACTAAATCAGTAGCTCGAGGAGCAAATGATTCAACATTTCAGTTCCCATGTTTAGTAGCAGATTCACTGCCTACCGATATGGCTAGTACAATGGCTAGGACTTTGGACCATGTATATGCTACATTTACGCAGACATGGTTGTCAATGAATTCAATGTTTGACATATCAGTTGATCAGACACCTTCAAATTATCTGAAGAAATTACATCAGAATATTAAATTTGAAGAAGTTGAATTTGATGATGAGAATGATAAGGCAATTTATTACCTTAATGAATCTAAATCATTATTCCTTGAGTTTACTGGGGTTAAATCTGTAAGTACTCAGATACGAGATAAAAATAGAGAATTGCTTAAAAATCCTCTATCTCTTTATAACACTAATCCTATATCATTTTACAATGAGGCTGATAATGAAGAAGAAGCAATAACTGCTACTGATTTTGCTAAAGCAGTTGTTGATGGTACAGCATTAAAGAATCAGAATGATAAGAGAGATAAGAGATTAGCTCAGACTGAAAGACTTCAGGCTCCAAAATTAGTTGATAGAGATATCAAGAAAAATAATGACTTGGTTCCATACGGTATTCAAGTTCGTCTTATAGCAGTTAATGATAAAAAAGAATTTGTTCAATATGTAGATTTTGTTGTAGGTGTTAAGACTGTACTTCATCTTGTAAAGTCACAGGATATGATTGATAACATCGTTAGATGTCTTCAGAACAAAAGTATTCTTTTTAAACTCTTAAGATGGACAACTGGGGAAATATCATTATTTAAAGATATCATTTTTAATCTAAACGATATCAAACAAGATGCAATCAATAAGCGTTCAGGTAAATCAATATTCTTTAATAAGTTAAAGAGATTAAAGAGTAAAAAAGTTGAACCTGATAGCTTTAGTCTTGTAAGAAAGATTATACCTAATTCTACCATAATAGTTACTTCTTATGAAGTAGAAGATATCTTAAATAATTATGGTATTGATATTAGGAAAGAATCTAATGCTAAAAAGATACTTAGTTCTTTATTCTTGATGGCATTTGTTATTGTAGATGAAGGTACTGGTTTAGTATCCATCTTATATGACGGAGATTCAACATTCCAGAATTACTCAATAGAGACTCTGGAAAAAGACAATGCTATGCATTCAAATAAACTCGGAAGAGAAATAGGAAGGATGATAGCAAGATAATGAAAATTTTTAAAGAAAGGAGGTCGAACAATTATGGGGTATGATCCATACTTTGAATCAATTAAGATACTTTCTGAAAATGATAATATTCGTGTAGAAGAATCAGAAGGAATAAGATATATTCTCGAAGATTCTAATTCACCTGTAACAAGGAAGTACTATGAACAACTCTTCAATGCAGTTGTTGAAAAAGGACATATTAATTTCGGAGATATACCAAAATCACTTGGTCATATCGATAAATATTCTGGTTATAATAAAATGGTTGAAACTTTGGATACTTTATCAAAGTTAGCTGTTGAATATCAGAATAAAGACTTAGTTGATCATGTATCAACAATACAGACAACAATTGATAATCTTAAGAAATTATCATCTTCATACGAATTAGGATTTAAAAATAATTCATCATTTGTTACTACTGAATATAATTCGTATGTATACTTCTGTATAGAAGCAACTACAGCTCTTTTGTATTCTTATGTAGATTACATGAAAACGGATACTGACGATATTAAAATCGTATTAAAGAATACTAAGTTAAGAGCTGATGAGTTTTATTTTAATCAGCTTTCCAAGTTTAATACAACACAGAGTAGACTTGGAAAAGAGTATAAAGGAATGATAGAAAAGATGGCTCTTGAAAAAGGTAATAACTTTATCGGTACTGCTACACTTGTAGGTATCGGTGCAGTTATGTTAGCCGCAATTGCAGTTGTTCCTATAACAAGAGAAGTTGTATATCAAATATATAACAACAGAAATAAGTTATCTGAATACTTAGATATGCAAGCACAGTTCCTCGAGATGAATAAAACAACACTCGAGATGAATGGAAATATCTCTGCAAGTAAGAGAATTCAGATAATCAAGAAACAAACTGAGTTAGTTAAAAAACTAAATAAATTATCAGACTTCATAAGAGTGAAATCCTCTAAATCTATTTTTGATTCACAGAATGAGATTCGAAAAGAAAATAAGACTATGAGTATCAACAGTATTCGTAATGATGTTTCTGACGAACCTCTTCAGTTATTATAAAATTTTTAAATGAGGAGAGTAATTTGTTATGGAAGAATTATCAAAAGATTTATTAACTTCACTAAGAGAGAACTTTACAAAGATTGCAGAAACATCATGTGGTAGTGTAAAAGAAATAACAGACTACTACAAAAACTTCATTAAAGATTTCTTTTCTAAACAAGGTGAAGCCGAAAGTATATTAAAGATATATAGATATCTAAAAGAAAACCGTTATAATAATAAAGAGTGTTGTGTTAATTGTGTTAATTTTGATGAAAGTATCATGAAGTACACTGAGTATTTGGATGGAATGATTGAATTTATTAGTGATATAGGGTCAGTGTGTTCTGCTGATTCTAAATCAGACAAATGTACTAACTTTAAAGAAAAACTAAATAAAGCAGTAGAGAATGATAAACTTTTCATACAATCATTATTTGATAATGATGATAATTGTGAAAAGATGAAAATATCAGAAGCAGTATACTATATAGAATATCTAATTTATTTTATCGATAAGATGGATGAGATTTCTGACAAATGCAAAAAAATAGAAGATGATGTTAATCTTGATATTGATTTATATGCAGGTAGTTATAATATGATGAAAATGTCAATGAATCATTTCTTCTATTCAGTAATAGTTACAGTTGTTTCAACATATATTGCAATCGTTAATGCAATTAACAGTAAAAGTTGTAATGATTGTAAAGATGTACCAAAGTACCAGTTATTTTAAATAGCTAGTATTTTGAGATTATTATGAAAGGACAAAAATCATATGAATACAGTTTTTCGTGATATGATTGATTCGTCTATAGAAAGTTATATTAATGGTGAATTGACATCAGAAGAAGTAATCGATAATTGTGACACTTATTTAGATTTGATGATTGAATCTGAAGAAGGTGAAGCAAAGAATACTGATGTTGATTTTGATCCACAGACAGATGATATAGGTGAAATGCCTAAAGAATTTGAAGATAGCTATCAAGGCGAATCTATAGATAATTCCGTCTTTGAAGGATTAGCTGAGTTATTTACTGGTGAATCTGAAGAAGATAATGAGGACTTAGAAAATGTTGAAGATGATGATGAAATTACAGAAGAATCTGTAAGTGATGATGACTCTGATTTCTTACCATCATTTGAAATATTCTAAAAACATTTTTGTAACAAAATAATTACTTATAGAAAGGATATCCTAGGTTATGAATAGAATAATGTTCGAATCAGACGATATCGAGTTAATTAAACTCGACAATGAATTTGCGAAGGCACTCACTATATATGAGATGGTTGACCTTCAGTATGAGCAGGATTTAAGAGATGCAGAAGTTGTTGTTATGACTGAGTCTCTTGACGAAACTGAACTTGAGACACTTTATAGTGAAGCTGAAGAGAAGACAAATGAGAAGAAAGAAGGTATCTTTAAGAAGATGCTTGATATCATCATGGGATTCTTTAAGTCAATCAAAGAATTTATTTTTGGTGCTAAGAAGGCAGATGTTGATGATAATGAAGTAGTTGAAGTTTCTTCAGAAGATATTGATGCTGTTAAGCAGGCTGAGTCTGCTGCAGATAAGATCAAAAAAGCTGGTGCTTATATTAAGTCTCATGCTTGGGCAAAGGCTCTTGCTATTCTTGCAGGTGTTGCTATAGCTACAGGTACTGGTGCTGTTGTATATAAGAAGATTACAAAGAAAGATCTTAAGAGTCTTTTAAGTAGAGGCGAGAAAGCTTCTGGTGATATTGAGAAGACAGTAGATACACTTTCTAAATCTGATGGTTCTTCAGATGACAAGACAAGTATTCTTACTATTATCAAGAAAGTACTTTCTCCTGTTACAAATCTTATTAAGCGTTTTACTAATAAGCTTACTGGTAATAAGGAGAAAACAAAATCTCCTGAAGCTAGTGCTGCAGAAAAGAAAGCAAAAGACCTTGCAAAGAACGGTATAATCTATAAGAAAGTTGATGGCGTTAAATATGTAATCGATACCTTTAGAGGAACTGTTACCGATGGTAAGGGTAATACTGTTACTGATTTACCATCAAATGTACAGAGTCTTGTTAATAAGTATAAGGGTAAAATTAAGACTGCTGAAAGAAATAGTACTGTTGATGCTTTTAAAAATTCTATGGGCAAATTTATTTCAGAAAAGAAACCTGGTAAGATAATTGTTTCTCGTGTTGATGATAAAGGAAAGCCAGTTTCCGGTGGTAAATATGTATGGGATATTAAGAAGAAAACTTGGAATAAGGGCAATGTTCCTAGCGATGTTGATACCGAGAGAAAGAGTTTTATGAATAAACTTATTCATGAAGCAACTGAAGCAGTTGATGAATTTATCGTTGATCTTATGACAGAAGGATTTGATGTTCAGGTTGATGGAAATCTTATATACATCAATGAATAATAAATAATAATTAGGCAGCTTAGTAGAGCAAAGGTTGATTGATGATTCAACCTTTGCTCTACTTTTTTATGATACTAATATTTACCGTTTAAAACATTGAAATAAATCAGTAATTTCCTTTAATTACAACAAATATTATTACAGGAGGTACACTACATGTACGCATTTATTTATGATAACATTGATAATCTTACTATAGAATCAATGTTAATAGATAATGAATTTGATAGTCTTATATATGAATCAAATATGATTGATGTATTACATGACCAGACAAAAAATGATATCAGATTTAAAATTATGACAGAATCTGGTGATATGTCTGATTTAGCTTTTCTTTACGAAGAAGCTGAAAAAGTAGCAAATGAAAAGAAAAAGAATATATTTGCAAGAATGGTAGATTTTATTGGAAAAATTATAAACAGTATAATTACTGCTGCTAAAAGTTTCTTTAACTCTTTAATGGGTAATGAAAAAGAAAATACTGTAACAGAGTTACCTGAGAATATAGAAGATAATGTAACTCAATTAGAGAATAGCACAAATAAAATTACACAGCTTGTAAATACATTTACAAATGGCGATAACTCAAAATTAGTAGATGCATTAAAGAAAATAGCAGTTCCTGTATTAGGTGCAGCTGTTGGATTTGCAGTTAAGCATGGAGTTAAAAAATATTTTAATAACAAAAGAAAATCAATGGTAAGTAAGCTCGAATCATGTGCAAATAAACTTAGTAGTAGTGCAAAGAAAGCTGGTTCTTTTGTAGGAGATGGAGCACAGGGAGTATTGGAGAAAATCAAAGACCTTGCAAGCTCTGTAAATACATCTATCAAAACTATTATATTTAAGAAAAAAGATAATAATGGTAATGATGAAGAGATGAGTAAAGAAGATAAAAGAGCAGCTAAGATAAAAGAAAAAACTGATAAGAAAAAGAAAAAAGAATATGAGAAAAGAATGAAAAAAACAAGAAAAGAAATAGAAAAAAATCGTAAGAAATATGGTGCTGGTGGTAATGACTATTTAAATAACCCTGATAAAATTTAGTGAGGTATAGAATATGATGGAATTTATTATGGAATGTAGTGATTCATACGATAGAACTGTAGAAATGACTATGGATTATTACGATAAAACATTAAATGATTTCAATAAAAATATATCATTAGCCAATATAAAAGTAATAAATGAATCAGGAACTGATGATGACTATGAATACTTATATGAAGCTGCAGCTTCCGAATTCATTGGTAAAGCAAAGAAGATAATATTATCTTTATTCAATGCACTTGAAAGTTTTATTCAAGGGATAAGATTAAAGATAAATACTAATATTGTTGACAAGTATTTCAATAAAATAAAGCTTAAAATGTCTAATGATAAAGAACATAACTATGATGATATGGAAATAACCGTCCCTGATATGTATTTTCCTAATAAAGAGATTAATACTATCACAATCTCAATTATATCTAGGATAAGACCAGGAAAAATGAATGATATCAATATTAGTGAACTTAATGATTACTATAATAATATCAAAAAGAAAGTCACAGAAAGTCTTAAATCAAATAGGACAATAAGTATCAGTGATGGAATGAAGAATGTTGAAAAATTTTATAATTTGCTAATGGTATTAAAAGCAATGCAAATTAAAAAGTATACTGATAAATTAAATGGAAATGAGTTGAAGAAGCTTATTGAAATATACAAGGGATATTCCGCCATGATAAAATGGTGTACTGTAAAAAATTCAGAATATATCGTCAAAGTTACTAAAACCATAGCTTCAAAAATAGGGGTTTAAAGAAAGGATATAGATATGGATATACTATATGAATCAATTGGTTATGATTTAAATAGGATAGACCATCTTATGTATGAATATGTAAATACAGATGATTTCGAATTCATATTTGAAGATGGTGAAGATAAAAAAGAATCAATTGCAAGTAAAGTAGGAGCTACAATAAAATCTGCTTGTAATAAACTTATAAAACTTATAGCTGGTGTTTTAAATGCTATACGAGATACATTTAAAAAACTTAATATAGTTGGAAAAGGTAATAAAAATGATAAAGTAGATGTTGTTGATGGTGAAAAAATGAAAAAAGAGCATTCTAAACTTCTAAAGGAAGCAGAAGCTCTAGAAAAAGCTATTGACAATGGTGAAGATGTTGACCTTGAATCTTATGAAAATAAAGTAAAATCTTTTACTAGCTCGCCTATTAAAAGATTTATGGTGCATGTTGGAATGGATATTGCTACAAATGTAGCAAAAGCAAATAAAAGTGCTGCTATGATGGTATCTACTCTAATGGAGAAAGATTCAAACGATTTAAATATAATTGCGAATTCAATCGGTAAAGAAACAACAGAAAAATATAAACATAAGATTGACAAGTATGAGAGAAAGATTAGATTATTTAGATCTAAATCTCTTCTTAATAAGCATTTCTTTAAAGGTCTTCAGAATGGATTTATGTCAGTATATACAAGACTTGGTAATAGCAAATATGCAGTTAAAAAAATGCTAGGCGTTAAAGAAAAAGGAATTATTAATAAAATTAAAGCTGCTAAGGGTTTACATGATTTATCACGTAATTCTGGTGATTACATTAAATCTGCTCTTGGTTCAGGTGAGTAATACTATTGTATTGTAATGAAGTATATGGTTGATAACGCCATATACTTCATATTTTATGTTCGAAACATTGAAATAAGTCGTATGTTAGATGCGTTTCTAACTATAATTTTAAAATAATGAAAGGAGACTTATAATGATAAGTGCAGCTTTTGTAAGAGGTGAAACGTATACAGAAGATTTCTCTTCAGAAATAATAAATGCAACGAATGATAAAATGTATTTAGAAATAGAGAGTTTAACTGAAGATTATCTTGATAAAAGTGATAGATTATTATTTGAATCTGCTACATTTGATGATAACAGACTTGAAAGTTATGTTATTGAGAGTGGCAAAAATGTTTTTGAGAAAATTGGAGAGTTTATAATTTCTCTCCATACAAAATTTGTTAATTTTATTACAAAGATAATGACTTCTATAGAAAATAGAAAGTTCGCCACTAAAGATTATGAAAATAAATTAAATGAATTATCTCACGGTGACCCAACATTAAAAGCAGATATAGTTGAGAAATTCAAGAATGCAGATTTGAGTATTAGTGACATGAAGTCACTTTCTGAATTTGATAAGACATATAAAGAACTTGTTGAACTTAGTAAAAAATCTGAAATTGACCCTAAATCGTTTAAAGGTAAAGTTGAAGCTTTCAAAGAAAAGTTTAAAGATATTGATAAAAGTGCTGTTGTTAATATGGCTAAGGCATTTACAGCAGTTGCTACTGCAGCAGGTGCAATTGCAGTATTAAAAGGTAACTTATCCAAAGTAAAGGCAAGTCATCAAACAATACTTGCAAATGAGAAGAAAGTAAATGAAGGTCTTAGTGTAGCATATAATGAACTCATTAAGAGTAAAAATAGAGACATCGTTGATACAACTAGAATGTCAAATTATCAAGCTCTTATGAATCTTACAAACTTCTATTATGGTAAATATAATAGCATAGTAGCAAGGGACAATGCAACATGTAAAAAAGCAGATGGTATTGTAAACGGATTAATTAATTTGGTTACTAATAGAGAAGCTAATGCAAAGAATACTCTTGATTCTTTTGCTAAGTATGGTAAAAAAAAGTAGAAAGGAAGTAGAATATAATGAGTCATAATCTTATGGAAAAATTTATTGTAGAGGAATTAAATTTTTTTAGAGATTTTGATATCAGTAATTACATTAGTAATGGTAAATCGGCTTTAAGCGATAAAGTATTTACACTTGATGATAGATTTAAGTTCATATCTTTTTCTAAATCTATAAAAGATGCTATTGAGCAACTTGAAGGTGTTACTATACCTAATGACACTCTTTTTAACTTCACAGAAAAGATGTCAGTACTTCCATCCAAAGCTATAGATAATAGACATTACGAAGTATCAATATATCCAAATACAATTACTGATATTAAACCACAGTATATAAAGCAGTTTATTAATTTATATAAAGAAAAAATTGATAAGTTAATAAACGGTAAACTTGATGCTGAAGATTATCTAAATTCAGTAGATAACTCAGCTCTTTATTCTGTTAAGAAACAGATTTCAATAAGTGGTTCTGTTCTTAGTAAGAAGAACTTTGAAAAAGATGTACTTCAGAAAACAAGAGTAGTAGTTACTGATAAATTTATAAAAGAATTTGTAATGCCTTTTGTAAAGAATTGGGACGACTCTAAGAAAAATACAATAAAAGAATCAAATAACATTTTAAATGTTATCAAAGATGCAGAAGTAGAAGTTAGGGCTATTTATAATTCTTTAGAGAATATTAAAACCCGTGAAGATATTAGTAGAGATATAAAATTGAAAGTATCTCAGATTGAATATAACGCAATAAGGGACATATCTGAAATCTTATCATATACAACAATGCTTGTTATTCTCAAATCAAAAACTAATCTTGATAATATAGTTGTATGTAATCAGATTTATGATATGATTTGTAATAACTTCTATTCAGAAAGCCTTGATGTAGATGATTTATTCCAGAAAAATAATATAATGCCGACTGATACAAATTCATTAGGCGAATACTTCTTAAATGGTGATGTTGTAATATTCTCTAATATAGTTAAAACTATATGTGAGTTTTACAAGAATAAGCCATTTGATGAGAAGACAACTGCATCAATAGATGAAGTTTTAAGTAGTAATGGACTAGACCCAGTTGTTCATTATGATGATTCGGTTTATTCCGATATAGGTAAAGCACTTCTTTCAATAAGTTCAGGATTAGATGTAATATCACCTGAAGGCGAAGAACTTTTTATGTTCTTTGATGATATTGTAGATAGAAGTGGATTAAAGATTCCTCTTGAAGCAAGATTCAAAGGTGAACTTGCAAACATTGAAAGAGTTTCTTGGGATGTTAATACTTTAATCTTCACAGATACAAATCATGTTATATATGAAGAAATATTAAAAGAAGTAAAAGACTATCCAAGAAATATGGAAACTATCGCAAATATCACAAAAGAAGTAAATGATAAAATAACATTACTTCATGATAGATTTGAAAATAGTATTTCTGAATACAAGAACACAGAACTAATCAAAGAATTGATATTGTTCTTTGATGATTTTAAACCAAGATTCTCAGATTTTATCAATACGATAGCAAAAGGATACTATGACAGACTTAAAAGTCTTTCAAGTGTACTAGATAAGCTTACAAATCTTTATGATGGAAATGTTAAGGAAGATTCTCCTGAAGTTCAGGAAAGTCATGATTTCGAACTTGATGGTTTCATCTCATATATAGAAGCATTTGAAGATGAGTCTGCTGCAATATTTACTGAACTTGAAAAACAGTATGTTACAAGAAGAGCTAAAGTACGAACAGGACATAACCTCGTATTTACACTTGAAGATGGTGAAGAGGAGAAACCTGCTAAGACAGAAAATGATGTTAAAAAGAATGAAGAAGAAAAGAAAGAAAATTCTAATAACACAACATCAAATAACGATAACAACAAGCCTAAGAATTCTTCTTTAAAAAACCTCGTTGATACTATTATTAATTTTATCAATGAAAAAATTAAGAAGTTTACTAATCAGGCAAACGCTATCAATAAGAATAATAAAAAATTCTTAGATAGGTATAAGGAAGGACTCATTTCAAGAAGTTATAATAACGTAAGTAAAGAAGTTCTTCCATATGATGGAATGAAGAGTACTACAATTACCGAAGATATCGGTAAACTTAATAGCAATATTAACTCTTTGACAAAAGAAACTATTGAATCTTTTAAGACAAGGAGTGATGTTACTAAGAAACTTATTCCATTTGTAAATAATTTAAATACAGATGAAATGGCTAAAAGTATTACCAAATACTATAAAGTTGGTGGCACAAATAATCTGGAACCAGTGACAAAGTCTAACGGTGATTTAAAGAATTTTGTTGTTAATGAGATGATTCCATATTGCGAATCATATATTAATGGCTATTCTAAGACAGTTACTGATAACCTTAATAAGTTAACGCAAACTATTCAGAATAGATTCAATACTCTTGGTCTTATGACTGAATCTGTTTTTGAAATATCAGACAATGTATTTGTCGAAGATGGAGAGAGTGATGATAAAAAAGTCACAATAAATACACAATTCAAATTAATCAAAGAAGTTACAGAATCATTTACAGGAGCTGTTCTTAATGCTATAAGAGATAGGAATACTGATTACTTATCAATTCTTAATACGCTTAAGAAAGAACCTTCTGAAGGTAACAACGATGATAATTCTGAAGAGAAGACAGAAAACGAAGAAAAATAAATAAAAAAAGAATATAGCGTAGATATATTACTATTCTACGCTATATTCTTTTTAATCTTTTTTCAATGTGACATCACCAATTACTTCAAAGAATTTACCATTTCCATCTTTACTTTTATTAAACTTATGTGCAACTGATGTTATTACATATTTACCATCATATTTCTTAGTAAATGCACTATCTTCGAAAATGATATTCATCTTTTTATTAGGTGTTATCATATCTATATCATAATTATTAATTCCTAAATTAAAACTCTTTGTAGATGATTTCATTAAGTGTGAAAACATACTTGATATTAAAGGGTTTTCCGTTTCATCAACAAAAAACTGAGATATTACTTTATCTGATTTTTGTTCAGCTGATTTGTAATTATCAATAAGAGTAATCTCTTCAGCATTTATATATTTATTTGAATCTTCTAAATCGTATATCTCTAACTGTTCAGGGTCACAAAGAATAAAGTGATTTGTTTTATCACCTTTTTTGTATACACTTCCAAGTTGTTTATCCCATTCATTTAGAGTACTGATTATTTTAGGAACTATAAAATTAGTTATTTTCTTTTCATTTTTCCTATTTACTTCACATTCTCCTGAAAATGGTATAATATAATTATATTTTAATCCAAAATACATGATAGTACCTTTTTTAAATATACCATAATAAGTATCTATATATTGTAATCCTTTTAGTACATTCATTGGAGGTATCAACATTTCGTTATATATTTTAGTATTATCAGGAGATTTCATTAATACTTTTTTAAAGTTAGCAGTCTGTAACATATAAGCTACCGCATCTGCAACATTGGCATTTGATAATATTGCATTAACATTAGATTTTATACCTGTTAATTGCTCTTTATTGAAAAGATAGTATTCAACTATATTGAAAGAATCTGATGTTAATTTTTTCTCTTCTTTTTCAGATTTCTTTTTACTGTAGTTCTTTTTATCTTTACTTTTCTTAATATCATTTAAGATATCTTCTGTAGCAATATCATCTATGACATTGAAAATACTGTTTAAAAATAATTTAGGAGCAGAATATTCTTTCTCTCCTTTTATATATACTTTATCTATTCGCAAACTCACTCTGACATCATCTTTACTATGTATCAGTTTATGTTTTAAAACTGAATTAATAGAAAAGACTATTCTAAATAAAGGGAAGAAATTATGTTCAAAATCTTCCTCTAATGTAAGTTCAAGAACATCTCTAGGGTCTATTTTTAGTTCTTTATTTCCTTTTAATAAAAATGATACATGAGTAATGATATATCTAAATTTCCTTACTACAAAATCTTTATCTAACTGAACCGACATATTCAATTTCCTCTATTCTTTTTTATTTATAACTTCACTAGATTGATTTATCTAGTTCATAAAGTTCTTTTTTGAGTTTGATAACTGCTATTGCATTTTCTTTTCCTATAACGACTCTATAATTCATATAGTCTTCACCAGCTTTTTCAAACTTAATCATGTATATATTATTAATTATATCAGAATTTAATACTTGTAATATCTGATTATAATTAGACATATCATGCTTTAATGTGAAGACCATCTTATTATCATCATTAGGTAAAACTGGGTCAAATATATTTATTAACATATATAGTCTTAATATCGATGGAATATAAATTTCTGGAGTATCTATAGGGATGGATATATTTAAATCCATACTATAATCATCATACTGTAATATGCATGGAGTATTCAACTCCAATATTTCTTCGTATATACTATTTACATTACTCATTCTATTATCTATTTTAAAAGTTTTTTTATACTCTAATCTATGTTCGTAAATAATATATACAATAATACCAAATGAACAAAATGATATTATAATAACCCCTATAAATAAATTAAATAGCTCCGTCTCACACATATAATTTCACCTCAATCATTTACAACAACCCCTCTAATAATAATGGATGATCTTTAAACAGTGTCATATTCAATTTTCTTAAACTGTTTACATCTATTCTATCCACTATCTGATTTGTTATAAAAGTTTTTTGTCCTTCTGTTAGTTCCTCCATCATATCATTTATACTGATACAATAATAGTTATTAAGGAACTCTTTTTGATCATCCTCATCTTCAAATAAATTCTTTAAAGTATTAGGATTACTATCAGATTTTATTTTATTTATATTTGTAAGTTCTACTATTCTTTTAGATAAAGTAGATATTCCAAATCCTGATATCTTATCAACACTTCTTATTTTATCTCCTAGTGTCGATAATAAAGTACAATACATATTATACGAATCATATAATTTGTATATTTCTTCAACTTCTTTATTTCCTTTATACAAATCATTTATAAAACCTTTTAAATTATTAGATAAGTAAGATGTAGTTGTTTTATGAATGTATTGAACATTGAAATTATTAGAAAATATGTACTCAGTTTCAATGATATCCCCAGTAATAAGTAAGTTTTTTCTATTCTTAGTATGATTATTCACTATCTGAGGTACTAAACTACTATCAATATCTTTGGCATTTATAAAATATACATTAGGAATAAATTCACAATATGTCTTTATATCAGGAAGTATCTTATTTATCAATTTATTAGTTAATAATGAAAATTTAGGATTCTCATTAAACTTAAGTAAATAATAAGACCTGAAATCTTCATTATATTTAGTTTGGTTAAAAGTTTTAGATGTAAAGTCTGTACTATATATAAATACATTTACATCTAAATTATTATCTTTAAAAAATCTTCTATAATGAGCAATAAGATTTAATATATTGCTAATTATAATTATATCGAAATCTCTATGAATTAAAATCTTCTTTTCTAAATCCACTACCATTGATAGGTTGCGGAAAACTGTTTCTAAGTTTATAAATACATTTATTTTATCATCAGGTGTAAGAAAATTAGCTGACGATAGTATATTATCATAATCAACATATTTCAATTTCAGAATATTAAAACAAACTGAAAATGGGTCATAGTTATTATATTCATACATTTCTTGACATAATTCCCTTTCTAATTTCTTTAATTCTCTACGAGATTAAATAATAGTTTTGGGGTATCTTAAATACAATAAAAAAATAAAAAAAGAAGGATTAGATATACCCTTCTTTTTTTATTTTGGATGATGATACTATAATAGAATAGTATCATCATCCCATATTGTATCATCATCTAGATCTAATAAACCTAGAATAGATGATATTAATATTTTTAATATGGCATTGATCATAATGATACCTCCTTTCTTTTTATTTTATTACACATAAATAATATATGATTAAATAGTTTTAAAATACGAATAAAAAAATAATGTGGCATGGAATATATATATTCCATGCCACATTAATCTCTCTCTTTCTTATAAGGACTAATTACTTCCCTCTGAATGCTCTATTAAGCTCTTCAAAGATACCGATGTCATTTCTCTTTTTCTTCTTCTTATCAATCTTCTTAATCTTGTACTTGCATTCTCCCTGACGAATCTTATTAATTTCGATGATTGATACATCAAAGAACTCATTAACGCCACGATCAGTATATTCTAACATGAAATGGAATATTCTAAGTGGGTCGATAAGTAAAATGATTGCTTTCTCTTTACCAAACTTCTTAATCTTAGGTATTCTAAGAGATCTAAGATTTGCAACTCTTTCTCTTGACATCCTAAACTGTCTTCTCACATTATCGCTATTAAATGCTGCGATATCTTCCTTCTTATAAGCAAAGGAATTGAGATACTTGTAGATTTCTGGTAATAGAACGACAGACCTGTCTGCCTCTTCTCCCTTGTTCTCAAAAACACTAGGGACATTACTATTAGCTCTTTCCGCTTTACCTTCCATTGCTCTTAATGGCAACTTAAGAACGAAAGGTGTAAAGTTTTTTCCAGCCTCAATACTGTACAAACTAATTTCATTTGCAGTAAATTCTGGAATTTGTCTTGAACGCGTTACCGTGTTAATTCCGTTGATTAAGAAATCACGGACTCCTGTTGTGGTAGCGTCAAATGATGGCTCTGAAATGTCTGGGAGTAATCCCGACCTCGTTGAATAGACTACTCTGGTCTTATTCTGCTCGTTCATCATCATTTTGGTTCTCCTTTTCAAAAATATTTTCTATAGTTAAATAATAGACAATAGTACATCTATTATCATAACTCAATTAAATAATATATAATATATTGTAAAAAGTGTAATTACTTTTTAAACACATTAGTTTTATAAACTTTAATCTTTACAACTGGCGAGTTCCAATTGTCATCTGCATATGAAACATCACCCATCTGTCGTGCTCTTCTAGGTAGTGATGCGGTATGAACAATAAATTCTGAAACGCCACCATCTATTCCAATTGCATGATTGTGCGTTGTATGAATATCCTGTTTACAGTCACCTATAATACAAGGTATTATTGTACCATTTGCTAAATATAAATCAACATATCTTCCCACTTCATGTGTAAAATAACTTCCAAGAGCAATACAATATCTTCCATTTACAGTTCTAACTCCATTACTTGCAGTTGTAGCATATCCATATTGAAGTTTATACTGAGGGGAATTTCTTGAAGTAATGGTTCTAAAGTCCATATATGACTTCCTATTATCTCTTGGAGCATACTTAATTATACCGTTTCCATCCTTGAGTTCAGTATCTATTAATCCTTCCATTTTAACATCTTTTATACTTGCAGTTTTTACTTTATTTTCTGCTGAAACTACATTATCTTTTATCTTTTTATCTGTTATATAAGCTGAACTGATAAAACATAAAGCATCGTCATATTCAACTATATACCAGTTATTATTATATTTCATATAATCCACTTTGTCATTTCTTTTATAGTTACCTACAATCCTACTTTTTGTAGTAGGTTTTTCTCTTACATTTAAAACATAAGCCGTTATATAACCCTTTTTTACATCACTTTTAGGGTTCTTTTTAACTTCTGTAGTTTCCTTAATGTTGATCTGATGTGCCGAAATGAAATTCATTCTTGGTTCATCTTTCTTAAAGTATTCTATTAAGTCTTTACTTAATAGACTTGCGGAAATCTTTGTCTTAAGTTCTTTACTAATGAGTCTCTGTGATTCTTCAGATAACTCACTAGTAGGCGTATTAGCCTTTAAATTATAAGTAGATATGATGTTAGAGATGGTGAAAGGTATCGCAAGTATTGTGATAATAATTCCTATGAGAAATACTGTGTTGAAACCTTTCTTTGAATTGATAGTAAACATTGTACTGTTTTACCTCCTTAATTTTTGATATTTTTTTAATTGAATTATGACGGAAAAATAATATATAAATAAAATCAGATATAAGAATTTCAATTAAATTCTTATATTTATAATTAAGTAAGGTATCTAATAAAAAATTACTATTAAATAAAAAGAAGAAGAGTCTGTAGCCATATTACTAGGCTACAGACTCTTCTGTTTCATTCTTGTCTTTAATTTCTATATGTATTTCATTATCACTATTCTTTACGGATATATTATTTTTATTAGAAACTGTGTCAAGAATTTTATTATATACTTTTTCAACCTTAGATTTTTTTATGTCTAAACAAATCTTAAGTTTTTCTTTCTTAGTTTTAAAGTAAGTTAATTTTTCAATATAATCACTATGATTAGATATTATGAAAAATACTTCAATAAACTTCTTGTACTTATTTTCAAATATATCTTCAAGAATACTAAAATCATTATTTGATAATGTAATAGCATAATCTGGAATTGTACATTTCATATTTACTAAGCAATTCTCCTTTCTTTAATAATAAGGAGAATAATGGATACTTTTTATTTAAGAATCAGGTCGTAAAATCTGATTCCTGATATTTGATCTTTCTAGCCTTTCCCTTTCAATACGCATCTCTTCTTGGTCTTTTTGCAGTCGTTTGATACGAGCTTCTCTTAATTCAATAAATTCTTTTTTTGTCATGCCATAAAGTATATCGTTAAGAGAAAGCTCGCCTTTAAACAAACTCAATGATTCATCTAGAATTCTTGTATGTTCTCCACGTCTACTGTTGTATTCATCAATCGACTGTATGTCTGAAAAACCAGTTCATCTATGCTAAGATCCATATCTTTTGTTACAGCCCTACAATGAGGACAAGTAATATCTCCAAGTGAGAACGTAATATCCCATTCAGACTGCAGTTTTGTTACATACGCAATAAATATCTGGATTTCTCTTGGTGATAAATTATAGATAGCATCAAGAATATCTTTATATCCAAGGCACTCTATATATCCACCATTTCCATCTGGGATATACATACTTCTTACATATGAAAGTAAGAATCTATTTGTACCATAGATGTCATTTTCATCTGAACCAAAAGCTTCATTGAATTTAGCTTCATCAAGTGTAGGTATGAAGTTATATAAGAACTCATAAGCACTTACAATACCTATTTCACATACAATACCTGAATCTGGTAATTCTAAAACTTTTGAATTCATAACTGCTGAATCTTTCTTAATCTCGTCATAATCAGAAGGATCAGCTGTAGCAATCTTTTTCATATTATTAAGGAATCTATCAGAACATCTTTCAAGTCTAAGAACAGACCTTGTTGAGAAGTTCCAATTAAATCCCTTACCACAGCTCTTATTACCACATCTAAGTGGAATAGACTGATTCTCCTGCTCTGTAGCAATATACATACCATAAAGAGCAAGTGCAATATCAATAGAAGCGAAGTTCTTTAAGAAATCTTCGAAATCTTTAAAAGGTCCTGTAGATATATTTACCATCTTGTTATAGATGATACTTAATCTCTTATGATATCTATCAAATGTTACTGTGTCAGGAGTTAAAGATATATCAGCAAATTCTCCATAACTAAGACCTTTCATCTGAGCTTTAAATCCAGATGCAGGGAAGCATATTGTGGTTCTCTGACCATTATAGTCATATGACTTTATAACATCCTGGAATGACTTATTAACTTTCTTTGCTCTAATAGCATTAATGTCAATAAGTTTAACTTCATTAACCTGAATTACATCACTTTCTTCTATCTTCTCTTTTTCTTCAGGTGTGAACATAAAATCTGTTCCAAGATTTGTCTTGTCAATAAGGATTTTAACTATTTTCTTCTTTTCAGGAGAGATTTCATCAGCCTTATCTTCAACTTCTTCTGTTGTACCATCGTCTTTTACAACAGTAATTTTTTTAATTTCTTCTTTAGCATCTTTATTAGAAGCGATGATATGTTCTTTTTCAAACTCTGATAATATAGAGTAATCAAACATTGGTTCATCATCTTTTCTTACTCTAATAAACTTAGGTTCAGATGCTTCTTCACCTTCATCATTACTAAGATCGATTATAGTTGTTCCATCAGGAAGAGTTTTAACTGCACTAATTTCATCCATAAGCTGGATATAATCAAGCTGGTTAAGAGGTTTTCTTATAAGAATAACCTTTTTTCTCTTCTCAAGTTCAGCATCATAATTACTAGCTTCAGCTTCAATTGCTTCCATTCTGTCATCATTATACTGAATTAACTTTTTATGACCTTCTTCTTTAATATCTTCATCTTTAACAACAAGACCAAGATTTTTACCTTTTTTTTCCTGGTCAATAAGTGCTCTCTCAACTGGAGATAAATTATCTTCTTCAATGATACCTGGAATTGGTGCTCTATTTATAGTAGCTCCAGTATTTTCCTCTTCATCATCAATTTCGCTATCTGCATATTCATCAGCATACTCGTCAATAGTATCACTTTCGACAGATTCACTTTCAAGTGTTTCAGGGAGATTATTCTCTTTCCTAATATTACCTAATACTGCAGTGAGATCTAATGTCTCATCTCTTCGTATAACATTAGGTTCAAATTCATTTCTTGTGTTATTTACATCAGACATGTATAATTCTTCCTCCTTAGTTGTAATTTATATTTTTTATATTATACATCACACTTGATATATTGTATCAATTTGCTCTGTAAAATTAAAAACTATTTCTTTATTCTCATTAGTAGTAATACCTATTGTAAGCAGATGTCTTTCATCTTCTTTATCATTAATAACTGGCATTACTAATACTAACATAAGATTACCTTCATATTCTGTCTGTACTATTTCGAAATCGTTAGTATCTACAACGATACTTAAATCTTCACATTGCGTTATTAATTCAGTCTTAATAAAGTCAACATCGATTTCATCATCAAATTGATAAAGGAATTTTGATATATTAATACCTAATCTAGGTATTGATGGGTAAAATCCAGGTTTACCAAATAATAACATCATAATATCCATAATATATGATTCTTTAGGACTCATTTTTTTAGGCTTATTAAAACTATTTATCCCAAAAACTGGATTGACAACATCCATTGCCATTGTTTTCCCTCCTTTCCTATCGAATTCATTAATGAAATGTGCATCTTATAATAAACAATAAATGAGATATTACCTATATTTTATTTTATAGGTAATATCTCTAATTTAATTACTTAGATTCTGTTGATACGTCAGATTTCTCAACAATCTTTTCAATCTCTGTCTTTTCAACTTCTTTCTTATTTTCGCTCATGATATTCTTCATATTTTCCATCTCTGTCTCAATCATATCATAAATCTTCTGGCAAAGAGTATCCTGATCGATATAAGTTGCAAGATAAGGGAACTGGGTATAAATATCAGTAAGTACTTTAGATCTCTTTAAAGCACCACTCTTCTTATATCCCTTCCACTCAATTTCAGCATTACTCATAAGAGAAAGAACTTCTTCTTTAACTACCTTAAGAGCAGCTTCAACTTTCTGTTCCTTTGATAATTTTGATACCTTGAGGTAGCTTTTAAAAACACCAAAGATACCTACAGCGATAATCACAATCTCAGGAATGTAGTTAACAAGTTTTGTTAATAAATGGAGTACTAATTCAGACATGGTCATGTCTCCTTTCTTTTTTTAATTACTCTGCTATTGCTTTTGTAACTTCTTCAATAGCTTCTTTACCAGCTTCTACGGATGCTTCGAATTTATCTCTTCTTAGTTTAGCATCAACCTCTTCTTTTGTTTCCTTGTAAGACTTAGCACAATAAACTGCAAAAGAGATGCTTTCACCAATTACAGCACCAATAAGAGAGTAAAGAGCAGATAAGTCACTAAGAGTAAACATCACCCACATAGAGTATACTTCAATCATAAGACAATTCAAGAATATCAAATACATAAGTACCTTTGTTGTGGTGAGTTTTCTTCTTTTAGGAGTATTGTCTCTTCCATCGTTTTTAATTTCATCGATTTCGAGCTTTCTTTTTCTCTCCTGTAACTTAATAAGTTCTTTCCTTTTAATTTCTTCGAATTTAGAAGCTGACCTAGATTCATCATCTTTTTCTCTATCAGTCCATTCTAAATTCTTGAATTTCTTGTCATTAAAAATTAGATTCATAATGCATCATTTCCTTTCTTTAAAAATTATGAAAATGTTAGTATATGTTAACCAGCATATTCCAAAGCATAATCGATATTTCTATCAATATCAAACTTTACGAGAGTTCGTTCCTTCTTATTATAATCTTCAAAAAGACTTATGCCAAAGAAGGATTTAGCATCTTTGTCTTCTTTAAATAACAATAGTATTTCTCCATCTTTTTCAACAAGATTAAAGAAACGATTTGATTTATTTGAGAAGTATTTACATGTCTTATAGTTAGAAGTAAGTAATGCACCAAGTTCCTGAGATGACAATGTATATGACAATTCAAGTTCATCAAGAGCAGCTTTACTTACTCTATTTGAAAGTATATTTTTAATGTAAGCTGGATGAAGTCTATTTAACTCAAGTCCTACTTCAGATATTTCAATACCTTTATCAGCAAGTATATTATCTCCAATAATCATATCACCATTGATTAATCTATCACATAGCTTAGACTTATCAAAATTTTCAATTATCTTCTCGTCATTATACTCATCAGATTTAAGAATATTGAAATAGAGGTCTTTTGGAAGACTTTCTATATATGATATAACATCAACTTCTTTATTTATCAATTTTGTCATCAGGTCTTTAATCTTACTTCTAATACAATCACAATCTGTAACTGCCTCTAACGGAATACTAAATATACTATCATAATTAAAATTTGGATCATTGTGTACATCTAAATATTTCATTAATATGAAAATATTAGTTGCACAAAACTGAGGTATATTCTGAATTCTGTCATTTATAAAAAATAACTCATGAAGTATAGAACCTACTATATTACTTATATATTTATAAGTATTGAAGTCTAGTTCTATAAAGCCTTCTAATTTAAGGTTCATTGTCCTCATGATAGTATGAGCTTTTAACATATATCCCATAACAGTAATGAAGAAATATGTAGATACTCTTCTTATAATATTTCTAACATCATCATTATTTAGTGATGTTGAGATAGAATCTATAAATTTACCCCATTCTTTTAATAATACTACAATATCTTCTTTTTCTTCACAAGGTAGATTCTTTATTTTATCAATAAAAAATTCGATGTTATGTTTAATAGCAGTCGATTCTGTTCTATTAATAACATCTTTAACTTTATCAAATACGACATTTTTTTCAGTCTCCATTGCAACCAAAACTTTACTGCCGACATGTATCAAAGTTTCTTTATGATACTTTTCTTTATTAAAATTGATTTCATTTCTCGTATTTGGTCTAAAGAGATATGGGTTGCATATCATAAAGCATTTATCAACTGTTGTTAAATTACTATCATTAAGCATTATAATAATCCATTCCTTTCATTTTATCGTCAATATCTTGGTCGATATTTTCTGTATACAAAGCATTTAAATCATCCAAAGTAACTTCATTACTTTCGGATGATTCTATCATAAAAATTTTTTTATTCTCTTTATTGAGATAGAAATCTTTTAATCTAGTAAGAAATTCTACAAATTTCATATTTTCTTTATTAACGATTTTTATATAATGAAATTCATTATTCATCATAACATCGTCTTTTAACTTTTCTTTTACTTTATCAACTGCTTGTATCTTATGGTGCATATTAGGATTATCTCCACCATCTTTAATCTCTATTTCAACACCTATTGATGGTATGAAGAAATCAGGTATATAAAAATGAGTCTGATTTTCATACTTATAGTAATAAGTATGAGGAGAAGGTGACATTACATCTTCTGGATCAAAATTAAGAACCCTATCTAAAAAAATAAGAAATTCTTTTTCATAAGAACCAGTATAACTTGATTTATGGACTCTATCTCTCCATACATATTCACCACTTATACTTCTATTAGCAAGCATTTTCTTCTGTTGTTCCGCATCATTTAATAAATGAACTTTACCATACTTTCCAATCATTCTTTTTTTAAATAATTCACGGTATTTATCTTTACAATTAGGATTTTTACAAAACCTATTATATTTGTTAGTCTTTTCATTCCATGTTGTCTTATTCTTACATACAACACAATTACCATGAGTTTTTCCTGTATTTAGAAAATATACAAATTGGTTTGGAACCATATCTTCAGGAATCATCTCATTATGTTTCTTTTCTATATGTGCAGAATATTGATCTAATGAAAAGAAAATACTATCACAAAATTTACATTTAAATTTTTTATTTCCCACATTAATTACCTACTTTCATAAGAATTTATGTTAAATTTTTGTTTCATTATAATGTATAACGATAAAACATCATATTAAAATGTTGAATTTACTAAGGAAAGGAGGATCCTTGCTTTGTATGTAAATGATATTTTAAGTGAAAACTACTATAAAGAGTATAATCATATTATTGACAATAATATGATTCTAGAAGATGCTCTAATTGTATATGAAGAAGTAATGAGTGATATTGATTTATTTACTGAAGGTAAAAAATACAGTATGGCTAATGACTCTTTATTTACAAAAATTAAAAAATTCTTTACTATGCTTATAAGTTCTATATCAACTTTTATTAAACAGGTAAAAGCTGATGTCGAAAGAAGAATTAATATGGCTGATATTAAGAATAACTTAAAAAAAGCTCATAAAAAACTTCTTACTATGGACAAGAACTCTAAAGTTGAAGTTTCAGATATTTGGTCTTTGAAAAATGATTATCTTAGTCTTGTAAAAGAATTATCTTCATATTCCAAGAGAATAGGAAAAAATGAATATAAGTATACAGAAGACATGGACAGAGATATAGAAATATTCAATACAATTGTCTCGGAATATGAATCTAAATTAAAAAAAGATGAAGAACGAACAGTAAAAGTTAGAGCAGATGAACTTATAAGATTTATAGAAGATGAACTGACAGGAAGAAGTTCAATAATGGCTTCTTTAAATACTAACATGCAAATTGTTAGTGATATGAAAATAAATTGCGAAAGTCTAATGATGAAACGCGAATTATTAGGTCCTGATGTATTAACAAAGAAATTAACAATATTACAAAAACTAGCAAAGAGTATTACAAAAGTATTCCAGAAATGGGTTGCTAAAATAATTGCTACTTTTATCATACTCTTTTCTTAAATAATAAGGAGGAAATTCAAATGAGAAAATACGATGTAATTCATAATAACCTACAGGCTAAATTATTCAGAGGTGAAATCACACTTGAAGCTGCTGAGAAAGTTGATAGACTTGCATATGAAAGATATGGTGATGATATCTATGTAGAATCTGGTGATGATGTAGTAGATATGCTTAAAGCTATTACTAAAGCAGTTGAAGATGAGAAGTTAACTCTTGATAAGGACCAGAAAAAAGTTCTTAAAGAAATTTTCGATTCTATCGAAAATGATAAAGAAGACGAAGATGAAAAAGATGAAGATGATGACGATGAATCTGAAGATGAATCAGATGAGTCAGAAGACGAAGATAAGTAAAAAAAAATAAATGATGTATGAGATGATTAATATCTATCTCATACATCATTTTTTATTTATTTATTATCGGTACTTCCAATTCCACCAACTCTTACTGTATCAACGGTATCATCATCTACTGTAAAGTAGTTAGTAATAATACCCTGACAGAAAGCTGTTCCCTTTGGTAAAGATAATGGCATATTATCAGCATCAAAAACCTCTGAGAATGTTGCAATAGAATCACTATCCTTCTTATTATAAAAATTCTCAACTTCTCTTATTCTTCTAAAACCATCATAAGATAACTTTATGAATATATGCCCTTCATTCTTAACATTGCCGTAGTAATCACTGTCAATTACACCTATGGTATTTGAAAATTGTAGTTTATACTTGCTTCCCTGTCCACTTCTAGGACAGCATAACAAAGTCTTATCATCATCAAGTTTAACTTTAATTCCAGTTGGAATCATCATGGTTTCAGATACTCTCATATAAATATCAAATGGTGCGAAGAAATCATAACCAGCTGAATTTTTTGTAGCTCTTTCTGGTAATTTTATTGCATCATATATAAATTTAATATGATCTTCCACATACTCAGTGGTTTCAGATTTCTTTTTCAATTTTGGATAAACTGCAAACAAATCATTCCTAAACTGCTCAAATGTAACTTTTTCAAAAAACATTTCTTTAATTCTCCTTTTGTGTTATATTTTTTACAAACTTATTAAAAAGTACGGATTAAAATTAGATTATAGATACTTTCCTATTGTATCTATAATCTAATTTCTTTATTTTTTTACTTCTTGAAATCATCATTTCCAACAACACTTGGTGTATTATTCTTATCGTTCTTATTTTTACCATTCTTGTCATTCTTATTATAAGTATTGACAGTGTTGTTATCTGCAACATAGTTGTCTCTAGCACTATTATACATAGTTGTATTGAACTCTATGTTACCATGATTTTCAACAGTTACCTGAGTCTTTTCAAACTCATTATAAGGATTATGTTTGAATACTGTAAATCCACGTCTCACTAAACTAAGAACTGAATCATCATCAATTTCAAATGGAGTGAGAACTGGTCCATATAAACCAATTTCAGGAATATAAACAGGATTCTCAATTGTATATAAATTCCTCATTTTTTATTAACTCCTTCCTTCTTAAGAAATACCAATCATCTCATCAAACGTAATATCTTCATCTGATGATAATATTCTTTCAATTTCTGCGGACTCTTCGATAACATTCTCTTCATCTGATAACTTATTTACCATATTAAGAGCTTCCTGAATTTCATCAGAACTCTCATAACCCATAAACGTATTCTCAGCAACTTCAAGTCTGTCATCTATCATATCTTCGCTTATAGATTCTTTAACATACTCTAAATCTCTTGCAAAGATAGCGTTATCTCTACGAATTGAATCTTCTATAGATTTAAACATATTGTGACTTCCTTTCTTAAATATTTTTTATAAGGTATTTATTGAAGTGTTTTTATATACTAGCGAATATATCTCTTAATTCACTCTTTGTAATTGAAAATGATGTATCCATATCATTGACATGAAATACCACAATATCACCATCAATTTCAGGAGTTACTTTTTTAATAGATTTAAACTTCTGTGGTATCTCCATCATCTCTTCAATAACTTTATCCTCAATCTTTACAATTGCCATATTAATTTCCTTTCTTTAAATAAAATTATCAATATTCATGTAAGTAATATCTTTACATTTCTTTTTCATAGTAGGTATCATTTTCTTTAATGACATCATACATTCAGGTATTGATATATCAACAGGGTAAAATAAATAAGTGTCTTCTGTACTAGAATACTCTCTTAGCCTTCCTTGAACTTGGTCAGCTATTATTTTACTACTTATAGGTTCTAAGTTTATTAGTATTCTTAATTTCTTTATATCAGAACCTTCTCCTATTGATTTAATAGTAGATGATATTATATCTTTACTCTTGTTTTCTTCATTAACTGAGTCTTTATTATCACTATAAATAGTACCTACCGAATTGTTGAAATTTTCTTCTGCAACTTTAGCAACTATATCAACAGTTTCTTTTTTTGGTGATATAATTAAAGTCTTCCCCTCTATATTTCTAGTACTTTTTAAAATATATAAAAGAACTTTAATTAGTCTATTACCACTATTATCTGAAAACTCATAATCTATATATTTATAGTTAGAGAATCCATATTTATTTTTAACATCTGGAATTATCCCATATTCAGGTTTACTTGAAAATAGACATACTATAAATTTTGTATGTTTTCTTTTCACATTAATACTATCTTCTCCAAATCTTACTAGATATGAAAAAGCTCTTTTGTATATAGTAACTTCAAACGGGTCAGACCTTCCAAATGTTGCAGTGAGATAAAAGGTTTTATAACAGTTACTGAAGCAATCTATCATAAAAATATTTGAAAAGAATTTATGTGCTTCATCAAATACTTTTATTCCAACTTTTATCTTTTTAAAGAACTCTCTCACATCATACCAACTATGACTTCTTGCATATGATGCAATTGTTTGATGATTAGCAAAATAAATATCAGCATCTATTTCACCATTCATTATTTTTTCTATAACATCAGTTCCATGAATATTACAAACCCTATCCTTATTTACAGTAGTCATATTAAGAACGGATTCTATCCACTGATTCTTTATTTTATCTTGATGGGTTATCACTATACTTTTTATCTTATATTTAATTATAGATGATATTGTACAGTAAGTTTTTCCATCACCAGTACTAAGATTTAATCCTAACTGAGAATATTTTCCAGTATAAGATGATTCATCTTTTCCTAATAAAAAATTAATGGATTTTTCTTGTAAATCATTTTTTGGTTCATATACAACTTCAGAAGATTCGAATTTGTCATATTCATCTGGTTTTGTAGAAGGTAGAGGAGTTGAATTAGTCAACTCCTGCAACTTCATTAAATTTGTACCTCTTGGTAAATATAGTACATTGTCTAAAATAAAGTATGCAATAACTATTCTCTTATGTCTTACTGCATCATATTTAGAGAACATATTTTCTAATTCAGGGATATCTCCTTGCTTATATGGAGATACTTCTATATGTGAATGAAAAATCGTTATATCCATATCCTTTATTTCTTTCTATAAAATTATAAATCTTTTCCGAAATAGTTGTTTAAGAAGCTATTCGACTCATTCTTCTTCTTTACATGCTTACCTGCCGAATCAATACTAACCTGCTTAAGTATGTTATTGATTATAATAAGTAAGATATCTACCCTATCCTCAAGAGAAAAATCCTTAAGAAGATTTTTAATATCCTTACTAAAGTTCTGATCAACACCTTCTCTTCTAATCTTATCAATCATTGCAGTTGATATAATATTTCCTGCTTTCTGAATACACTGATCCATTTTCACCTTTACATCATTTAGTTCAGTTCCAGCTGTCATAAAATTTCCCATTTTTAATTCCTCCTTTATTATGAATATAAAAAATATTAGGAAAGAAGATATATAATTTCCCTTCCTAATATTTAGTTTAATTGAATATTAGTATATATTATCAATTATTGACAACATATACTTAAGCGAATCAATCATTATAATTCGCTGAGTCATAACTCTTTCTTAAAATCATCAGTGGGTTTGGAAGGACACTTTAGAAATAAGTGTCCTTCCAACTCTTTTTTGTCTTCTTAATATTACTATATTCGGTCATCCATTGATGAGCATCAAATCCATTTCCTTTTGGATTTTTCCATTTACCACTCTTCTTGAGTTTAAAACTATTGAACTCATCATTTGTAAGAACTGATGTAATCCAGTTTATGTCATCAGTCACATTTGTATCTTTAAGGAGAATAAGAGTTTCAACTCTTCTATCAAGATTCCTAGTTAATAAATCTGCACTTGATATATAAATCTCAGGTGTCTTATGATTCATAAAAGAGTATATTCTGGAATGTTCCAGAAATCTTCCTACGATTGATTTAATTTTTAGGTTCTTTCTAGATTTTAAACTACAAATACCTCTACAAATTATTTCAATCTTAACTCCTGCGTCAGCTGCTTCATACAACTTATTTACCATTCTCACATCTGATATAGAATTTACTTTAATAAATATTTTTCCTTTTCTTCCTCTCTTTACATGCGATATCTCTCTATCAATACACTTTTCGAGAGTCTTACGTAAATTTACTGGAGAATAATAAACCTTATCAAGTTTTTCATCAGGCTTAGAATAACCAGATATAATATTGAAGATATTTAAAAGGTCAATACCTATTTTATGTTTTGATGTAAGGTATGATAAATCAGAATATATCTTAGCAGTTTTCTCATTATAATTTCCAGTTGCGACATGTGAATATATTTTTAATTCTTTACCTACTTTCCTTGTCACAATACACATTTTACAATGAGTTTTAAGATATTCATCTCCAACTAGTACATTTATTCCTGCTTTCTTAAGCTTATTAATTATATTAATATTATTAAGCTCATCAAATCTTGCCTTTAATTCGACAAGAACTGTTACTACTTTACCATTTCTACTTGCTTCACATAAAGCTTCTATTATAGGTGAATTTATTCCAGAAACTCTATATAAAGTTTGCTTAATGGTTTTAACATCAGGGTCAGTTGCTGAATGTTGAATAAACTTCACAACTGTTTCATAGCTATCATATGGGTGATGAAGTAATATATCTTCATGGTCTAATGCATCGAAGATATTGTAATAATTTTCATCATTCTCAAATTTAAATGGTTCAAAACCATGATATGAATGTTCTTCTTTATTAAGGATACATTCTTTCATGAATATACCATAATTAACAACTTTCTTCTTATTAAAACAATGGTCAGATGGAATCTTAAACACTGACATTATTTTCTTTTCAAGTCTTTCATCACTACCCTTTCTCATTTCCAGAAATAGAGCATTAGAATTTGTTCTTCTATCGAGTGTATCCATCATCTTATCGATAATAAAAGTATCATCTTCAGCATCATCGTGATTTATTAAAGCTGACGCATCTTTTACAATTCTAAAGACTCCGGTACACACAATATTCTGATTTACAAATAACTCCTTAATATAATGAAGAATAACATCTTCTAATAATATCACTTTGTTATTTATCTGGATTAATGGGTCAAGTGATGATATTAATGGCACTATTATTAAACTATCTGAATTTCCCCTCTTAACTATTGCTCCAACATAACTCATACACGAATCAACATTTGAGTGATTATTGGTAACATCAAGTGGAGTTAATAAAGGAAATATGTCATTATTAAAAGTCTTACTAAGAAGATTTAATTCTTTCTTATTAAGATTTTTAGGTTTGACAAATTTAATGTCATATTTCTTTTTAAGTAATTTCTTCAAGTCTTTAAAAGTTTCATTTTGTTCTTCCATAAAACTCTTAATACCGTCAAGTAATCTCTTATAAGGTCTATCTTGTGGATTATTAAAAGCAAACCCAAATCTAACCCCAATAAATTCATCGAGATTACTTTCTGTTATTGCTAAGAATTTCATCCTCTCGTTCATTGGTATAGCTTTTCTCTTAGCACAAAATAATACCCTACGATTAAAATCAATCCAAGATACATCTCTGAAAAGAAAAGGTCCATTAGCTTTTTCTTCTCTTACATTCATTTGATAATTTTCAATATCAAGTTTCATCTCATACTTCATCTCCTTTAAATAAAATAATATAAATACAACTAACTACTGATTAAATAATATATAAAAGAAGAGTATAGATAAATTTATCTATACTCTTCTCTAAAAAAGTTATTCATCACTTTCATCTAGAACGTATTCATTTATAACACCATTCTGGTATGAAAATGATACTCTTTTATCATCATCGATAACATATCTTACTATATCGGCATCTGATAAATTAGATATTCTATATATTGCGATAGGGTTAGATACTATTTCTTTATTCAAGTGCGAATAAAATACCTTATTAAATTCAGAATAGTCGCCAATAAAAAACATAGTTCCTGTATAAGTTACTTTAGTTATTAAAGAATTATCCCCATCATTCAACCTTATATCATCTGCACTAAACTGATAGTCTTCACCGACGATATTTTCAATATGTTTATATTTAAGGAAAGATACTAACAGTAGATCTCCAAGTTCTGTAAATTTTACTTTCGGAAATTCATGTTTAGTTGTACATGTTATGAATATCTTCACTACGATTTTCACACATTTCCTTTTAATATCGTTACTTCTAACAAATATCGTATATGTAGCGTATCTCTCCTGCAAATCCGTGAGGTAAAAATGTTTATTATCAATTTCAGTAAAAACTGTAACAGGTTTAGTAGGTATATTTATAATATCGATTATTTCGATTGAATAATCGTCTATCCCGAATGTTATATTAAACACTGGAACCCTATCGATTATCTCACCCATTACTTCATGGAACCTCTTATCAAGTTTTTGAATAAACTCTCCCTCATTTATTTTTTTATAATATTCATTAGAGTGGTCATCGTCTTCAATCATCACCCATTTTTTAATAGTATTGGTAAGATTCTTAAGTATACTCATATCATCACCCTCACTTTTATTTTTCAGTCTGTGCTATTTCATCTGGTCTATGTAACAAATTAACATTATTTTCAATCAACTCACCATTTACGATATTATAAATCTTATTAGTAGTTGATTGATATGTCTGAGGGAACTTAAGAGGGTCGATTTCATCTGTACCATTATCCGCTATATTAATATAGAAATCACATCCTAATAATTCCATCCAGATATTAAAATAATTAACGCTCATCTTTGTATCATTATCTAGAGCGGACCTCATATTAGGCAATACATATTTTTCTGTCGTCTTACTCTTTAATCTATTGAGGTCAATTTTCTTTGTTGCAATGATTGTCTTTACTATCTTTTTAAGAAAATCATCGCTATCTTTTATTATAGGAATATAGTTAGATGATGAAGAGTTAATATCATTCAATACTTTCTCATCAAATAACACCTCATGTTCTTTAGTAGTCTCTATAATATTTACTAGAGACATATCTACTATATTCTTGCAATTGAAAGAATCTTTTATAGATTTTTCTGGATTAGAATACTCTACTTTATCATCTTCATTAATCCAGAAATATGGATATTGGTCAGCGTTCTTTGGTTTATTCTGTGAATAAATCCATACAGTTTCATCTTCCCCTATATATCCTTTACCGTCTATATATAGACCGGTTAACTTATCATCCTTGATATCAATAGCTCCAAGCACATTCACCGTACATGTATCATTACTAATATACTGGTCCAAATTTTCAATCTTCATATTTTTTTTCTCCTTTAAGATAATTTATTGATACTTTAAAATAGTATATAACTATTCAATACTTTATACACTTGATGGTATCGATTCTGTTATTTTTACTCTTGGCTTAATATCAGTTATCTCAGTATTAATTGTCTGAGCAACTGGTGGTATATTGAAGTTTAATCCATTTGCTTCCATATATTTTAATAATTCTGATGAATTAAGTATAGCTATAGATAATAAGTTCAAGTCTAATTTACTTAATTCGTATGTAAGATATTTTAAATCTTCTAATGTTAAATATATGAAATTTGCATAATAATTGATAGCTAATGTCACTCCAATATCTCGTTTTTCCGATATCTCTTCATATAATACTACAGTTGGTTGAATGATGACTCCTTTATTACCACATTTCAAACCTCTTTTATATTCTTCAGCTTTTTCTTTATTAATCTGAAGATCTTCTTTATCGTCATAATAATATAATTCAGTTATCTTTTCATCCATAATTGTATTTATATCTTTTAATACATTCATAAAAAGATATAAATCTCTTCTGTTTAGAGTGAAGTTTAAATTAATATTGTATTTATCATCTCTCTTATCTAAGTAATTACTTATATCAATATTAATAAATGGATGAGGAGATATTTTCAAATACTCAGTGGTTTTAATACTGAACTTAGATACTATTTGCTGGTTACCGTATGCTGTATTATTACCAGTAATATCATTCTTAAGAATGATACCAAAACTCACTTTACAACTCTTATGAACTCTAAATAAATCAATTGATGCTTTTACCATCTCATACTTTTACCCCTTTCTGTGTTTAATAAAAAAAGAGTGAAGAGAAATACATACATTTTCTCTTTCACTCTAAAATTACATCAACTCTTTATACTTACTATTATAATATATTGCAAAAATGATAAATGTTGATATAACAAATATTATTGGCTTCGTATTATTAAAAAGAACCAATGTACATAATGTAAGAAATGTACTATCATATAAGCTATATTTCTTAATAATATTACGAGATTCATTTATCATTTTTATTTGTTCTTTTCTTAGCTTCCTTGCCCTATTTTCATTTGTCATTAAAATATACTCTGATACTATATATGTAAATACATATATTCTACTCTTCGTAAGAGTCTTAATCGTATGTAGCCCTACGATACAATTTCACAATATTTATCTTTAACATTAAGCATATTATATGCTGCATTGATATCTCTATCTATTTCCAAACCACAATTAGGGCAATAAAGAACTCTATCCTTTAAAGTAATATTTTTAAACTTATGGTTACATATGAAACATTTCTTAGTACTTGGATACCATCTTGTCACCATACGAAATTTAATACCATATTCTAAACATTTCGTTATTAGCTTAACCTTAAATATAAAGAATGATGATTCTTGTATGGATTTATGTAGCTTAGTATCTTTAGTACCGTTGTGTTTAATCATATCCATTATGTTTAAATCTTCCACTGTTATACACTTTGGTTTGGTTATCACTGTTAGCATATGTACAGTCTTATTTATGAAATCATATCTTATATTATTTAGTTTACTCTTAAGTACTCTTATCTTCTTAAATAATCTTCTTATTTGTGAAGAGTTGTAGCTTTCTCCTTTCATTATTCTTTTATAGTTCTCGCTTAGTTCTTTAGTTGGATTGTTATCCAACCATTTATTTAATAAACGATAATAATTAACTTCTACTTTCTTACTTATGATTTGCTGAAGTTTAACTATCTTATCATTTATTTTCTTATATTTAGGGTTATTTTTAAAATGATTAATAAATCTTGTACCTATATCATAACTACTATTAGCTACAGTACAGTAATTCTTTAATCCTAAGTCTATACCTAATGAATTATCGTTTAAACTCAGATATTCATTGGTATATTCATAAATAAGTACTATATAATACTTATTGTATTCTCTTATTACTCTACCAGAAGTAATGTCTCTTATATTAGGTAAGTCATAATTCTGAGTAATACGTATTCTACCCAATATTGGTATTTTAATTATATTATACTTAATATAATTAATTTGATCTTTAATAAAGAAATAAGATTCTTTATGTATTATTTTTCTTGATTTAAATTTAGGAAATCCTTTCTTTTCTTTAAAGAATCTTTTAAATGCCTTTTCTGCACTCATTATTGTATCTGTAATTGCCTTACTACTGTACTTCTTTATCCATTCATATTCTTCATTATTCTTCTTTAACCAATTTATATATTTACTAAAGTCATATCTAGATATAAACTTATTAGAAGTTCTATATGATTCTATATTATATTCGATATATTTATTATAAATATATCTACAGCATCCTAATGTACCATTTATTATTTTAATTTGTGATTTATTAGGATATATACGGACTTTAACTGTCTTTATCACATTTTTTCACCTCCATTAATATATATGCATATAATTTAAGTATTATTTAATATAAGTACCATTCAAGAAATATGTGTTATAAAGACTCCTACCAAATAACTTCTTTAACTCATTGATGTTTGTGTTATTTATTATATACCCTTTACATCCACTAATAACAACAGGAACACATAAATTCTCTGGTGTCATTTGTATTTCCGATGATACTTTATCTTTCTTTTTATTTATTAGGCATTGAGGTATTATAACACTTTTACCATTTACATAAATTTTATTTTCCATCTATACTTCCTTTCTATAATTTCTTAACATCAAATGTATTACCGAAGAGATAAGCAAACATTCCAACTTGATTAACTTTTAATTCTCCAGTAAATGGATATCTTGGTACACTATCATCATACCCATTATACCCCATATTATAGTAATTATCTTCACCTTTATACATTCTAAACATATTATAATGAAGTAAGTTAAGAGCTTTATTTATTGTTTCATTATAAGCATAACTAAAATCATCAATATATTTTAGTAGCTCTTCAAATATTTTATCAGACTTAATAAAGACATCCAACTCTTCCCCACAAGTAGATACTATCTGAATGATGTCATTATTACTATTTCTATAATTTCTATTCCCCAATAGATAATTATAATGTCTATCGATAAATCTAAGATATGTATCAGAGTCCATATACCTATCAACTACTACAAATTGATTTTTGTCTCTTACTTTCATGAACTCATCTTTAAGATGTTTATCTTTAGTAAAAGCGTATAGAGAAGATGGATTATTACATCCATCTTCTCTATACTTTTTATAAATCAAATATATTTTCATAATTTCTTCCTTTCTCTTTTCATATTAAAAAGAATTAGTCCTTACAACTTGTGGAGACTGATCTAAAAATAGATGTTCTTCCTTTGCTTTATATAACAAATTCATTGGAACTAATTTATTTGTTACTAGCTTCACAATATTTCCACGAGTTATAATATCATATGTATTATATTCATTATTTAATTTTTCACACACAAATATTGTACTACTTAATTTAATAAGTCTGAACATAATACCATCTTCTTCCAATACAACTACAGCATGCTTACTCATAATTTCTTACCTTCCTTTTTCTTAGTATATATTTTTTTAATAATTAAAAAATGTGATTTGTTATAATTTAGTTTTATAACAAATCACATTTATACCAATAAATAGTACTAAAAAATATTATATAAATTAAATAACTACTATAAGATTTTCTGCAGCTCTTGTAATGGCAGTGTATAAGAGTTTTTTATTATCTTCTTTATCTCTCATAAAATTTTCATGTAAATAAAGAACATCATCCCATTGACTACCTTGGCTATTACCACCATAGAATCCATTCTGTGCAAATGTATGATAATCAGGTATTGAGAAACATGCAGTTTCTTCATATGTTTCTATAATCTCTACTATTGGACTGCTGTCAAATACAACAGACCCATCAAGTTGATCAGGTTTTAATATTCCATTTACCAATTTATCTTTGTCACTATAGTCAAATATAATGTCAAACATGCCATTTTCATCCTTATTAGTATACTGCTCTAAATTAAGCACTCTAGTGATAACTGATATTTGATTCATCATCTTTAATGGTAAGTTAGGAATATGAAGTTTCTTATCTTCATTCTCAGTAATATTGTCAACTATACCCAACATATAAAACATCATATATATTATACTTGATGTCAGAATACATTTAGGTACACTTTTAGATTTATTAAGTCCGCCCATAATACTCATCATCTTTGATAATAAGTACACTATATATTGGTTATTTATAATATACGATATTTCTTTTTCTTTATTATCATCTGCATAATTTACAGTAACAACATCTTCATCATCTTCTAGTTTGAATGTATCCTTCATATAGGTAACGAAGAAATTATCTCCAGTAGGAGTTACTGTAATATTTACATTGTTATCATCATAAACTGCATTAGTTGAAAGAAATCCTATTATATATGCAAGTTCTCTCGTCATTTTTTCAGGTAGAAAACTATTCTTAATTTCTTCCCTATATTTAAATTCATACGGAGTGTCAAATTCATATATTGAGCATAGATTTTTTCTAAATACTACTTTATCCCCGATTTTTAATTCACTACCATGAACTTCTTTTATTTGAAATTCATCTTTAATATCTTCATCTTGTATATAACAACGATGTTCGTCTGTTACAGGAAAGAGATTTCCTCTTTTAGTTCTACATCTATGAACTCTTTGAATACCTGACATAATAAAATGGTCAGGTTTTACGAATCGTCTTATACCATTATGAATACGATATTTATCAGAACGATTCTTACTGTGATAATAATACGATAATGGTACTATACCATCTGTAGAAAATACTAATGTATCTAATGCAAGACACGAATGGGTTGTAATCGCATATGCATATTCCATCTTATCTCTAAATTTAGAGTATTTATTTTCCATTTTAACCTCCCCAGGTAATTCATACATATGTTCGTAATCAAATTCAATATTTTTAAATACTTTTTTTGTGAAATCTGGTCTGAAATCCATTTTCATACTTTTACCATTAAAAGAATCTCTATGGATATTATCAACATAACCAGTCATTCCATTTGTAAGGTATATATCATTTCCTATACATCTCCCCCAGTTATTCTTTCTACAAATAACTTTTTCTCCAATATGAGGATATTCTAGGTGAGATATCTTCTTTAATCTTTCCCTATAAAACTGATTTATATTATATCTTAATTTATTTGTACCTGTGAGTATTATATCAGCTTTTTTAATCTGAAACTCCGTTAAATCTTTTTTACTTATAACTGCAGAGTTCCCATAAACACCATATTTTAATTCTTGCCCATTTAATACTTGTTGAGCTAAATAGATTATAGGATTACCCTCAGCTTGTCTCATTACTTTAGTAAGTATTACATCAGGATTTTTTAAGAAAAATGGTTCACCAAATACAGGTGGTAACTGATTTAAATCACCTAATACAACAACAGGTATTCCAAATGATAATAAATCTTCACCAATCTTTCCTTCTACCATAGAACCCTCGTCTACTACTATAAGTTTAATTTTCTTTCCTATTTTTTCTTTTAATTCAAATTTACCCACTAGTTTAGGCTTACCATTATCTCTAATTATAATTTTTCCATATTCATCTCTAGCAAAATCTTCTACATACTCATATATTGCAGAATGGATAGTTTTACCAGGCAATCCGTTTCTTTGTAAAACTGATGCTGCTTTACCCATATATGCTAAAAATAATACATTACTCTTTTTTAACCCTATTCTATTAATAAAATAATTTATTACTGTGGTCTTGCCTGTTCCGGCACCACCTGATATTTCAAAAACTTGTTTATCTTTTCTTTGCCACCAATGTTCTAAATCATAAACGCAATATATCTGTCCTGTGTTTAATTCAATTCCCATTTATTTTATTCCTTTCTATATATTAATGAGATTAAAGTTTTGTAGGAAATATTATAATTTTTAACAGAAATATAACCAAAAGTGAGTATTTAAAAGGAGAATACGATGATTTCAACTTTAAAATTAAATACGATGATTAATACTGATTATAATGCAACAACATATAAAAGTCATACTGTTAGTGGTAGTAGTGTAAATATACCATTATATATACCAGCATTAATGCCAAAAATACCAAAAGGGGGAAGTCCTAAAAGTTCTAATATAATAAGAATAAATAAAAAGATGTTTATAAACGAAAAACAAAAGCCTATATTAACTAAAACTCAGTTAAAAGGACAAAATTTTATGACAGCTACTGTAAATATTGATACTGCATTTGCTGATATAAATTCATCAGTTCAAATGATTTCTGGTTATATAGGTAAAAATATAGTTAAGAAATATCATTCAGTTAGTAGTAGGGGAATAACGTTCACTATTAATAAGGGTAGTATAGTAAGATGTAAGTTTCTTAATAATAAGATAAGTAAATTAGCTTTCTATACTACAAAAGAAACCAGTTACAAAACATTGTTAGCTTAAAAAATAAGAAATGAGGATAAATTCATGTCAATAAGTGAAGCTGAATACGTCATTGATAGTATAAAAGAGTTACATAAACAAGGTAACTATTATGAAAACTGTACTTTACCATTACCACCACCTCCAATTGCTGATCACCATAATACATTGCAGGATAAGAAAAAAAATATATATTGTGATTTTCATGTCATTATACCAGATGATGTTATTGTAAATAATACTCCATTATTTGAAGTTAGTGAAGTTACAATATACACACTACTTTCTGAAGTTGTTGATGATATGAATGATCTCAGAAAAAATTTTTTAAATAGAATAGATAATGGTGAATTTAGTATAGTTGAGCATTACACATATTCGGATATACATAATTCAAACAGAGCTTTTTATATACATAAAGTATTCACATCAGATGAAATTAAAAAATCTGATAAAGTATACGGATTCGGGTGTAATTTCTTAATATTGCTAAAAAGTACTGATGGGTTATTATCATTTACACAAGTACGTTCAAATAGTTTTAAAGATATGGATAAATTATATCAAATAAAGATAGAATTTGACGGTGATAATACTATAATATCAACCCCATTTGAAAATTCGATGAATTATAATACAAAACCAGCTAAAGTGATAAAAAGTAATAGGATATCGAGAACAAATAGATATTTTTCATATGATACTATTGAAATAGACGATGTATATAAAAATGCTTTTTTTATGCCAAAACCATGTATAATAGATAGAGATGAACAAGTTAGATATTTAGACCCAAATGATTATCGAAGACTTATAGATGGTGGTTTATCATATATAGACAATATGGATAGTAATGTTAATGCTATGATGGAATGGAAGGATGTTAGGTGGGATTTAACTTTTGTAAATAAGCCATCATCAAAGAGTGGAGGGTACTATATATTTACAATAGCTAATTTTAGTAATGATATTCAATATGATGAAAATACGGTAATAAATTTAAATTATGTTAAAACACCAGACACATTTTACACTGCAATTTTTCCAGGTATAATAAATAAAGGAAAACTCAGATCGGTCGGAATACCCGAATCGCCCGAGAACTTACTAACGACTAGATGCTCATTTGATAAGTTTAAGAGTAATGCTCAAAACAACTGTAAAGTAGATGGAAATCTTAAATGTGGTATAGAAGATTTTTATACTAGGCTATTTATAAATCTTGCAACATTAATGGTTATTGGTGATATTCGAATAGTAAATAATATGTTTGCATCATCTGTTGAAACTGATCATACGCATTATGGTAATATGATGGACTATATGGCAATACGACAAATAAAAAAGTATAATTTTAAATTAGGGATGTTTAAAGATAATACGCCAGATTCAGATGATTATATAAACGGGTATAATGTGTTTGGAATGGCATGTTGGAATCCATGTTCCATATCATATTTTTTGGATGGAATTTTATACACCGAGTCAGATAAATTATCATCAGATAGAATAATAAGTACATTTGCAATAGCACCTCCAGATGATTGTGCTGATGCTCCCCCAGGTACTACTGAATATATATTAAACACTACATATCCTAGATGGAATTTAACATTTACTGATATTTGGGATAAGTCAAATCAATATGAAAGACATGGATTTGTGAGTTTTTCTAGCACTGGATTAATTAATAGTGCTGATGGTGAGCTCGCAATTAGGCATGCTCTTCTTCCAAAATTACCGTTTTCTGGTAATTTATCAACAACATCATTAAGTAGTTATTGTTGTTTAAATAAGTCAAATACCAGTATACTATCAACAACGGCAAGAATGGTATACTCCAAAATGTATACTGGGATGTTATCATCACCTACTAACCGAATACTTAATCTTGGAAGAGTTGGATCTACTGATATTGACGACAATATAATTGGAGTAAATGAATATACTGGAGCAAGACTTTTTTGTTGCAAATAGTTATTATCACGGATAATTATACATAAGAATAACATTATAAAGAAAGGAGACTTGCTACTTTATGGAACTTCAGTTTTATAAACAGATGGGATCTCAGACAGTAAAACCTGTAAGTATTGATTCAACTTCAAGTAGGACCGTTGTATATATTCGTAAGAATATAACTAGGGTTACCAGAGAAGATACTTTAACTAAAGCTAAGTCAATATTTTGGGAATATGATGAGGCAATTGTTCCTATCGAATATTATGTTGATCATATATCAGAGATTAACTTATCATTTAATGCTGCAAATAACGAGTTAAATACAGAAGTACTCGAAATGGTTACATCATTAAGTGAAAGAGTTGATGAATTGAACGACATGATGGAAACTATTATCGACATGCTTTCAACTGGTGAAGAAGAAAATGATGAAACACCATCAGGTAAAGAAAAAACAAATAAACCTGAACCTGAAAAACCAACTCCATCTAAACCAGAAGAAAAGAAAGCAGAACCTAAACCAGTAGTGGTAAACCCTAAAGAAGAACCAGCCGGAGAAGAAGATGAAAGTGAGGGTGATGAACAATGATTGATTATGCAAGAGTGACTGCTTATGCTAGACTTATAATAGCTAAAAGAAGAATTATTGAACCTGTACAGGGTTCAAGATTACCTGTTGTTCCTAAGAAATATAGGGACGCTGTTATTCAGAGACTCGATGAAGAGGGTTATGATAAGTGGGGCGAACTTAAATATTATTATAATTAAATAAATTAAATGAGAGTGATGTAATATAAGTTTACATCACTCTCATTTTTATTTATATTTTAAACTTTTTTAACTTTATATTATTTTTACTAACTCCAACATCTTTATCAAGTAAATTATAATATATATTAACTTCTTTATATAAATACTTGATTCTTCTTAATACATACCCAAAATATTTTGGAGTTGTTGGTGTAGTATTCTTTTTATTATATAATTCATCATTATCTGCAAAAATATTTACAATTACATTGTCTCCCATAATACCCATATCCAATAAAGTTTCCAAAACACCAACATATCTCTTTCCACATACTGATATATTGATAAAATTAGAATCATCATATCCGAGATTTTTATATATTGACAATGTATCGAGTACCCCTTCAGCTAAGTTAATTATAATAGGTTCGTTTGAAGAAATATCGATACTATTTTCTATAGAATAGAATATTTTATTCATCTTGCTTTCTTTTGTTATAGGATATTTAATCCATTTATATTTTTCTTTACCGCTCAAATCTCTAAATAAGATATGACTATTTCCAAATGATAAAAATCCAATATAATGGTCTTCTATATTTCTTAAATAATTAATTGGTAAAGTTACTTCTTTTATATTATTAAATTTTAAGAAAGATTTTAAAGATGTAATTATCTTTGTTTTCCTTATATCATCATCTGATATTTTACAACTAAGTCTATCCTCAATATATTTTATTTTAGAGTTATCAGTTATTTCTGGTATTTTATAATCAAAATATATCACAGAACTCTCATATAATTTTTTAAATTTATTACTCTTACTCTTATATTTTGAAAATGATGCTTTGATATCATTATCGTCAAGTCCTATAACTGTAAAAAATTCATTATTTACAATTCCAGAACTCTCACATTTAAAGCAATGATATACTATAGGGTCATTATCATTAATATCAATATGAATATATAAATGACCATGTCGTTTATTATCACTATCTCCACAAAAAGGACATCTCGTTACATATTGAGTTTCATTGACTCTTCTTATATACTCTCCTCGACTATACAAAAAGTCTATAAACTTTTCTTTACCATTCATTTATAATACCCCTTTAAATAAAAATACTTTTAATGACAGTTTCAAAGTAATCATTTATAACTATTTCTGATAAGCTACCATTACTTAATAAGTAAATATTAAATTTGGTATTTCGTCTTTTAAATACTGATATTATACTATTTATTTCCTTGAAACTAATATTTTCATCAAGTACTATATTAAATTCATCATATTCTGAATTTTTGATATTATCAATTATATAGATGATATTATCTAAATCAGAACAAAATATACTACTATATTCACTACAAAAATTGATATTTGATATATACCTCTTTACTAATTCAATACTATTATTATATGTAATATAATCTTTTGAATATAGTATAATCTGACCTTTTAAGTCTTTTAATAAATTTAATATGTTCATATTAGGATATTCGTAATCTCTAATAATAAAAGACCCTATACTATCATCAAATGTGATGAAATGCTTACATGCTTGTATAAGAGTATCTTTATAAACTTTTTCTTCTTTAATATCTTTTATTCGAAATACTCTCATATCAACTGAATATATCGAGTATAATAACTTTTCTATTTCTCTTTTTATATCCACTTTATCGTCTTTATCAGTTCCTTTAAATATCAAGTAACTGAAATCTTTTTTATATTTATTATCTAATGATACTAAAAATAATTTATTCATAATCATTCCTCGTTTCTTATACAATTATAAGAAAGTGAATAAAAAAATAAAACCATATATGAATATTTCATCATATATGGTTTTATTTGAATCATTAATTATTAATCTTCTACAGTAATAGAATGCTTGGTCATAAGAACTTTACCTACTGTGTTATTACACTCCATAGAAATTGAGCTAACACCAAGTGGCTTACCAAATAGTCTTATTGACTCTGCAACTGCTTTCTTAAAATCAGACAGATTAAATTCAGGTGAAATCTTAAATACTATCTTATCACCATCAATGACATTTAGTTCAAGCAATCTTCCTTTTTGAAGAAGATACTTTAAAATGTAATTGGTAATAGGTCTAACATCAGCCCCAATATTTGATGCAATTGATATGAGTATAATTTTAGAAGCCTCCATCGAAATGAAATCATCTGGTAATTCAGACATTTCTTCCACTAGTAACGATTCAAGCTCATTAAACTCAGACTCACTTGAAACACTGTCAAATTCCTGTGATTTTATATCACCGTTAATTGCAGTGATTACACCTGCCTTATTTGCAACATTATCAATATATGAAAACTCAAATGTATTACCGGGTTCAAATGAAGAACCACATAATAAGAAATACTCAATAACTTTTATTGGAGGTACTTTTGACCTGAATAAAATCGTATTTGGGTCAACTATCATGTAGTCTAATACATCACTACTAATTCCCCAGATTGTGCTCATTGATTCTTCTTTAGCATTTTCTGGAAGAAATATAATTCTTCTAAAAGAGAATTTAAAAGTAACTCCATCTGAGAATTCTCTTCTAAAAATTAACCCGTTTGCTCTTAACCTACAAATAGTACAATCTTTTTCATTGTACGATTTTTCAAAGTATTCATTTTTCATAATTTTTCTCCTTTACTTTCTGTGTATTGATACATTAATTAGAAACTCTTTAAAAATACTAATATTTCATCACTTATTTTATTTTCTGAATAAAGAATTTCAGTCCCTAACATCTCAGGGAATTCATAAGCAACATATGTAAATTTAGTATTAATAAACTGACTTAATATCATAAGAAGTTCATCAGGTTTAATATACTCTAATAAACTATACTTATTTTTCATTAAATCTTGATAGATATCACTTGATTTTATTTTTGTTAATAGCTCATTATTTCTAATAATTCTATTATTAACTTTATCGCATAAATTTCCTGTGAATAAGTATGGAAGAGATGCATAATATATAACACCGTTCTCATCCTTCATATAACCAAGGTCTATTAATAACTTTTTCTTTAGTAATAGTAATATGGTAATATACTCTCTTTTTGTGAGAATATTTAAATCAGTACAGTTACCAAATATTCTGGCATAATAATTCTGTACTAATTTAGTTTGAACTTCACTTGGGTGATGATGCACCATATAATAGTCAATCTCTTCTTCTGTTATCTTAACATCAATAAGACTCTTGATTTTTTCTATGGTGGATTTTATATTGATAAATGATAATATAGGAAGTCCTTCATCTATCTTATTCTGATTCATAAGTAATTTATCAGAACCACTTAATCCCTCATCATCTCTATCATTTGTAACTTCTGTTAAGTTTTGCTCATATTGCTCTTTCAAGAAGTAATGTAACTGGAATTTTATTATAACCTTATTAAATCCTATTACATTCTCTTTATATTGCTTAGTTTTAGGATCATAGTTTTCACTAAAAAGATACTTGACCATATTTTCTGATATAAGTACTCGTCTTGTAAATGAACGAATAACATCAGATATGTCAGTACCAAATATTTCTCTCTGACCAAATATTGGTCCATTATTAGCATTACTTTCAAGAATCTTAGCTTTGATATACACATAAAGTTTACTGAACATATCAACAAATCTATTTGTGTATACATATTTAGATCCATCTTCTTCAAAATAATAAAATACTCTATGTTTAGTATATTCAGGTATCAATCCCTGCTTTTTAACTATTTCTTTTAATTCTTCTTCTGAGATATTATCCCTTATAACAATATTAATATCATTTTCAATAACACGAGATAACTCATACCCTTCAACTGTTCCAAATATATCAAATAATCCACTATAAAAATTATATAAGAAATCACTATTCTTATCAACCTTTATATTATTAATCTGAGTATAATGAAATATAACAGGGCACATTATCTTTATTCCAAAAGAAATAGCAAGTAACATCTTTACATGTTCATTAGTAAACTCTAATGACTCTAGATGTTTCTTTTCATTCTTATAAAACTTCTTTTTATCTTCTGATGATGTGTCAATATCATCAAAATAATTCTCTTCAACTAATTTCTTTATCTTATTTATAATTGAGTCAGTGAATAGTGTTTCATAAATAAAAGCAATATAAGCATTAACATTATCAAGATTAAACAACTTATTTTTATCAAGTGCAAATTTACATCTTAAATATCCAGATACTAATTCATTTTCATCATCATAGTTATTGATAAAGAAATTGATATATGGAGCAATAATATTTAACTGGTTACTATAACTATCCTTACCTATTACAAACTTATCATAAACAGATAATTTATCTTCATATCCAAATACTTTTTCAAAATGACATACAAATATTTTCTTTCCATCTTGTTCTACTATCTTTTGATGTTCTTTTGGTTTCCATGAATTTATCTTGGAAACTCTTCTAATAATTTCATCCGCCATAATTTTCTTACCACTCCTTTATTTCAAATATAGGTTTAAAAGAAGGTATGATAGAATATTATAATATATACATAATATTCTATCATACCACAAAAATAATATATAGTTACTTTTTAAAAGTAGACTTTTTAGGAGAATTTTTTGAAATTCTCTTTATACTTCCACCTTTCTTTGCAGACGCTACAGTTTTCTGTATTTTCTTTATTATTGGAACTTTACTATTATGAAGATTGACATGAACATGATGTCCATCCACCTTAATATCTTTCTTAAGTTCTTCTTTTACATCAGTTTTTTTCTCAGGAGTAATATTCTCTTTTATTGTACTAAAATCAAGTACATTATTTGAGAATTTTTTAATATTAACATTCATTCTCCTAAGCCAACTATCTTTAATAAGATAATCAGTATGAGATAGAATAAACTTAAGTGCATAAAATATGCTTTTATCATAATATAAATTCATATTTATATTACTTTTTGTAGGTGGGGTAAATATATACTCTTTATCAACCTTATTTCCAATATTATTATCGTCTATTAAAATTCCAGCTCTTTTATAAAGATAAGCATATTGGTACATGAAACTTGGACTATTGGAAAAGAATTTAACTTGGTAATTATATACAGTAGATTCCTTTTCATCATCTTTATCAAAAGGAATAAACTGAAATATTACATTGTAGTGGTCATTTCCTTTATTAGATTCAGATGGGACTATAATATTAATATAATAAATATTCCCTATTATACAAGACTCTTTTGCTTTCATCATCCTACCATTTTTAGTAAGGAAATCTCTGTATTTCTTTTCCAAATCGTCCCTTAATTTAACTGGAACAGTATTTCCGAAAGGTGAATCAATAAATTCTTGTAAAGATTGTAATGCCCCAAGTTTCATTTATTTAATCTTCTTTCTTTTTTAAAAATTATGCTTCTGAGTAACAACCATCTGATTTCCAACTATTAATATAGCCATCAAATCAATAGTAGCTTTTAGTATCTCGATATCAGTCTGAACTGAATTTATTACATCGTCAGTAAAACTTAATGTTGATAAGTCAAATACCTGATTTGTAATTTTTGAATATTCAATTATTACAGAATGAATTGGTATTAAACTGTCATCATCATAACCGAGCTTATCTATAGCAGTCTTTATTGCTTCCTTATCTCTAAATACACTAATATTTATTCTTGGAAGCTTATGCTTTACACATGATAAGAACTGATCGACTATATCGACATCATTTAAACTCTCATCATATGCAAACTTATAATCATTAAATGCATTTGTAAGTACTGTTGAATACATTGATGTCATACCGTAGTATAAGATACCAAGTAATATCTTATTAAGTTCATCAGTCTCTGAAAGTCTCAATTCATCTAATATCTGTAATAGGTTTAAATTACATCCCATTACAATACCATGTTTAAATGCACTTTCAGCAGCTTTAACCGCGTCATCTACAGCATCTTTAAACATTGATTGTGAAAGTTCTGAATCAGCTCCAACTTCAATTATACCCATCTTTAACTTAAGGGAATATAATCTCTCTTGACACAAGAAAGTTTCAATATTAAAAGTACCAAGCTTCTGATATTTTCTCTCAGTTTCTTCTAATATATCTTCTGCTTCTTTAAGAGCTGCCTGATATCTATTCTCATCATACTCAAGTTCAACAAATTGAGATGATGTGAGACCAAGTGAGCATTTTCTTACAAAGCCAAGTCTAATTGCATCATCCTGTAATGGGATTAATCTTTTACTAGCAGAAAATCCTTCAGGTAGCTCATCAACTCCATGAATATAGTTAATAGCCCCTTCATCACTAAATGCAATGCAAGAGGTACCAACTATTCCTCTATCATCTATATTAAATAATGATGAAATTGGAGTTCCTGTATTTACTTTATCGATAATCTGTTTTTCTTTCTCTCTATCAATAATATCTGTATTCATAAGAACAGAAAAATCATTAGCAAGTCTTCTCGTGTGCTCAGATATTGCTCTATATCTAGTTAGAACTAGATTCACATCATGTGTCTTTCTATATTCTGCATTAAGTTCTGGGCTGATAACCTGAGATAGAGCAGTTTCATCAAATGAAGGAGCACATACAATAAGATGTCTTCCCCTTGTTCTACACTCGAGGTTAAGAGGTTTAATGATTTTCTTATAAGTATTCTCTGTTATCTTAGTTGAGAATATTACAATATCAGCATTATCAAGATTCATTGTCTTATCATCGTTATTAATGTAGAGTCTGTCTGCAAGATATAACTCATACTTATAACCTTCAATAAGCTTTTTCTTTGTTATTCCATCAGGAGCTTTAACACAAGTGATTCCTGGAGCTCCTAATTCTTTATATAAATCAGCAATATATTCTGTAATGAGTTTATCACCATTACTTGATATATATACGACATCATATATATTTTTATACAATTCATCTAAATCTGCAGTTCTTACAGGTTTAGCTTTCTTTTCAAGCTTTTCTATTATAACATCTTTAAGTTCATTAAACTTATAAATTACATCTCTTGGAAGAATCATATTTCTATCTAATTCTTCCTTATATTTTAAATACTGCTGGTAGATACCATTTGTTGCTATAATAGCGGACGTTGTACCATCACCAACTGTATAATTTAATCTACCACAAATATCAGCAGCCATATCAGAAATTGTCTGGTCAACAAGAGTTTCACTTGTATCAAATGAAAGATTCTTCATTATTGTGAAACCATCCTTTGTAACATGCTGATATGGGTAATTACAAATAAGTGTAGGAGCACCATATGGTCCAAATGACTTTGATAAAGTTTCCCATAATATATGAAATACTTTCTTTGTCCTATTTTCAAATTCTTCTTTTGAAATTACATTTATTGCAGGATTTTTCTTAAAGATGTCATTCTTATGTCTAACATCAGTTTCATCCACAATAGTATTATCGTTTAAAATTGTCATAGTTTCGTTTCTCTCCTTTTATTATATATTTAGACTTAAATTTATGTAATTCTTGTTATAATTTAATCTTAAAACTGATATTACCGTCATTTGACTCATCGTCTTCGTCGTCATCTTCATAATCTTCATCATCGTCTTCGTCGTCATTATCAGAATCATCGTCAACATCATCTTCGTCATCTATATCTTCTTCATTTTCTTCTTCGTCATCAGATAATTCATCATCATCTTCATTATCCGTAAATTGAATGAAATCTTCTTTGTTTTCATCTACTATTTCAAATGCTGTATAAAAAAATAATTTATACACATATTCATCTGCTAATTTTTCAACATTTACTTTTAATTCGCCATCATCATCATAATTATATCTATACTGATCTGCCATTAATATAGTAGAGAATTTAAGTATGTCTAATTCAACAAGTGTATTTATTTTCTCTATATCTGAAAATACAAATGTTGTATTTGACTTTATTTTATTTTCTTCTAATACTGATTTAAAATCTCCATATACATATTTAATACCACTATGAATACTTGAAACATCTTCTTCAATTAGTTTTGAATAATTTTCACTGTATATATAGATATTTTTTACAGTGCTCATATTTAAAAAAGTTCTCATTGTATCATAGAACTTTAATTTATTATCATAATTTAAAATATCAGAAGGTAATTTATCTAATTCAATATATAAAAAATTATCTAAAAAATCATAAACTTTATTAGGGTCACCGTCAAATCCACTTAAATTGGAAAAAAAATCAGTTATTTCAAAATTCTTAAAAATATTTCTATTCTCTCTTGAAATATACCATACATAAAGTTCTGCTTCTGACATATCTTCAATTTCACTTGTATCTAGCAACCCTTTAAATATACTATTTTTCCTTAAAAAATTAATAATAGTAAATTGAATACATCTCATAATATCATGATATTCAATAAATACATTATCGGCACATGTAAATGCGGAATCATAAGTAAGTATGAAATTACCCTTACTCATATCAAGCCCATCTAAATTTACTCCCATGGCAATCTAAACTCCTTTCAATTATTATATAAAAAGTGGTATATAATATAAATATATAAAAATAAAAAATAATTCAGTAATAACATAAGTGTAATGGCAAACAGTTACGACCATTAATTAACATTCGATAACAAGATTAATATTACATGTTAACAAAATCGATATTATATGTTGAATTCATGAGTCAGGATAAAAAATAGCCGGGAAGCATCACCGGAGTTTGCCAGTTGGCAGCATGAATAGCTGTTATTGCGAGTATCTTGTAAATAGCAAGATACTCGCGTGTTTTTATTGTATTAATGGATTAGAATAATTTTTTATATTCAATAATGAATATAATCTTATAACACTTTTAAATAGTTCTCTATTATCGGCTACAAGTTTTAATATTTTTCTTAATTCATTTATACTTTCTTCTCTATCTTCTTCCCCTGTCATGTAATTAACTGCAATTTCCACAATATGCGATATTCCAATATCATATGCTTCTACTATGGAAACGTCTATTCTTGAAATATCATCTATGGATTTTATTAAATCCGTTTCATCAATATCGTATCTCATTAATCTAACAAAATAAATGTTTGACAATAAAGAAGATATATTTTCAGCAATATCAGATTTCTGCTTATCTGATATATCATCATGTAATTTATAAATATTAGATTTATTACGGAAAATATAATCAGCATGTATTCCAATAAGTAAATCTAAAAATGTATTATAATCATATGGATATCCATCTGTTGCAAGGATATTAATAAACATATGTATACACCCAGTAGTAATCTTAGAATAAAATGGTAAATCAAATATAGAAGTATTATCCTTAAAAATCAAACTATGTGTTAATCTTTGTACTAACTCATCCATAACACTATTTATATGAGTTTTAAAAATACAAAGAGTTGTATCACTTATAGTTTTATCATCTACTCTATTGATACATGACATAAGAATATTATATATGAACTTTCTTTCAATTGGTGATAATACACAATTATTTTCCCATTCTTTATAAATATCAATATATTCTTCTTTTAACTGATCGTCATCACCAATAATCATACGAATATCATCACTTGTATACCTTAATTTTGCAAACTCTATCATAATTTCCCTCCTTATTATATGAAAAGATTTAAAAAAGACTCATGATATTATTATCATGAGTCTTTAATTATTTTTTTACTGTAAGAAATCAGACATATCTCCTGTATATGTTGATTCTGGTGCTGAATAATTGCTACCTGCACCATTCATTCCACCATTATTTCTATTTGAATAACTACTTTTAATAGCATTTGAATAATTGATTGAATGTGGTATAGCTGGTGTGTTGGTGTAGATATCTCTAAGCTTCTTAATGAAGTTCTTATAATCTGCATCAACTTTAACTATTTCACCTGCACCTGTTTCATTGTTATAATTAACAATTGAATCTTTCTTCTGGAACTGATGTACCATCACATTATTAGAATCTGCCTTATTACTGCTATCAACATTCACAGCAATCGATAAGAATACATCATTACCATCTGTTGATAATGTGAGAATTTTCTTATTAGCATCTGCTCCTATAATGATGGAAACACTTGCAGCCTTTTTTTCATTAAATTTAGGTTCAAATTCTTTGTCAACCATCTCCAAAAATGTTGTAGCATTTTCAAGGAGAAGTGATGTCTGAACAATCATATTCTTATCCTGACTATACTGTCTTAATCCATTAGCATTTACTCCAACACAAGGCTGGAATTTTAATGAAATTTTATCATTCCAAAATCCCAATGATACAAGGCAATTGTCTGAATAAGATGTAAATAAATGTGTATTCACATTCACCTTATTTTCAATTCCGTTTCCGACATTGTTTGAGTTGTTTCCAGTAAACATAGTTTTCTACTTCCTTTCTTTCTTTTAATTTTTTACTCTTCGGAAGAAGTATCATCAATATTTTCTTCTTCCTTGGTGGTAAGTGATTTATTTTTTCTATAAGGATATTTCTTAAGTATCCTATTTCGAACTCGTCCGTAAAGTTCTGATATAAAATAACTATCCACCATATCTATATATGAAGGAATGAAATTTCCAGTAATCTCTAAGTTTTCGAATTTAGAATAGACATACTCGACTTCTGTTATCATTTCATCTCCTCGTATAAGATCGAAAAATTTATCAACATCATTACATTCTCTAACTTCAGATAATATAAATTCTATTATACTATTAAGATTAGAAAGAACTGTTAAATCATATTCATCAAGTATTTCTTCCTCTTTAAATGTAAGGGATGTTATATCTTTATTAATCTTATATTTAGATAATATATCATTTTTATTTGAATCTAAGAAATTTAATATAAGATTAATAAAATTCTTTTTGATATTTTTAATGAAGAATCTATAAGTTAAGTGTAATATTTCATGTTGGTCTTCTTCATTCAACTGGTCAAGTGTATCAAATCCTACACTTAATTTCTCTTGAAAAGTTCGTTCAAGAAATGCAATAAACCCATCTCTTAAATTATCAAGTAAAAAAACATCATCATCAATCATATTATCTTTAGTAAAATTGTACTTGGTTATGAATGATTGCATGTAATCATGTTTACAGTCTTCAAGAGGGTCATTAAATTGAGACATAATAAGTTCCTTTAGTAGTTCAATAGGTACTTCCGATATAAACATCTCATCGTCTAAATCGGATGGGGTGTAATAATCTGTTGTCATTAACAATTTTCTCTCCTTTTTATAAAATAAATTTATCTCTGCTAACTAATTCAAGACCTAAATAATTATTAGCATCATCATTACCGAGATGTTGAGAACTATTTGTAATTTTATTTTTATTATTATATTTATAATATAATGGGTGAAGAGGACATTCATACCTCTTACATGGTGAAGGTTGAATACATTTAGCTTTACCTTCATATTTCTCTATCTTATTTCCTAGTCTCTTTCCATTCTCGGTATGTTCCATGATAAACTCTGTTGTATTTCCACAAGCACAACAAGTAAGTTTATATCCGATAATTTTTTTACGCCTATTTAGAAGTTCTGTCTGTAATTTATTTTTACACCCACAAGTTTTACATTTCTCTTTATATATCTCATAATCTTCAAATTCTCTCATATTAATATTTCCTTTCATATAAATTTATTATATCGACTTATAAAAATGTCATAATTACATGAAGATGGAAATATAAAAAAATAAAAAAAAGAACCTGCGATATTCACCACAGGTCCAAAAATTGAAATTATTTACTTTACATTTTTATTATAACAACTTGCTGATTGCTATTTATATCTCCTTATGATTTGGCTTAGGTGTGATGCTACTATATTGAGTATATTAAGAGCATCATCCTTACTGTTAGCAAGGTACACTCGTTCAGCTCTACTGAAATATATGAGAAATTTTTCAGTAGATATCTGCTCCGTTATTATATCATCGATTACATCATGAATATTAGCACAATCATCATCTATGGTTAAAAATTTCATCATAATAACACCCCTATTCTATAATATCAACCCTACCATTTTTTGAAGATACTAGATATTGCTTGTCTGGAAATATGAGCTCCAAGGCTGAACATAATCTCGCCATTGATTTGTATAATATATGCATTTTACCATACAATATAATTGATGTTGGGCTATACTCAGTCTCAATCTCATGCAACATTTTGTGCATGATATTAATAACTTTCATACTATCACTAAAGAAAATGTGTGCTGGGAATAAATAATCGACAGCATTATCAGTTTTACAATATGCTTTAACGACATCAACATCAACACCTCCATCATGTTCTTGAATATGCTCACTGTCATATACTTCAACTTCTAAATCATATCCGTTATATTTATGCAACATACCATACAAAAATTTATATGGCTTGCTGTCAAAATTCAAGGAATGCTCTATTGGTCCGTGTATATAGATATATGACATTATACACATCATCACATCGAGCAGATGTGGTTGCATATCATGCATGTATGGATTAGCATATATGAAATCATACAACAGATCGCTTAGATATATTACTGGATTAAAGATATCGGTTATATCTCGTACTTCTTTTTTAAGCTTTTTATATGTAGTGGTAATGATGCCAATACCGGGTAATAGTGTACCTGTGACAGTATTATTTAATAAAACAACATCTATCCACAATGCTGATTCCTGTGCTGGTGTAAAAGGTTCATAGAAAGAAAACCTATTACCAATATCATATTTATTATTATCGATATCTTCTTGTATTATATCCCAGTATTTGTATCGTGCAGACATCGTCCAAACATCGGCACAGTTAATAAAATAAGTATTATCAATACGGTCATACTTGAAAATATGTGTAGTGACAATATCACCTTTGATATGTATCACATTACATGAAATATCGTCATTTAGTAGATATGGTGTATCATACATATGAACATATTTTTTTGAAAATCCGGAGTCATTTTCAATATAACTCACAGGAAGATATGTCATATCATTAACAATTAATGACGCAAGATCACCATTACCAGAACACAGTTCGTCATGTAGTGTATCAGAATATGGATATATTCTAGGTAATATAAATGAATTAGCATTAGACCTAGTTACATTAGTCACTGGATATACCAATATCTTATAATCTTTAATTATTGCAAAATCATGCCTACATATATAATACTCCCCTGATATAGACACTACTTTATATACCCTATATTTATTTGGGTCATATATCCAGAAACTCTTGGTATTATCTTGGGTTGTGTTAGTTGATACATTCTCATTTGTCTCATTAATCATGGTATTATCTCCTTTTATAAATGGTTTATTTAATAGATACATATAAATATTATATAATAATGATAATATTGTTTGAATCATAAATATCAGTTATACACTGAGTTAATCATTTTAAGAAAGGAATTAATATAATGAGTAAAGGTCAGTTTACTAAAAGATATATTGAAAAAATGACTACCATTATGAAACAAATAAATCCTAATTGGGATACAGAAGAAATTGAAGATACTATAGAAAAAATGATTAAAAAACAAAGTCATGACCCAGTCGTTAAACTAGATAACAGCTATACTCATGAGGTTAAAGATTCTACTGTATTATCAGTACTTGATTGGGTTGAAGAGAGAAAACCTATTATAGCAGGTAATGCTGCATTTTTTAAAAATCAACATGAAGCAATAAATCCAACAGCAAAGATGTTAGAAACATTTGATACAAATAGAAGTAACTTGAAAGATCAGATGTTTTCAATTCCAGATTCGCAAAGTCCAGAATATAAATATCTTGATAGGTCTCAGTTAAATGAGAAAATAAATGCTAATTCATGGTATGGAGCTCAGAGTGCACCATCATCACCTTTTTACAATATATGGATTGGACCTTCGATAACTCATTCAGCTCAAGAAGTAATTTCATCTGCAGAAAATTACTTTGAAGGATTTATAGCTGATAATTATGATTTTTTAAATCTTAATGAATGTATAGAGTGGATAGATTGTATGATGAAGTCTTTTAAAAAAGATGGCGAATATATTGACGATTGGGTTAGAATTCAAATGTTTGACAATGTATTTGATAGGTTATTTGATAAGATATTGATGAAAGAGAAGAAAGATGAAGAAATATTAAGACAATATTTATCATTCTTTACAGATGATGAGTTAACTTATTTATATTATAAGAATAATCTTATTAAATTCATATCAGACCATGATACAATAAAAGATTTAATTATTAGCATATTTGAAAACACTGAGAATTTAGAATATGTTGATAAATCAGATACAGATTGGTTTAGTAAAATTCCTAACGAATATAGGGATAAGTTTGTAGGGAAATCCGCAGGAGATTGGAACTCTTTCGTAAATAATACTTTTTTTATGAATCCTAACAAAGTCCCATCTCAAATAAAACACGATGTTGAGTTGCTTAATGATTTCATGATGAAATATGTACATACATCATATTTAGCAGCTGAAAGAATATATAGATTGAGAAATTTTAAAAGAAAGACTGTTACTATTATAGATACAGATTCAAATATATTATCACTTGACCCTTATGTAAATTATATACTAAAGGAAATAGTAAAAGGGAAAACATTTGGAAGAAGTGAGAAAAATAATGTATTTATAACAATTAACACATTAGCATTTATACTATCTTCTGGAATAGATAAAATAATGAAACTTTTCGGGGAACATAGTAATGTACCTGAAGAATATAGATGGATATATAGAATGAAGAATGAGTTTTTATTCTTAAGATTGGTTATAGGTAAGACTAAGAAAAGGTATATTTCAAAAAATGTACTTAGAGAAGGTACATACCTTAATCCACCAAAATATGATATAAAGGGATTTGATTTCAAAAAGTCGACAACATCAGATGAAACAGAAGAATTCTTTATGGGATTAATTAAAAAATACATAATTAATTCAGAGTCAGTTGATATTAAAGAACTAATAATAAAAATCAAAGAGTTTAAAGAAGAAATAACTCGTTCAATAAAGAATGGAGAAACTAAATTTTTACCTCTTGCAAATGCAAAAAATTTAGGTGCTTATAAAAATCCTAATTCAATGCAATCAGTTATAGCTATTACAACATGGAATATGCTATTCCCTGATAATAAAATACAAATCCCGTCTAAAGTAAGTATTTTAAAACTTAATATGTTTGATGAAGAAGATATTAAAGACTTAAAAACAGAAAAACCTGAGATATATAATACTATCGTTGAAAAGGTATTTAATGATAAGACTGGTATGTATGTATCAAAAAAAGAAGATGGTAAAATCAAACTAGTAAATCCTAATAATAAAGAGTGGTATAAAGAGATACCATCTAAATATAGAACTAAGTATAAGAAACTTGGTCCTGAAGCATGGAATGAGTTTGTAAAAAATAATGATATCGAAGATGATAACTTTATAGTTAAATCTAAAGGTATACAAGTTATAGCAATTCCAAGTAATGCAAGAATACCAGAATGGTTGGATAAGTACATTGATTATCCTACAATTGTAAATAATATTATTGCACCATTTATTCCTGTTCTTGATATATTCCAAGCAAGAATATTAAATGAAGGCAAAACTATTAAATCAGTTGATAGGAAATCTAAGACATTTTCAAACATAGTAAAGTTTTAAATAAGAAAAATGAGATTGATGATAATAAGTATCATCAATCTCATTATATTTTTTAACCATAATACATTGTAGGGAAATCGAGATGATATGTGTCATCCCATTTATCAATCAAATCTTTTCTCATATTATCAGCATCTGCCCATTCATCAAGTTTAAGATTTATTGTACCTAACGCAGTATTAATTTCTGAATATTGTTTAAGTGTAGGGTAGAGATTCTCCTTAACATCAAGTAATGCTAACTTAATAAACTCTTCTCTACAACTCTCAGGAATTGAAGCTAATGATTTATCGTGCTCAAAACCAAGTAATATTTTTAGACTAGAACTCATCATAGCATTATATAAAGTGAGTGTCCTTGGAGCATCATATTTAAATGTAATTTTAGGAACTGCACTATTCATTATTCTTGCACCCATATTAGCAGTAATTAATTGCTGAATACCGTATCCGTTATTATATGCCATCAGTCCCAATCCATTATAAATACCAGCTCCTGACATATTATCTGTCCTGTATCCGACATCAAGAACATAAAGTAATTTCCTAGTCTTAAAATCAGGTAATAATACTTTCTTATATTCAGAAGTCTTCTCTACTTCCTCCATTTCATGAATATCAATATTTAATGTATCCTGATATGGACAATATATAGAAAATGTTGGTATAGTTATATCAGTAATTATACTGAGTATAGTTTCATCTAAATTCTCAAATGGAGTTGCTATATTAATCAACCCCAATTTTAATTTAATTCTTGTTATTATATTAGAAAGATTCATTTTCTGTTTTATTATCTCCTTTCTTAATATTTAACATTTCAAGTGCTTGTTTAACATGAGCACTATTAAGTCCAGAATGCTTATCTAAATTACCAATCATACTATAATCAGATTCTCCAAACTTTAAGTTTGATGTCTGAACTAAATGTTTATTTCTCATATGTGGATATAAATTAGGATTATCATCAAGTATTATAAAATTCTCTACTTTGAAGTTATGCTTGTCTTTAGCATCAAGTAACCACATATTTATTTCATCTTCCCTAGTAAAAGGTCTCTCAATTTGAGGAGTTATTGAGTGTATCTCTATTTCATATTCTTTAAAAACACTTAATATTTTTTTACAGAAACTGCTAGTATTAGTAGAAGTTTCATCTGTTAGTAAGAATCTCCATGATGAACATAAGACTACCTTAGAATTAGATTCATTGATAATCTTTTTTAATAATTTTATTTTTTTAACATGTACTCCGTATATATCGAATACTTTATCAACATACATTTTCTTATTAAAAGCATACATCATATTCGTCAATGTATCCCTGAAAATATTATGTCGATTAAGTACCCCATCTATATCCAGAAAAATGATATTAACTGGGATTAATTCTTGCATAGATTTTCAACTCTCTCCTTTATATTTGTAAGTAAGTATTTTCATTTATTAATATGTGTAATACTAAAAGAATATCAATGGTTAATGAATTATTATTAAAACAAATAGATAAATTCAGCATATTGAAATTTTTTTAAAAAAATTTAAAATAATATTTGAAAGGATGGTATAACCCATGGGAAGAAAATTTACAGATTTACTGAATGAATCACTTCCTTCAGCAAAAACCTCAAGAGTTTATACAGAAGAAGAAGAACTTCTTGATAAGATGGAGGAAGAACTTTTACTCAATAATGCTCCTGCTGATGATGAAGAAGAGGATATTGAAGATGATGAAATCGAAGTTGATGTAGATGACGAAGACGATGAAGATGATGAGGATAGTGAAGATTTTGATTTTGATGATATGTCAGATGAAGATTTCACTGACCTTGTTGAAGATATGAGAGATGGTGACCTTGATGAAGAGGACATCGATGATGAAGATGAACAGGCTACATTAACACCAGATGAAGAGATGAAGGCTGATGATATGATGAGCGTTGCTGCAACAACAATGCTTGTTAAAGATGAGCTCAATGATGATGAAAAAGCAGAATTCCTTGACAAAGAGGCAGATGTTGCAGTTGCTGAAGGATTTATGACAGATTCAGATGTTAGAGAACTTGGATATGATATCGGTCTTATGACAGAGGGAAATAATTATAATAAGAAAATGATTATTCGCCTTGATGCTGAATCAAAGAAAAAGCAGCTTTTTGCATTAGCAGTTAACATTAGTGCAGCAGCACATAACGATTCTGATTATAAGAAGTATAAAAAGGTTATGAAGATGAAGAAAATTCTCCGTAAGAAAATGGAGAAGAAGTATAGATCTGAAGCAATGAAGAGAATGAAGATCTATTTCACAAGGCTTCGTCGTTCTAAGTCTAATACACTTAATAAAATTGCTAATAAAAAGTAAATAATTAATATAAAATAGTAGATATTGGTATTTTATCAATATCTACTATTTTTTTATTTTCGCATTAAAAATGAAATTATATACTATTTTGGTGTAATGTAATCATAGCTAATAAAAAATAAATAAAAAATGAAAGGAGGATTAGTGTATGGATTACATCAGTATTTATATGAACGTATTATTTTTCACAGGGATAATATCATTTTTTACAGTGATAATATGGTTACCATTAGCACTTAAAAAATCTGTTAATAATGCCCTGAAATCAAAGTCATCATCTGTTAAATCAGCTAAAGATGACTGTAAGATGTTAAAAGATTCTTGTATCAAAATGAAACAAGAATTGATGTCCCATCATAACTACGAGAAACTAATGAATAGTGACTATCCTATTGATTTTAGTTTACTCGATGATGATATTGCAAGTATCAAAAATCAATCTGATTTTGATAGGGTACTTGGTGGTATAATTGAAATCAGAGATATACTCAATAAACTAGACACTCAAACCATTAAAGAAATTGAGGAAACTATGTAACCCTCGATTCTTATGGTTTGGGTGTCTTTAATGTTTAAGATGAGTATTGAAATGGAGATGTATTTTTTATATTAAGAAAGGAGAAATATGTTATCACAAATATTTTTAGTAGTATCAGTGGTATGTTTGATTGTAATGCTAATCGCTAACATCTATATTTTATATGTTAGTATTCGTATGAAAATCGAATACAAGAAATTTTACAGAGAAAAGTATGAAATATATAAATTAACATTAAATGCTTTTGTCGGTGAAATTATTGAAAATGGGCTGTTATATAGTCTGAGAGATAAATATTACAGACTTAAAAAAATGCTGGATGAAGCCCGTGACATTGATGATCTTTATATGTTCCTAGATGAGCTTCTGAAAGTATCTAATGAGGCATCTGAGTTATACGATAAAAAAATATTAGAGCTTCCTCCAGAAGAAAGGTGACCGTATGAAGAATATCATAAAAAATATAAAAAAGCAGTAGATGATACTCTTAGAGTATTAGAAAAAATGGATAAAAAAATGGAGGTATAAAATTATGTTTAAAAAGGTATCAGCAGTCGCAGACATTAGTACAATGTCAAAAAAGAAAGCAATCATATTGATTGCAGCGTCATCTATAGCAACCGCGGTTGTCATAAAAAGTATTTATGATGACAAGCTAAGAATGGAAAGACGTGCCAATGAAATTCTTATGGCTGAAGGAAAGGATTTTTGTAAAGATAAGAAATCCAAACATTCAAAAAATAAGAAGAAGAATAAAAAGAAAAAAGACAAGCTTAAAAAGTCACTGGAAAATTTCAAGAAATATGACATTTAATATTTCTTGAAAATATAGAAAAAAAATAAATAATAAAAAAATTAAAGGAGAAAAAAATTATGAAGTTAAATAAGAATATGTTAATCGGCGGAGCAGTAGTAGGTGTAGTAGGAATTGGTGCATTACTTGCTATAAAGAAGAGCAAAAATATGATTGATGACGATGACACATTATTAGATTATCGTGAAGAAGTCGATAATGATGATGCTGAGACAGCAGAAACTGATGCTGAAAATGATTGGAATGATCCAACAACTTTCGGAGATGCTGACTTAAGAAAATACATCAGAAGTCTAGTTGAAGAAGAATTTGATAACGCTATTCCTAATATAGTTAAGAATAGCAAGAAATTCGTACCATTAATAACTGAAATCATCGATGCTGAATTTGCAAGACTTGTTGATGTTTATGACGATGAAGATGATTACGATGAAGAAGATGATGACGATGACAACGATGAAGAAGATGATGACGATGACAACGAAGATTATGGTAAACTTATAAAACCAATGTTCGTTGCAAAGGATGATGATGATGAACTTGATATTGATGAAGATGACGAAGATGATGAACAGTCGCCAGTAAAAGTCCCAACAGAGATTGAGACTAAGGTGATAAAAAAGGAAATCAAATCAATAATTGGAGAAAACTCTGATGTTGATATTGATGGTCTTGATCCTAAAGGTGCATTGTTGATGCTTTACAGGGTAAAAGGATTACCTGCACCAGAATTCATCGATGACGATGACGATGAAGATGATGAAGAAGTTGATGTTGATTCAGTATCTAAAATCAATGATGATGAGATTGCAGCCATAATATTTGAAAAAATATTTAAACCGATTGTAGATAAGATTGGTACTGATTGTAATGATATTATTAACAGTGCGATCAAGTATTCAATCGAGGATACCAAGAGTGGTAACAATGACTATGTAAAAGAGTCAGACAGGTACATTAAGGCTGTAAAAGAAATCAGCCTGAAAGATTCAAAATCAAAAGTTAAAGCTAAACTTTTGAATCTAACAGATAAGTATATAGATAGTATATCTGGTAGAAAGAAGAAGTAAAAAAGAAGTGGCATCGAGCCGACCTACTCGATGCCACTTCACTCACGAAAGGAGTTCAATTATGAGACCTAATATAAAGAAAATAATATTAAAAATATTATTTAAAGTCTCCAAACAATATTCGAAATTTTCAACCAGCGTTCGGATATTGTTAAAAAAATGTTATTTGTCGTTGAAAAAATTTTCTCTTGGAAGAGAAGATTACGATGAATGGCTTGAAAGAGTGACTAGATTTGATAGAAATGCATATAGAGAAATGCAGAGTAATCTATTCACTCCACAAGAGTGGTAGTAAAAAGACAATGTGTGAGTATATAATAGGTGGGCATCTAGCCCACCTATTACTACTCTTTTTTTTTCTTTAATTCTGTATGTATTATCTCTCTTATTATATACATGATAATTGGAGTAAATATAAAAACTTCCAAACTATCATTTCTGTATATAAGTTCCTCGTCTAAATTTAATGAAATCTCATTAATCTTTATATCTTCTTTTCTAACAAATCTTTTTATGAGATTCGCATACTCATGTTCAACATCACCATTTAATTTAATTGCTAACATGAAATCTTCAGATATTGTATTTTTTTGGCATGGAGTAGTAAAATCTGGATACTCCATAATATCTATAGATTTATCATGCCATTTATTAAATGAAGATTCTAATACAGACATTCCTGGTTTTAAAGTATATGGAAATTGTGATAATAACTTCATATCCCTAAGCTCTATGAATTTATAAATAGATTTTGCATATTTATATTTTCTTTTAGGGTCATCATACTCATTAGTTAGATATAAGCAATCTAAACTATTTTTTTCTTTAAATAAGTTATGAGTATTTATAAACTCTGTCTGTAATGCATCATATACATATCTTCCTTCGATGTATTCACATAAAAATACATTATGTCTTTCATTATAGAATAATGCCTTATAGAAGTCTATAATATTATGATACATCTTATTTATCTCATTGATTTTTACATAAGAATCTGATTCTATAATACATCTAGTATCAGTACCAATATTCTCTAGTAAACAAACATTGTTAGATAGTACTTGATATTTCATTATATCATCAATGATTTCCTGAGATATAGAATGTAATGAGAACTCAATTTTATAAAAATTGTCCGTCATAATACTATCATACACGATATTAGTTATTCTAAATAAATAAGCATCTTTTAGTGTAGGTATTATGAAACAATCATTCGGTAATGGCTTTATTGTCTGAGGAAGAATTATAGCATCATTTTCATAATTAACAGTGATACCATTTTCATCATCTTGTATCTGCATTACCATCTGGTCCATTCCATACATAGGAAGATTTTCTATACGATCAAATTTAATAGGGGATTTTTTCCCAAATACTGTATGAACATCTGAAAAGCCTTCATCAGCAGTTGACTCATTATTATTTATATGAAAATATGTTGTAAAGGTAGGACCTCCGTCTATAAATCTACTTGTAGGAGCTTTTATCCTCTCTTCAAACATAAATGTGTTATCATCAATCATTTTTTGCTCATTGATAAAGTAAGCCATTTTACATCCTCCAGTTTCTATATTTTATAAGGTCCGAGGTTACTTCATTGTTTTTTATAGTTTATTTTAAAGACCATGTAATAATAACTTGGTTATATACTATTTTATCGTAGAAAAAATATTTATATAAATAAAATAAGAAAGGAAAAATATTATGGAAATCGTTGTGAATATTAATGAACAACTTAATGTTGAAAAATTGAAGAAAGACACATTAGGAGTATTTTTAAAAAATGGTAATCACAATGTTATTGTGGACATACAGATACTGAATAAAACAGTTGATAGAAGAATTGTTCATGATTACCATTCATTTGAGAGAATTCTTGATGCCTACTCCAATCAATTTAATGAGTATATCAAAAAGATTGATGTGCTAAGGGATAGATATGATTTTGAGACTGATATTAAAGATATCGACATCAAATTCGTATCAAATCCTGTCACTGAAGATATCATTAATGATGCTACTTATTCTACTGCTGAAAGGTTTAGAATAAATATAGGTAATGGTACAGGTAGACAGTTTTCTGCAATATATACAAAAAAAGATGCTATTAAAAATTTAACTGCACTTAAATATATTTTTGATGCATCTAAAGAAATATATGAAGAAGTGTGGAGAAAAAATGATATCAAATCAAAGTGTTCTGTTACAGACAAACCATGGGGTCATCCTATTATGACAGATGTAAACATATGTGATATTGATATGATTGTAAGTGAGATTTTGAAATCACCTGAATCAAAATATATAACACTTACTTTTTTCAGAGATGCTATTGATATGTACTCATATGGAGACATTAAAAACCCTGCATATCTCAACTTTTTCAATAAAAAAGATGCAATTAAGTGGTTATATCAAGCGAGAACCATATATCTTAATTTTAAAGAGAATATGGTTGAATATTTAATTGATAACAATCTGAATGATGATATCATTCTATTTATTTCCAGATACATTTAAGATGTATCTGGAATTTTTACTGTTTAATGCAGTATAATAGTGATTTAATGGAGGGTGCGATATGCATGACTAATATAAAAATAAAATTTGATATATCCGATAAGTTGACAAGAAATATTATACATAATAAGATTTACGACACATTCAATATTCCAGATGTAATGATAGTTACTATTGAAGTATTGATATGTGGTGATACTGTAGATATTAGAAATTTTCGTGAAGAAGAACAAGCTATAGAATTTGTAAATAATTATGCTGTTCAACTGAACGAATTTAAAAAATCTATTCTAAAGAAATCAACTAAATTCAGTGGTAATAATTTAGAAGAAAAGAATACTATGACTTCAACCATGAAGTTATAAATTATTTATTAGATGAAGGTATTAATTCAATATGTATGTGTATTAGTAACTTCATTTAAACCTATTAAAAATATCAAAGTAAAGGAGAAGAAATTATGGCAAAAGAAGTATTAACAGATGTTGAAATTATTAAGAAGGTAATAGACAAGTGGTGCTCAAATGAAACAGATTTACTTGGAATAAATGAATGGTTGGAGTGTTATGACGACCACCCAATCTACAGTTTATCAAAATATAACCTATTTGATATCACTTGTTCTATTGTAAGTGCTTTAAAAAAATATGGTAACCATAAATATCATATCACATTCTGTGATTGTGATATAGATGACTTTGAAAATGAATATTCAGAAGAAGATATATTAAATAATATTCCTGAGGTTGAAAGAGAGCTTAAATCTGAATATAAACCATCGCCTACATCAGAATACGATTACAGTAATATTCATATATTCGAAATCATTAACACAACAACACCTATTCTTCCTGAAACTACAACAGAAATTGCAGTTTTAGATATTTGTGAATTAGTAGACGAATGGGTTGATGATTATGTTGAAGATCATCAGGATGAACATGATGAAAACATGGAAGACCGTGAATATGAAATGGAAACAGACATTGATGATTATGATGAAGATGGCGTAGAATACGGCGACGAATATTATAATGATTAATCAGTTAAAAATAAAGGAGAAAAAATATGAGAATTAAATTTTATCTTGAAGAAGAATTTGATAGTGAGAGGATTATGTCACATCTCATATCAACTGTAGAAAATAACAGGAATGAAATATTAAATATCGAAATATATGTCGGTGAAAAGCCTCTGGCTTTTAAAGATGTTACAAATGTCGGTGATGCATATGAATTTGTAATTAAGTTTAAAACAGAATTTGACAAGTTTGTTAATAAGATGATTTTATTAGATGATAATGTCATAAGCCCTAAAGAGATACATATCGGGTTTGTTAATGAATTGACACTTGATAACGCCATAACAAATATTGAAATGTCAAAACATCGTAAGTTTAATATCAGATTAACAAATTTCATAAATTCTGATACAGTACTTACTGTACTTGATAAAAAAGATACTATTAAGAATATTAATATGATTAAATATATTTATGTTGAATCAGAAAAACTATTCAATATAATATGGAACTCTCCTGATAATCATGGATATTCTAATGATGACTCTGTTTTATCGAATTATTCTACGGAGAGAAATTATGTTAATGCTAAATTAAATGTTGATAATATCGATGAAATTATCGAAAATATCAAAGGTATCCCAGATGATTCTGAAATTGAAATAGAATGTGATTATGATGAAGAAGCATCTCCATATCTTTTCAAACTTGAAGGGGATTACAGTATATTATTCAGAACACATAATGAAGCTATTAGATGGGCTTTATATGCAAATATTGAATATAAGAAGTTTAAGAACTCGATGACAAATATCATGGTCGATAATAAAATCGATAATGATATTTCATTATTTCTTCTACGATATATTTAATAGAAAGGGAGAAATTAAGTATGAGAGATAAAGTAAAGCAACTCATGTATGATAAGGTGAGAAATGAACAACTTGCCGATCATCTTGAGAATTACGTCGAGTCAATAACATCATTATTTATCCTTGAAGGGTCTGATGCTGATGAGATTAAAAAAGCAAAAAAGATAATCAAGAAAGCAGTTAAAAACTTGAGAAATGGACATCCTGAAAAGGTATTTAATGAAGAAAGATTTGAAGACTTCATTATCAATGGAAAGGAATCATATGATGATGACTTCTAAAAAGTTGTACTTGCTGTACAGGGGAGATTCCCTGTACGGCTTTTCAAATGAAAGGAAACTTGTTAAGAAATTCCTCCAACAAAGAAATCCTAAATTTTTTAAATTAAAAAAGAAAAGATTTGATGTAGAGGAGTATGACAAATTTATTTCATTAAATAGACAGCTATTGTTAATACCTGAATATTTATATGACGGTGTTAATGATGTTGATATGGTGTTAACAATCGACGAAAATTATAATGTGAATAAAGAAGTTTCATCTATAATAAATATGATGGAAAATACTTTAATAAACGCTAAAAAATATGGATTTAAAGATTCATTGGTAAAATCAATTGAACTAATTAATGAAAATAGCATATCACATTTTTATGAGTATATTAATATAGATTCATTGCAAATATTTATAAAGCATTATGGATCGACTATAATGAAAGGAATGTATGATGGGAAAATTAACACAACAGGAATTATCTGAAGAGATTCTTTATAATTATAGCGAAATTGAAGATATCGAAGATAATAGTAAAGAGGTACTAGAAAGGCTTGAAAATAGAGTTAGAAATGATAAAGCTACTAAAGTATCATATGTAGATTACAAATACGATATATTTCAGTATAGTAAGTTTTTGGCAAAAGTTATGTGTGATCTTAATCCTAAGTTAAAATCATTATTAATAAAAAATGATAGTACATACGATAATCCATATTTCATGGCAGGAAATTATCCAGAAGAAATTCTGGAAATTAATCGCAGATATTTTAAAAATGGTATATACTATGCAAAAACAAAATTTAAAGGTAAAGACATAATAATGGTTCTACGAATATATCAGAAACAGATAAAAAAATCATCAGACAATGACGATACCGATAATGATGATTATGACAATAGTAGGACAAATGTCGACATTTATACAGTTGGAAAACATCATAAAAAATACATGGATAAAATTATATCAGATGTCAACAAGATGTTAGAATTAGATAAATTAGTTAAAAATGATATAATTATCACTGTAGGAAAAGGTACTCAGACACGAAAAGAAACTGTCTTTAAGACATTTGACCAGTTCATAATAAAAGACAAACAAGATATACTCAATTATATTAATAATTGGTTAGATAATATAAATATTTATCAAAAGTATAATCTTATACCAAAATTATCAATATTAATTTATGGTGACCCTGGAACTGGTAAATCGACTTTTGCAAAAGCATTAGCAAAATATATCGGAACTAATACTGTCGTAATTTATTCACCTGAATATTTTTCTTCTGAAAAAATATCAAGAGATTCTGGAAGAATGTCAATTAGGTCAGAAGGGTCTGATTTTATAAAAGCGGAACCTGAAATAATAACTCTTGATGATATTGATTGTTATGTTAATTCGAGAGAAATTGATAATTCATCAGAAAATAATGAGAAAATGTCAAATCTTCTTGAATTTTTAGATAACCCGCCTTTATGCTATATAAAATCTAAAAAAGATGAAAAATATTACCCTGCATCAATTGTGGTTGCGACAACTAACTACATTGATAAGCTTGATAAAGCTATTAAGAGATATGGTCGTTTTGATTTAAAAATTGAGATGCAGGAATTCACTATTGAACAGGCTGAAGAGATGTGTCAAGCATTTGATCTTCATTTTAACGATATTTACAAGGAGAAAATTAAAGATAAGAAAGCATTTAGAATTTCACCTGCTTACTTACAATCTTTATGTTCCGAGAATATCGAAAAGATTAAGAAAGGGTCCCCTGTAGAAATTTTAAATAAAGAAGAAGGAGAAGTACACCATGAAGAAACTAGCAAAACTGGCAAAAAAGACAATTAAACAGTTCGGAAAAAATGTAATCGAGTTTGATAATTTAAACCTCGATGTCGATGCGTATGTAAAAAGCATCATGGACAAAGTGAAAGTCTCATCACTTACTAATTTAATAAGTGAAGAAAATGTCACACTTGAAAAGTCCAAACCTATAATATCAATTTCAAATGAATGCATAGTTGATGCAAGCATAATTGATTCTAGGTTGTATCATTATGAGAAGAATGATAAATATACAGTAATCGTTCCTATTATGAAAAATAAAGGAATAAGCTTCTTTGATTATATCAGTCCTAGTACAATTGGACATTTCCTTAGGACTACTCTCTTGTCAAGAGTATTTAAATTAGTAAGGGATAATTGGTCAGACTTGATTAAAGATGATAGTGATAATACTGCTGTAATGTATATACCTGATAATATTATCATCTTAGATGAGAATGGAAAAGCTTTAAAGAAGCCAATATACTTCAATCTAATTATATTAGCTTTTCCTGATACAAAGACAATTGAAGATTCAATGACAGGAGAAGAAAAAGAAAAGATTAATGTTGATGAGTTCATAACAATGAGAATGGTTTCTGATATTATCGAGGCTGCTATTAAATGCAAGTGCACAGATTTAAGATTTGAACCATTTTCAGTTAAGTTCTTAAAGAAACATAAGAACATTACAACAGACATTATTAAATCAATTCTTGATAGTGTTAGAGTACATGAACATATTAAGTCAGTTTCATTATTTGTTGAAAATCTTGATGACTATTGCATATTAGGAAGAAATCTTATATATGATGCAGTAGATCAGGTAGATGAAGATTAAAAATATATATTATGTAATAGAAAGTAGTACGCAAGTATTACTTTCTATTATTTTTTTCACAAATGGTATAACTCAGTAAAAAATCACTGAAAGGGGAGTAATAAAGTATGAGTTTTAATTTAGCAGTAGATATTCCGATAATTAATAATGTTGATGAATTAAAGGAATGGATAGGAGATGTTGTAATCATATCAAGTATTACAATATCTATTGAAAAGTATGAGAACTATTTAAAGATACTAAATAACTTATTAAAAGCATCATATGATATTTACGAATGTAGGACATATCCAATAAAATTTAAATTTTATAATAATGATAAGAAAACTCACTCACTAGAACTGAGGGATTTTTACATTAATATGATTTTATGGAGACCATTTGTAGAACTTAACTACATAAAGATATTAGATGAGAAGTTCATATTTAAAGCAAAAACTGATTCGGCTAATATTGAAAATTTTATCAATGATGTCCTTATTACAACAATGAAAGAATATCAATTAAAGAATACTAAAATAAACTACATTCTTTCTGATATTCTTTATGATTTAAGAATGATAAGTTTTGATTTCTCAATTATATTAGGATTAACCTTCACTCTTAAGACATTCATGGATGCATATAATAATATACCTGAAATAAAAGATATAATGGAATCAAGATTTTATGATACAGAACAACCTTATGAAATAGAAGAAAGATTAGCAAAACTTCAAGAAAGAGAACTTGCTATATACCAAAGTGATACAACAACATCACTTAGTAACTTGATTTCAACATCATCTATTAAAAGTAAACAGTTTGCAGAATTTACTATTGCAAAAGGTTTATTACCTTCTCTTGAGGGTATTACAATACCAAAACCAATTGAGAATAATATTCTCATAAGAGGCTTAGACAGACCATCGTATTTATATATTGATGCTGTCGGAGCCAGAAAGTCGCTTAAATTACGGGTGACTATAAACCTCTTTAATTGCTGGGACGAACTCGTTAAGTTATTAGTACCAAAGTGTAAAAATCTAATAAATAGAGTCAATCAGCAGCCAATGCTTGCGATATAATTTTTATAAAAATCGTAAGAAAGGTTCAACGACTAGGGAAAGCTAGACATCCATGTATGTAGAAATACAGAAATAGAGAAATCTAGGTGGGTTAAAATAAGTCAGGAAACTGATGAAGCGAGTAGGTCCAATAATAGGACGAAATTTAGGTGAGATAACATCAAAAATCCGAAACGGGAGGCTTTGTTATATATGGTAACAGTATATAACGAATGAAGATATAGTCTGGCGGAATAGAGATATTTTCGAATTCATGCGTAATGAATAAAAAGGTTATGGGCAAAGCTGGATATTTCGGTAAAATATTAGCTTTACTTTCAAGAACTTTAAGTATGTCAACTGAAGTATATGATTGTCATACTAAACATCTTGTTGCATACGATATTAAAAGTGCTAAACATTTAAAGAAATTAAATGATAAGTTCTATAAATTAAATGAAGATGACCCAGACTTCAAATTACTTAAAAGTAAACATTGTAAGAATTTGATAGGTAAGAGAATTCTTGTAAGAAGTGCTGCGACATGTGCACTTGGGGATAAGGTGTGCCCTTTCTGTGTCGGTGGAACTGCTATAATAAATTTTGATATTGCTGATGGTATTGGTGCTTTTGAATCTGAAGAAATTGCAAAAGAAATAGAGCAACGTGTATTATCGGCTAAGCATCTACTTACAACATTATCTGAAAAGATAATATTTAGTAGTAGTTTCTATAAATTCTTCACAATGACTGGTGGAGAAATAAATCCAATAGCAAATGAAAATGATAACGTCGACGATATCACAGATTATGCTATTTATATAAATCCTGAAGATATTATAAAAGTAGAAGAAATGGATGATGATTCATTATTCAATACTTGTATTTATAATGGAAGATTCTATATAAAGAATATAAAGAACCCAGATATGGAAGATATTCTTATAGAGAATGAGGAAAATAAAGAAATGTTTATGACCAATGAAGCTGTTGAGTTAATGAACAAGAGAAAAGGTCTGATATATTTTAGCGACCTTGATGATGATATAAAGTTATTTGAAATGGTTGTTATGAATAAAGAGTTAACTAAACCTCTTTATGATATAATGAATCTTCTTAATAAACAGAAAAAGAGAGAAGATGAAGAAGATATTGATGAAACCATTGAAAGTATTAGTAATAAATTAATTGACCTTTTAGTAGAGTCTAAGATTGGAGCAAATGTAATCGCTGCAGAATTAATCATTAATAGACTTATTAGATCAATTAAAGACCCTTATCAGAGACCAGACTTTTCAAAAACACATCTTGAAGAGTATTCAATATATACAGTTAACAAAGCACTTGCAAATAATAAATCACCGCTTATAGGACTTTCTTTCCAGAACTTAAAGAGACAGTTTCTAAGTGATGCATTATTTACAGAAAGAACTGGAACATCCTATATTGACCCATGGTTCTACACTGATATATCAACTGAAAACTTGAAGAAGTATTCAGAATTAGCTAAGATAGGAGATTTCTAAAAATAATAAAATGAGTATTGCGATAATTAAGTTTATCACAATACTCATTATTTTTTTATATTATCATATCATCAACATTGAACTGTCTTATCTTTACTGCATTTTGATGGAATTTTTGTAAGTTCATCTGTGTAATTGTAGTAGCAGCTTTATTAACTGTAAGCCCTATATTAAGTTTGTTAATCATGTAGTTAAAATCACCTGCACAAATATTACACAAACATCTATTTTTACCAACACCCTTACAGTACATCGGTGAACGAAGTTTTACTTCTTTTCCAACATATTTACTCTTGTTTTCATTGGTAAGTTTCACGATTTTACCACCGTCAACTATATATCTATATAAAAATGATTTATAGTTACCATCTGTAAGTGTAGCTTTTAAAAGTAATTTAGTACCACAATCACTTCCTTTTGGTCCCAATACTTCTGACTGGAACGCCGCTGATAATTCTTTTGACATATATCCAGAAACCTGAGTTCCACATGCTTTAGGATAAGCACCTGAAACTATCATATTACTATGAGTTCCAATATCTTTTATATCAAGACCATCCATAAGTGAATTTGTTACTATTTCGTATTTTTTTGTTGTAGGATTTTGAATAGCTCCTCTTGATATGAGTACATTCTTCATCTGAGTACCAACACTACCTCTTGCACCAGAATTATAGAGGTCCATACCAACATCACCTTGAACTATCTTATTCGTTTCAGCAATAAGAGTCTTTTCAATTTCATCTACTATCTTAGTATTTCCGTCAGCAATTTCTTTTTCATGTTCTTTAAGTAACTTCTTCTTTAGCTCTTTAACTTCCTTTGGAAGAGTAAGAACTTTTCTTGTAAATGAAGATGTTATTAATCCATGAGCCTGAAGTCCATACCAGTCTCTCATATTTATATAATTAACCATAGTATCAACATCTATGGTATCTTCCAATAAAAGTTTTGAGATAATGGCTTCAATCGCACCAAACTTCTGCTTAGTAATTGGGTAATTTATATAATCAATATGTTTATTTAATCCACAAAACTCTAAGAAAATCTTATTAATTATCAATCTTCCCAATGTTGTTTTTATTGGAGTATCCTTTACCAAAGTAGGACAATTTTCCTTTGTTAGAATAAAGCTGTCATAAGTATTATATGTAGATTTATTGAATTTATTTTCTTCTTTACTATCAGGATTCCTGATATCAACTGTATTAGATAACCATTTTACTATATTACTAAATGTTAAATCTTCTTTTTTCAATTTAGTAAAGTATTCAACAACATCTAAAGGTAACTTATTTTTTTCATCATATTCATCTTTTGTCATAACATAAAATGTTTGAGTTGCTTCATTGCCAACTTTTCTTATATTATTACCACTATCATTAATAAAGTATGATTTATTATTAATGATATTCTTTAATTCCATATTTGCTTCTTGACTAAATGGAATCTTTAAAGTTGTCTGGTCTCCATCATAATCTCCCTCAATACCATCAAGATATGAGTTTGAGAACTGAGTTGCATCTATAAAAAGATTATGAATCATTGATACAGGGGCATCAAAATCAACTACAGGATAATATTTATATACAGTACCATTCACTAAAAGTGGCATTGTTTTTGCAGTTGATGCTACTCTTATATTAGTAAAGAATAGACCAAAATCATCATTAACAGGATAACGAGTAACCATTACAACTTTATCTTTAGTTGCATCACTACACGCCAAATATAATAAGTCAGTCCATGTCATTGGTCTACTTATAGTCTGGGCAAGTTCAGCACTACTAGCATTACCTAGATTTTTACCAGATAATGCTAAATAAATCTTTTGTTTAGAATTAGTTGGAACTTCTATTTTATCAAATCTTGTCTCAGGGTCTTTTATAAACGAATCAATATGTTTCTTTATATATTTATCAGAAAAATAAGATTCTGGATTCATTATTTCCATTTCTCCTATTACTTCTTTTTTAACTGGGTCATATAATAACTTTTGATTTTGTTTATCGATAATTTCCCTTTCAAAAAATGATTTAACATATCTTAATACAAAAGGATATACAAGAGAACATATTTGAGCAAGTGGTATTGCTGTATGTCTAAAATCAACAAATAAATCATCTGGAGTTTCCGCATGATATGTAGGTGCTGTAATTACAGTACGAGAACAATAATCAACACTCTTGCCCATAAGGTATCTTCTTAGTATACCTTTCTTCTTTTCTATCTTTCTCTTGAAATAATCATATATATCAATTAAAAGAGTTTGAATCTGATAATTTGTATTATGGAACTGAAAATCAAATAAAGATTGATTCTTTATAAGATTTACATTTCTTATTAGCTTGACATATAAATTATTGATATCATCAGTCTCTGAAGTAGTTCCACCTTCTGTTTTTATATCTCTATAAAATACAGGTATAACTACTTGATACTCCATGAATACTATGTCTTTTTTATTTTTTACAATATCTATTCGCTCGTCTCTCATTGTCTTTGAAGCATTATTTGTATCTTCTTTAGTCCAATTTATCTTATCCCATACTTCATATAAAAAAGATAAACCAGTTCTACCATTAACTTCATCAACAACCAACCTATTATTTTTATCTAATGAATAAAACATTGAACCATCGACTATTCTATCTATATTTCTAAACATCCTTCGTATTGCTTTATATATATGAGGATGAATAAAATGTTCATGAAGACTTATATATGCATATGTAGATTTTCTTGTCTTCGTAGTAACTCCAAATATTTCATTAGATAATAATCCATCTGGATGAGGGACTCCACCTCTTTGAAATAATATTGGAGAAGTTATTTCTTGTAGTTTATTCAAATCAATAAATTCTTTAATATTAAAAAAATTTATTTTCATATATTCTCTCCTTATTTTTTAACTATATATTTATGAGCTTAATCCTTTGTTTTTTACTTAAGAATAAACATAAACATTATATTTAATGTGGATTATTATAACTTTTTTAAGAAAGGAGCGTAGAAACTTCGACATGAATTTACCACTTAAGCTTTCACATTCTTTTAATTTTTTAAGAGATTTTTTATCATCAACCGAAGATATAATGCATATTGTGGACAAATGCATGAGAGAAATATCACTAGTTAAACCTGAAGAAAGTGATAGTAAACTTAATCTCAGAACTTTATCTAATAAAGCAAGAGAAAGTATCGATAAAATTGAAGAATCATACTCCATAGATAGTGATTTATTCGTCGATGACTTTAGGTTTATTATTCACAATAAGATGGATGAAGATGTGATATACTATCTCGGAAAATTCAAAAGTACCTTATCGTCTTATAAAAAGACCTCTAAGGTTTTAGATAAAATGAACAATGAATTACAGGATGCGGTTGACGAATGTTCATATGACAAAGATTATATCAGGATGTTAGCGTACACAAAAATTCACACCCCTATAAAATCTATTTTAAAAGATTTTGAGGGTATTATATCAAGACTCAAAGTTTTGGTAGGAGATAGCGAAACAAATGAAGACTTATAGGGTTTGATGATAGTTCTCGTATGAGACACTCATCAAACTCTAATTCTCCTTTTAATTGTAAATATATATTATTTATTTATAAATTGAAAGGAGAACATTAACTATGAAGTCAAGTAAATTCATTGAAATCGCTGCTCATGTAATAAGTGAGGGAAGTAAACTATTATCAAATAAAGATAAGAAAAAACTTAAGAAGTTTCTAGTTGGGGAGTATTCCGATGGAAAAACTAGGAATCTCACTGATGCGATACGAGGAGAATGTTTGTCAAGCAAACAGAAGAAAAAAATAAAACACAAAAAGAACCTCAAAAAGTATAAAAAATTTAAGCTCTAGTGTTTAGTTATAGTAGTCTAACAGGAAAAAATAAGAATAAGGATATAAACAAAAAGTTTATATCCTTATTTTTTTTATTTTTTTAACTAAAGAAACCTTTCCAAGTTCCATTACTATATATTCTATAGTACTTCTTTAATCCTGTAACATTGGACACATCATCAGGAATCTTTGTCCATTCTTGCAATGCTTTCTTTATTTTAGATGTGGCAGATGGATTTTCATCAATAGTTGTCTGATCATGTACAAGTGGAACATAGTTAACATACCATGTTGTATTATCATTTGGTTCAGGTGTGAATGATTTTAATGATGCATTTCTTCCTGTATCAATAACAAATGTTGTACATGATACAAATAATTTATTTATATCAGTATTTCTAACAAGATGATGTGGAATATTTGTTACTGTATTTTTATTTATTTTATCACTACTCCATGTAAAAGTATTAGCTACTCTATTATCATCTATTTCACTTGTTGGAGCTGTAGGAGTAGGATTAGTAGAGTCTTCTTGTTTTAAATAAACGATAGTATCACCATTACTAAACATCATTTCTCCAGCTTTATTAACTAAATCCTCTACATTATCAACTCTTCTATTTCCACTAAAAACAGTTGAATTTCTACTTGTATCAAGTTTAACATCTTTACCTGTATTTATAGGATACATTGTAATTGTATCGCCATTAGCTTTTACTTCAGTAAGTTCAACATGATTGATTGTATTTGTAGGCATATTAATTCCCCTTTCTTATTTTAGGTTGATTATCACTTTGTTTTTAATGAGAGTATAAAAAATAAAAAAAGAAGTAATGTAAATACCATACATTACTTCTTTAATAAAAATTACATATCGCAAATCTCTTTCATTATATCTTTGCCTCTTTCTTTATAAAGAGGATTTAGCAAAGTATCTATTTGAATTGTAGTACTTACTTGAGATGATAGGTAATATATTACCTTTTTAAACTTTTCATATGACATATCTTTCAGGTGAGTTATATCATACTTTTCGTTATCGTTAGCCTCTTTAGCGATCATTAATGTCAGTTCTTCGATTATCTTTATATTCGATAATGCTCCAATTAAGTGTAACGCAACATAATCAATATATCTATTACATATATAGTCAATATTTTCGTAAGGTAGTGTGGAATGGTCTATCAACGCCATCGCATATACTAGTCCATCTTTATTATCTTCTGTTATTTCATTAATATTTTTGCTATAATACGAAATAACAACATGAAGCACATCAAAACATTTCTTCATAAACTCTTTAAACTCTTTTCCGTCTTCCAATTTAAGTTTAGATAAGAATCTACTCATCGGAAATTCGTAAATATAAAAATCTTCATTAACTGACCTTTCTTTTGATATGTTGTACAGAGAAGATTTCACTTTAAATGCATCACGAATTATATCGATAGTACAGTACTGTTTCTGTGATGTTCCTATAGTAATGATATGGTCTGCCCTATTATCCATTACCATCATTCTTATAGTTGTAAGGTTTAGCCTATTAGTCATACATTTTTACCTTTCCCTTTCATTATCTTTATTAATTTTTTCAATATAACCAATAACATCTTTTTTCCCATCTTGACCATTAAAGTGGTCTTCGATATATTGTTTACCAAGATTATAGAATAGCTCATTTATAAGTCTATTAGTATGATTACAGTAACCAATGTCAATCATTGATCTGGTATTATCTATAAATTCAGATAACAATTTGGATGTGATTGATTTATAAACAATTTTTCCAAATATAGTAATGAGTTCTTTATTAGATGCTTTAGGCATATCTACATCGATAATATAATTCAAATTAATATCATATACAGGCGTCATATATGTCGGATTATATTTATTATATGAAAGATTTGATGTTACCATAAAAATCATTGTACGTGAATGTTCATTATAATATATATGGTCAGTTAATATGAAATCAAATAATGTTGATGTAATTTTATATATGAATACAATATCAATACAAAGTCTGAAAAAACTTTCATTATCTAAATTCATCTCATACATATCATCAATTTTATCAAATCGCCTATTATGATAAAAATCCGTGAACTTCATATTCTTGAAAGAGTCGTCTCTGTTATTTCTAATACAAGTATTTCTACTATAAAAATTATAAGGTGCATTCATATGAGTTTTATTACTAGATGCTGCATTTATTGCACCTAACTCATACAATAAAACAAAGCGTCTCTCAGAATCGTTTAGTTTGAAAAATTTATCAGTGTAGTATATATTGTAGTTGTATTCCTTTATATAAGGATATTCAATATACTCACTGAAGACTGGTTTAACGAGTATAATATCACCAGTACAATCTTTAAATGTGACATTAATTTTCTTATTACTGTGAATATTTATTGATACAGTAATGTCATCATGAATAACATCATTTTTGTAAATATTTGACAACACATCAATAGCATCTTTTAATGTAGGATTATTGATAGGTAGGTTAACTTCATTATTTTTTAAATCATCATCTTTTTCCAACATATAAATGCTATCTTTAACTTCTTTTGGTATAATTGTAGATATCTCTATACTATCAATCGGAAACCAACTCATAATATATGTTATTTTACATTGTCTGACTTTATCAAAAATATAATTAATATCGTCATTATTTCTGTTAAAAGTTGATAGTATAACAACATCGTTACCAACTTTAATTTTCATAAACTTCTCGTTATTAACTATATGCCTAATTAATAAATAATCAATTGAATTTTCTTTGACAAATTCAGCGTCATTAATAGAGAAATCATTAATAACAAATGGTCCCAATGGTTTATCCTTATATGTAGTTAAATATACATATCCGTCCCAATATAAAAATACTTTTATAGTATCATTTTTCTTCATAATTTTCATTCTCCTTTTTCTTTATAATTTTACATGGGTTTAAATACATCATTAGCGTAAGATGAAGCAACATCAACAAATACAATTACATTGATCAAAGCAATAACCTCTTTAGTTTCAATATCATTACATTTATTAAATATATTAAGTGTTGAATTACGCATACTATCTAGCTTTTTTCCACCTTTTTCAATTGAATACACTAGTTCATCAATAAACCCTAATGTGTGTGATAAAAATTCTCTATACGTTATTTTTCTTTCGAGTCTATCTGATGTAAATTCATTCAATATATAAGCAGGAGTCCAAAATCCCGGTCCATAATTAACTATTCTTGATATTACTTTTATAACTTCAACAATAGGGTCATCTTTACCATATAAATCTGTAAAATCTAACTGAAGTTTTGTTATTTTATACTTATAATTGGAATATTTTCCAGCATCGTCCAACTCTCTAAAAAACATACAGCATTCGTCCATATATTCATACACATCATCTTTTTTATCCATCATCATACTCTTACCGATTTCACCTTCATGGTCATAAACTTCAAAAAATATTTTCTTTATAAAATTTTCATCATTCTTCATAATAATTCCTCTACTTTCTTTAAAAATATTGATTCAAATTTCTTTTCTTCATCTTGTGATTTTATCATAAGTAATGTAACTTCATAAAGTATCATCATTAGCCTTATATCGCATGGTATGTCATCACTCATTTCATCAAATTTTCTCTTTGTTGATTCGTGTAATGACACAATGGTACCATTTCTAACTCTAGTTTGTATTAAACTTATAAAGTTAATTATAGTACTTATAAATTCAAAAGGTGTTATATATCTACCTAATGTGGTTGATTTATGGTTAGTTATAACAAGTATATCACTCCATGATGATTTTTCATCAGTCAACAACCTATAAATATACTCTATTAAATTAGGAAAGACATCATCCTCTCCAAACAAATCAATTAGAGATAGTTTTAATTGTAGTATATTAGTGATAAATTGATTAGATTGATTTGAAAAAATAGAGTCTCCTCTAATATACTTTGTCGCAGCTAGATATTTGTAAATATCATTCCGATGCTTCATCATATCAACTTTCATATCAGGAAGCTCTTCATCATAAATTTCAAAAAATCTTCTTCTTACATAATATAATATATCTCTCATTATTTCCCCTTTCTTAATAAGTATTTTTATTACAAATAAATATTATATAAAGTCAATAAAAATGAGAATAACTGTATAGTATTATGCAGTTATTCTCAAGTTAATCATTATTTTATAAATAATTTACCAATGGTATCAATGACCCCTAATTTAAGTTTGTTACTGTTATTCATTTTATTATATTTGGAATTAACAGTACTTTCTCTGTTTTTAAGTTCTCTTATAGCATCGTTATCAAGTTTAATTACATCCTTGATTTTTAAGAATTCTGATATATTTGCACCATGAATTACAGCATATAAGTCGGCATTTACTTCTGGATACATAATTTTATCCTTGTCAATCATTTTAGCACGATATTCATTAGTATCTGTAAACCTGTTAAGAATCATATCTTTTATAGTCATCTTCATGTTTTTATCAGTGCAATGATTTAATCTTATATGTCCTAATTCATGTAATAATGTGAATTTTTTCAAATCAAAATCAAGTCCAAAAAATAGAGGACTAAGCACTATCGCAGATGAATTAGTATTTCCTATTGTACCTGCTGATGCTATACTAAATTCATTCTTTTTGTCAAATGAAACGTATACTGAAACATTTGCACCTTTAACTCTATCAACGAAATATAGTAATTCATCAGTTTCATCATTTAGAGTTAATCTATTTTCAATGTCTTTTTTGTTTTTGTTGTATATTTTTTTACAATTCTCGTTAGTAAGTTTACTCTTTATAAACTTATCTATATACTCAGTAGTAAAATCTTTCTTATCTTTAAACTTATAAAGTTGGAAGATATTATTAATGTAGTTTGTAAAGTACGACTCTTCAACAACATCATCAGTTTTATTTTCTTTTTCTTTTATATACTGATAATAAGCATCTCTAGTATATTTAGAAAAATATTTGATAGATTTCTCTACTGGATGAAAATAACATCGTGTAATTAAGATATTAAGAAGGCATGGAGGACAATCATCGTATTCACATATATAAATATGCCTCATAGTATTTCTATCAGATGATTGACATACACTATAGCTTATATGTGAATCATAAATCTTTTCCTTATCAATTTCATCCCAGTTGATGTTGATAAATATTCCACCAAGAGAATCATTTGTAAATACTGGGACAGAAATATTATCTTTATACTTATAATCCATAAGTATATTATATTCACCATTCTCCTTTTTACTCAATACTAATAGTTCATATTGGTTGTCATTGATTTTGTTAAATGAAAAATTATCCATTTCTTATTATACCCCTTATCAAAAAAATTTAAGTGATTAAATAATTGTAGATAGGAGGATAAACCAAACCTCCTATCTACATATAATTTTTTTATTTATCTCTCCATATAATTATCCCCCTATTTAAATCATATGGAGAAACTGCTATCGTAACTCTATCACCTATAATTATTCTGATATTATTGCTTCGCATTCTTCCACTTAATTTGCATAATACCAAATGTTTTACATTATTTGATACGTTCACTTCAACATCAAATGTTCCACCCCTTGATACTTTAGTTACAATTCCTTGTAATTCCATCTTGTCTTCACTACTCATACTTTTAATACTTCCTTTCATTAATCTTCATTAATATTATATACATATCTTTCATATGCACTTCTAATCTCTTCTAATTCTCGTATTGTAGGCACATAATCAGATTCATTTTTAACTACATCATCTATTATATCAATTACATCAATAATTTTCTTTTTATATTTCTTACTAATTTTAAATGTAGACAAAAAAGTATTTAAAAAGTCTTTAACTTGTTCAGCTTCATCTTCAAGGTCATATTCTGATGAGAACCTTAAATATTTAACATAAGCATTTTGAATATATTTATTCTTGTACTTAATTAATATAAGATTCTCATTTATTTTACATCCTTTTTTCAACTTTACATAGTATAATTTATTATTGGAGTCTACACTTTTTATATATTTTTTAGCATGCCCTATATTATCTGTATATGCAACTATCTTACTATTTTCATCAATGACCCCATACCATTTTACATTACTGGACATATCTCCATCGCTTTCTGATATATACTAGTCAATAATGTTAAAGTTCCTTCACTTATATGGACTTTAACAGCTGGAATAGATAATATCGATAATATTAAACTTGCAACTAACCTTGCTATCAGTATAACAACTGGAACTAAGTCATTAAATATATTTTGAATCCTTGCTAAAATATTACTATCTTCAATATCTCGAAGTATATTTATACGACCTTCTCTTCTAAGCATATCATAAGTTATACCTTTTCTGATACTACTTCTTTTTCTAGCTTTCTTCAAAGCCTTTCTATCGTATGTTTTTAACATTGACTGGTACATAGAAATTTCTTCTATAATACCGTCATAACTTTTATTGATGCTCTTATCAATGTCTTTTAAAAACACCCCATTTGCCTTGTCTTTTTTCTTTTTCTTTCCCATCGTTAATTTATCCTTTCATTTATTTTTATAGCATTATGACAATAAAATATTATATAAATAAATATAAATATAACATTATATTTAATGGGGAGGGTAATATCTCTTAGTGTTATCGTACGGACATTTTAAGAATTATTTTCCAACCGGTGGAAGGTTAGCCCTCCCCTACCTTTATTAAAATAAATTAAAATACAAATCTATAAGTTTATACATAGTTTATAAACTTATAGATTTTTTTATTTCTTATTGAAAGGAGAATTTTTTTCATGAAAGCAGTTGAAAAAGTAATTAACATAGCTTTAGCAGAAGATGGCTATGTTGAAAAGTCTACAGCAGCTTATAAACAGAATCCTAAAATTCTTGATAATAAGATGGCTGGTGCAGGATATGATAACTGGACAAAGTATGGTAGAGATATGCATGCAATATATCCAGGTATAATGGACTTTCCTGCTTGGTGGTGTGATTGTTTTGTTGATTGGTGCTTTTATAAAGCATTTGGTGTAAGTAATGCTAAGAAATTACTTGCTGGTGATTTTAATGATTACACTGTAGCATCTGCACAACTTTATAAGAATAAAGGAGCTTGGTATAAGAGTCCTCAGGTTGGAGATCAAGTATTCTTTACTAATGTAAAGGGTGGTATATGTCATACAGGATTAGTGTATGCAGTAGATGCAAATAGATTCTATACAATTGAAGGTAATACTTCAGCAGCAGTAAGAGGCGTTGAATTTAATGGTGGTTGTGTGGCAAAAAAATCATATTCAAGATCATATGCAAGGGTTGCTGGTTTTGGTAGACCTAATTATGCTTATCTTGATTCATTAGAGCCTGCACCTGTACCAAAGGTTGCAGCTCCTGCACCAAAACCAAAAGCAAGTACTGCTAAAAAAGATGAAGTCAAATATTTCAAAAAATATGAAGGAAACGGTGTATCGATTGTAGAAGCTTTAAAGTCAATCGGATGTAATACTTCTTTAGCTTACAGAAAAGATATATCTGTCGCTAATGGTATAACAAGAACAAAAGATACATATATCGGTTCAGTTGACCAAAACACTGAAATGTTAGATTTACTTAAAAAAGGAAAACTTAAGCGTCCATAAAAAAATAAATGTATAATCTGTATAAATATAATTTTTATACAGATTATACATTATTTTGTTGTCACTAAGTAGTACCATTTATATATTTTTAAGGAGGTGTGCTTAAACTAATGTTTAGCAATGTATATCTAAGACCTACAACTGATAATTACAAATTGTACAATACTACTAAATGCCAGATGGATTTAATTCAAATAATATCTGATAAATTACCAGATATTCCAGTTGATTTTATAATATCTGCATTACCAGTAGTAAGTAGTGAACTTACCGATAAGCAATTTCATTTATATGATTTCTATTATGTTAGAAATAAGACTATATATGAAATTTATATTTTGTTCAATCATCGGTACCCAAACTACACAAGTAAAAAAATTGAGGAATTGAATAGTAAGTTTGTTAAACTTATTTCAAGACTATACTCAAAAATGTAAAAAAAAGAACAGACTGTAATATTTCATACAGTCTGTTCTTTTTTTAATCGAGTCTTTCGAGAAGAAGGAACTCATATCCTATCTCCTCTATTTCCTCTCTATTAAGTATTTTACCCTCTTCTGGTCTTTTAAGCAATTTAAATATTATTGCTTTTTGACCAGACTCCTGACTAGCCTGAATTCGATTGACAGGAATGTTTATTCCTATCAATTCAGTCATAATGTCTGCAGTTGTATTATGACCAACTGCAGACATTATATTTTCTTCAGTTAACATTTCTTTCACATCTTCTAAAGATATGCTGCTTAACTTAAAAGTTCCATTTGCAGTCAATACGGCTGCGTTTAATAATAATACTTTATTACTCATAATACCTCTTTCCCCAATTTTAACGTCTTTGAGTTGACATTTATATTTATTTTTACTATTTACACGAAAATAATATATATATATACAAAGTAAAAATACGGTAAGATATTTATATAAATATCTTACCGTATTTAATTTATTCTTCGTATAAAACGATTTCTTTTTTAACCAGTGTTTTTTTTACATCTATAACCCTTTGATTACTACTACCACAGAATTTTAAATTTAAGTTTTTTAAAGATTTATCAAATCTACCATCCACTATAACGTCAACATAATTAAGTATAGATTTACACTTTTTTTGTAACTTAGTGTCAGGGATTTCCTTGAAGTTATAAATCTCCTCAAAAGTATATCCTGTCCATAACCAAATAGTCTTGTCTTTATATTTTTCTTTAACCCTACTTACTAACTCAAGTAACATGGAAGGTTCATTATCATCTCTTAGTAAAACTGATAAAGGATCTCCACCAAGAATAGATAATCCTTTGATATAACTTCTTTCCATTAAGTCAATAAGATATTTGTTAGTTTCTATGGTCCATTTCTTACCACCGTCAAAATCCCAAATAGAGTAATTGTAACATCCTTTGCAATATAGGTCACATCCTTGTACATAAAACCCTACTCTTATTCCAGGTCCATCGGTGATATCCATATCTCTTATCTGTGCATAATTCATAATATTATTCCTCTACTGCATTATTGTCAATATGAAGTACTCTATCATTGATTTCTTGTGTTCTACCCTGATTCCAGAAATTAGATCCGATATATCCACAAGTTCTTCTTGCAACATTCATTTTACTCTGATCTCTGTTTTTACAGTTTGGGCATTCCCAAATAAGTTTACCAGTATCGGTATCATCAATAATTTTTATTTCACCATCATATCCACAAACCTGACAGTAATCAGATTTTGTATTCAATTCAGCATAAAGAATATTGTTGTAAATATGTGTCATAACCTGAAGTATAGCGTCAATATTCTTATGAAGGTCAGGTGTTTCAACATATGATATTGCACCACCTGGTGATAATATCTGGAATTTAGATTCTAATGATAATTTATCAAAAGCATTAATTTTTTCTCTTACACAAACATGATAGCTGTTTGTAATATAGTTATGGTCTGTTACATTCTCAATTATACCAAATCTTTTTCTTAAAGATTTAGCAAATTTATATGTTGTACTTTCAAGAGGAGTTCCGTAAAGAGAATATCCAATATTCTCAGCAGCTCTCCATTCTTTTGTCTTTTCATTCATCTTTTCCATAACTTTGACTGCAAATTCAAATCCTTCTTCTTCTGTATGACTCTTTCCTGTCATATAGTAAACGCATTCATATAAACCTGCATATCCAAGTGATAATGTTGAATATCCGTCATAAAGGAGTTTATCAATTTTTTCACCTTTCTTAAGTCTTGCAAGTCCACCATGCTGCCATATGATAGGAGCAATATCTGAAGGAGTTCCTAACAATCTTTCATGTCTTTTTCTTAATGCTCTATGACATAATTCAAGTCTATCTTCAAAAATCTTCCAGAATCTATCTAAATCCTTTTCTGATGATAAAGCAACATCAGGTAAGTTTATTGTTACAACTCCTTGGTTAAATCTACCATAGAATTTTCTTTTACCTGAATTATCATCTTTTAAAATATGTGGTTCTGAAGTAAGGAATGATCTACAACCCATGCATGTGTAAACATGACCATCTTTAAGTTCTTTCATTACTTTCGCAGAAATATAATCTGGAACCAGTCTTTTTGCTGTACATTCAGCAGCCATTCTAGTAACATCATAGTATTTACTATCTGGAGTAATATTATCTTCATCAAGAACATAGATGAGTTTAGGGAAAGCTGGTGTAATATAAACACCTTTTTCATTCTTAACTCCAAGAGTTCTTTGTCTTATGACTTCCTTGATGATTGTAACTAAATCTTCTCTAGTCTGACCATCTTCAACTTCATCGATGTACATGAAGATTGTTACAAAAGGAGTCTGACCGTTTGTTGTTAAAAGAGTTAATATCTGATATTGAATTAACTGAATTCCTGAAACTATTTCATCATTAAGCCTGTGATTAAGTTGAGTATTGAAAAGTTTTTTATATTCTTCGCTTAATTCGTCTTCAGAAGAAACATTAAAATCTTCTAACAGTTTACTTTTTATTTTCTGTCTTGATACATCAACAAATGGTGCTAAATGAGATAAAGTAATACTCTGACCACCATACTGAGAACTTGCAACTTGAGCAATAACTTGTGTAGCAATATTGCATGCTGTTATAAAGCTCTTTGGCTTTTCTATCATGGTGTCACTGATTACAGTTCCATTCTGCAACATATCTTCCAAGTTGATAAGACAGCAGTTATGAATGTGATTAGCAAAGTAATCTGTATCATGAAAATGAATTATACCTTCAGTATGTGCTTTCCAGATATCTGGAGGTAATAATTCTCTTTCTGTCAGGTGTTTAGATATTTCACCTGCCATATAATCTCTCTGAACTGATGCTATCATTGGGTTTTTATTTGAGTTTTCTTGCATCACTTCTTCGTTGTTGAAATCTATGAGAGTTTTTATTTGTTTAGATAGATTATCTGTATTTCTGTTTTCAGTATGTTTGAATCTATACTGTGAATATGCTCTACCTAACACAAATTTCTTTAAGTCGTAGATATGATCTTCAACCATATCCTGAATCTCCTCAACATTGAGGGTATGAATTGAGTTATAAATTAACTCTTTGATATTATTTGCAATTTCATTTATCTCTTCTTCGGATAACTGATTCTTTGGGCTAACTTCCTTGTTAGCTGCTGTAATGGCGTTGACTATCTTATTCTGGTCAAACTCTTCCTGACTGCCATTTCTCTTGATTATAAACATTCTTTTTCTTTCCTTTCCACAATTTTTATCCAGTTAAAATTTGGATTAAAAGAATGTAAGTTTTATTATAAAATTTCCTTAACCCTTGTAAATCCTTGGATTCGTGATTTTCAAAAAACATTTTGTTTTGAAAACATTTATATTATTTTTTTTGAATTATTTTTTGATAATGAATTGTGAAAAGCTAAATTGAATTCTATTTCAAAGTCATTTTTGAAATTTTAATTTTTTGTATATGTGAATTGAAATTTATTTTTTTGGAATTTTAGATAATAAAAAATTATTTTTTAGAATACACAAATTTAAAAATTTGTAATAGATACTATCTCTGTTAGATTCTGTCTATTAGTTATATTAGTAATTGATATTATTTAATTTTATTTATCAATTACTAATATTTTTTTATTTATATTTATAATAGTTATATAAAAATTTCAAAGTAGTAAATAAATTTACTACTTTTTATTTTTATAATTTTTTATCTAAGTATAGAGTTAGTTATATATTAGCTAACGTATTTTTTTTATGTGTTAGTTATCTGGTATTTGAACGTAATAGTGTTATTTTAGTAAAATAGTGTTAAGTTATCTGGTATTTATATTGTGTATGTCTAATATTTAAATTTTTTAATATATTTAT